GCCATTTTGATGATCCTGCGCAACCGAAATAACGGGCGTCATGCCCTAGTCGTCAAGTCGCATCGCAATGGTGATGTGAGCCTGATCGAAATGCGTGCCGGCCAGTTACGCATCACCAAGGTATCGCCAAAGGATTACACGCCGATACTGAACTACTCGATATCGCGTGCCGCAGAAATTTTCATCCTGCATCATGGCGGCGTGTCGGATGCGGCTATGCGGGAACTGATTAAACTCAAGGGGGCAGCCGTAAAGACGGCCAATGATTAACGAGTGGTGCGGCGTAGTGAGATACGCATTTGCATGCACCAGATTCCCCTTAAGCAAGGGATATACATGGTGGTGCATCTTAGACCGCCAGCAGGTTTGAATCCTGCCACCACTCACCTACAATTCAGGAGGCGTAATGACTTTAATCTTGGTATTGGTGTATTTGTGGGCTGGAGCAACAACTCTGTTTGCATTATGGCAATTTGAGGAAATTGGGCAAGCCGTAAATGGATTGCTGCCAAAAGAAAAGCATTTAAAAAGGTTTCTTTCGTCATGGGAAATAAAGATTCTCTTTTTCGTCGCATGGCCTATTGTTTTGTTGGGGTGGGTGTGGATTGAATATAGGGGGAGATTAAAATGAGAGGCTTTGAAGATTTTTTTTGGTGGCCTATGACATTGGTTATTGCCATCTTGGGGGTTTTTTTTCTTTATACGGTAATTGTATGGGGGCCGGTTAAACTTTATGCAGATGCCGAGTGCTTACGGTTGGGGTATCCAAAAGCTCAGGTGTCTATTGGGCTTGAACGGTATTGTACGACCCTTGATGGTTCGGTTACAGTAAAGGTGACTCATCAATGAGAGCCGCTTGCGCATTTCAGTTTGACGGGCAATCCTATAGGTGTAAGTGGGTATTGTCTTGGCCTGACTCCCTTACGTCATCAATTAAAGAAACTTGCCCTGAAATGCTGAGAGACGAAATTGTGCGCTGGCCAACCATCAAAGCGGTTTACATTCGCGCCGACTGGAAGAAGCTGCCACGTCCCGGCCAGTATTGCTCACGGCCTCACAGGTTGATGGGTTAAGGAGAATGAAATGTTGAAAAAACAAATACAAGATATAGAATCTTATGTTAGTGTAGGACAAAAAGAAAGTGAAGTACATTGGGATCTAGATCCATTCATGCATGATCATTTAAGAGAATTAGGTTTGATTGATGATGAACCGGAAAAAGAAGAAGATTATATTGCTTATAAAGATTACGTAAAATAGATATGGAAGAAAGATTAATAAGTTTTGAGACAGCTGTACTAGCATCAAATAAGGGATATCATCCTATATTATTAGGATATAATTTTAGAGATAAACTTCCAACTCAATCTTTACTACAAAAATGGTTAAGAGAAATTCATAAAATTGATATTAACATTGAGTGTTTCCAAGATGATGAAGGGAATATAGAATATGATTATGTCGTTTATTTTATTAACGCTCCTAAAGTAGATTGGGAAGATGGTCCTTGGTTAATATATGAAGATTGTTTAGAAGTAGCGTTAAACAGAGGTTTAAATTATATAATAAAATGATAAAATGTATTAAAATGGCCTTATTATTAGTTTGGCAACAATTAATAAATACTTTTGGTCGAGATTACTATCATTCAAATCATACATAGATGAATTTCGATATACAAAAAGAAAATAAATATATACAAGTCAGCGACACAGATAGTATAATATTGAGTTTTGTGCCGATTTTAAAAAAACAATTTCCTGATTTAGATTTAAATAATAAGGAAGAAGTATTACCTAAAACTAAGATATTACAAAAAGAAATAGGACAAATATTGAATGATTATCAAAGCGTTATAGCTAAAGATATACTTAATTGTGATATGCATTATTTCGATTTAAAACCAGAGTTTATCTTCCAAAGTGCATATTTCTCTGGAAAAAGACGTTATGCTCAATTTATGGTTGATAAAGAAGGTATACCATTTGAAAAAATGGTTGTGATGGGTCTTGATATTATGAAATCAAATTTCCCCTCATATTTTAAAGGATTTGGGGAAGAAATGATTAAAAAAGTATTATTTAGTACTAATAAAGCGGAAGTAGATAAATTTATTATTGAATTTAGGGATTCTATAAATTATGTCCCTTGGTTAAAATTATGTAAACCTACAGGAATTAAAAAAATTGGTGAATATATTGAGTGTCCTCCTCCTGCCGGTAAAATATTTTCTACTTTACGTAAAAAGGCACCACCAAACACTAAGGGGGCTATTAGATATAATGATTTATTGAAATTTAATAAATTAGAAAAAAAACACTCTCAAATTCAACTTGGAGATAAAATATATTTAGCGTATCTTAAAATAAACCCATATCAAATAGATATGATTGCATTAAAAGGATATGATGATCCTCCTTTTATAACAGAATTAGTGGATGAATATATTGATAAAAACAAATTATTCGAAAGTGTTTTACAAAATAAAATAGACAAAATTTATCAAGATTTAAAATATGGTTCAGTAGTATACAACTCATTTATATCAGATTATTTTAGTTTTGATTAAAGATTTGGATTATAAAATTTAAATTCGTATATTTACTCAAATAAAAATATAAGTTATGAAATTATTTAAAAATGTTGATATTTTTGATCCTAAAACACCATTAGATAGATTATTAGGAATACTATTAATTCCTTTTACGATTGTTGTAGCGTTCGTAGGTTTTATGTTTTTGGCATTCTATTTTATATTTGGTGGATTTATATTAGATGGAATTTATTATATTGCGACAGGAGATACTATAGTTTGGAAACATTTATATGATTTGCAGTGAAAGTAAATAATCCACTTAAAGAATTATCTAGAAAAAATATAGAATTATTTCTTAAAAACATTGGAGCAAGAGATAGGAGTATATGGGATGATTTAGAAGAACATAACAAAAAAATATAACGACAATTTAATGATAGTATATGATTCCAAAACATTTGAACCTATATTAAAATAATATGAAGAAAAACCAACTAATTAAAATAATTGAAAAGCAATATCTTGGAGGATTAACTGAGAAAGTGAGATGGAAAATCAGTGATAAAAGACTTAAAGTGAATTTTAGTACAGAATTAAAAGATTGTATTGGGGAACTAACATCAGAAATTGATCTAGAAGATATAGAATTGGGGGTGTATGATTTAACGCAATTATATAAATTAGTTAGTATTACAAATGACCCTATTCAACTTGAAGTTATTAAAAATCAAGATAAAGCGATGAAGCTTGAAATAAAAGATAACCAATTTGATTTATCTTATAATTTAGGGGATTTAGGATTAATAAGTGAGGGGAAATTATCTAATCAAATGCCTGAACCATCAATAGTTCTGACTATAGATCAAGAATTTATAACTAGATTTATTAAGGGTCACAACGCTTTACTTAAGGTGGAAACTTTTAATATCAAATCTGATAAAGATAAATTGGGTATAAACAGTCTTAGGTTTACCATAGGTTTGAATGAACGTTATGCTAATAAGATCACTTTCACTCAACCCACAAAAATACACAATGAACTACCAAAATTTACTTACTCTGTTAGTAATATTAGAGAAATAATATCTAACAATAAAGACGCAGAAATAGAGATGTCAATATATCCTATGGGAATAGTTAAAATTCATACTATAGAAGATTCAATTGATGTAATATATTACATAGTTCCGTTGAAGAACTGACGATATTTCCTTTCTTCTTATATATTAATAGATTTATTAAGAAAAATAAGTTGGATTATTAAAAATTTTATCGTATATTCATAGTATAGAAATTTAAATAAATAAGTTGTGGAAAAATCTCAAGAAGAAAAAATAGCATTTTGGAAAGAACGAAATAATAAGCCTGTCGATAATTACAAACGTAGATTATTTGGTGCAACTTCTTATAAACCAATGACAGTAGGTTCATTAAGAAAAATAGGATAATTATGGAAGAACATGAAATATTATACCCCGATACTGATTATACTGATTTAACATTAAGATGGCGCAGAAAAACTTTGGATATTTTTAGTAGAGATAAAGATGGTGAAATAGAAATGTGTTTATCTGAATATGATGAGTATTCAACATTTTATTTAGATCAAGCAGGAATAAAATTATTAATAGAACATTTACAAAAACAATTAATATAAATAAAGATTATGGAAACAGCAGTAGTAACAAAATTTGGGAAAGGCAGACCTCGTAAAGTAGAAGGTGATGAAGGATTATCTATTAAAGATCCTTTATTAGGAAATTATTATATTAAAATCACCGAACATCAATATGAAGTTCTACAACCATCTCCAATAGCAAAAGACAAAACTATAGGGTATTATGGCACTTTAGGTGGAGCTTTATTCAAAATTGCAAAACTACAAATTAATACTCAACCTGGGAGAAAAAGTGTATATCTTTTAAGAGAATATATAGATGAATATAAAGAAGTAATAAATAAATTAAATAATCAATTTTTATAATGAGTAAAAAACTAGTACCAAATCACGGTCAGGCTATTCTAAAACCCATTGAAGAGGGGGAACAAAGTTACGGGAATATAATCATTCCAGACTTAGGAAATTCAAAATCTATGCAAGCAATAGTTGTAGATATAGCTCCTATATATAATTTCAATATGGGAACATTTGCTCCCATGAAATTTAAAATTGGGGATGTAGTTTTATTTCCTAGTATGGGAAGTCAAAAAGTAACATTAGATCGAGAAGATTTTTATGTGTGTTCAATAACTGACATACCAGCATCAATAGAAACAATAGAAGAATAAATATGACTAAAACAGTAAGTGGGCAAGAATTAAAAGATGGTCTATATAGAGGTGTTAAACAATTAAATGAAGCCGTAGCTGATACTTTAGGCCCCTTTGGTAGAACCGTTCTTATTAAAGATCAATATGGTAAAATAAAAACAACAAAAGATGGGGTTTCTGTTGCTAAATCTTTTCTTGAATTAGAAGATGAAGTAGAAGACCAAGGTTGTCAAATGGTTAAAAAAGTATCCATGAAGTCTGCTGCTGAAGCAGGAGATGGAACAACAACGGCTACTTTGTTGGCAACAACCATGATAGAATTGGGGTTTAAAGAGATAGGTCCCGCAAACAATGCAATTCAAGTTAAAAAAGGAATTGATGATGGTGTTAAACAAGTTATTGATGCTTTAAAAAATATCAAAGTTGATATAACTGAAGATTCTCAAATTAAAGAAGTAGCAACTATTTCTGGGAATAATGATCCTGAAATCGGAGAACTAATTGCAACAGCAATAGATAAAGTTGGTAGAGAAGGTGTAGTATCCATTGAAAAATCCAAATCCGGAGAGACTTCATTGGAAGTTGTGGAAGGAATGCAATTTGACAGAGGATATAAATCTCCATACTTTGTTACAGACAATAATAACATGACGGCTTTATTAGAAAAACCATTAATATTAATATATAATGGAAGAATGACATCATCACAAGATGTTGTTGGGGTTATGAATAAAGCGAGTTTAGAACAACGCCCACTTCTTATTATTGCTGAAGATATAGAGGGTGAGGCATTATCAACAATGCTTTTAAATAAAATGAGGGGGATTGTGAATTCTGTAGCAGTTAAAGCCCTTGATTTTGGTGATAGAAGAACAGCAATTTTAGAAGATATCGCTATTGTGGTTGGAGGTGTAGTTATTTCTCCTGAAAAAGGAATAAAATTAGATAAAATTAGTAATTTAGATTATGATAAATATCTTGGTACTGCTCGTACAGTAAATATTTCTAAAGAACAAACTACTATTGTAGATGGTGATTGTACTGAGGAAGCTATTGAAAAACGTGCTGAAGAAATCAAAACCCAAATTGATAATGCTGCTTCGATGTTCGAAAAAGAGAAACTACAAGAACGTTTAGGAAGAATGGTAGGAGGAGTTGCTGTTATTTCTGTTGGGGGTAATAGTGAATTAGAAATCGAGGAAAAGAAAGATAGAGTGGAAGATGCATTATTCGCTACAAAATCGGCACTTGAAGAAGGTATTTTACCTGGTGGTGGTGTTGCATTAATGTATGCTAGTCACGAAATTAAATTTAGTGATAACATCGATATTGCCTTAGGACAGAAAATTGTATTACATGCATGTCATGCTCCATTTGAACGAATTTTATTAAATGCTGGATACAAAACGGATAAAATTGAAGAATTAGCATCACAATTAATACCAGGTAAAGTGTTAAAAAATTGGAATGGTTATGATTTAAAAACAGAAACTATTGTTGATATGAAAAAAATGGGAATTTTAGACCCATTAAAGGTATCAAGATGTGCATTATTAAATGCTAGCTCAGTTGCAGGAACAATATTGACTACTAATAACTTAGTATACGAGAAACGAGAAGATAGAATTAAACAAGAGTAATAAATAAGGGCCTCGTAAGAGGCCTTGTTTTTCAAAATATTATTCGTATATTAACTCAAATATAAATTATGAGATTATTAGAATTATTATTTATGTTAATTGGATTTAACGTATGTTATAATGGTGAAGTATTTACTACAACACTATTTGCTCAATGGATTTGTGACTTAGGAGTAGAAGATGGCGTTTTTACTAAAATTGGTAAAAATTATTATAAACATATAAGATGAAAGAAGAAAATACATTATGGTGGTCTAAATACTGTCCAACAACTCTTGAAGGATATATAGGCAATCCCATATTTAGGAAAGATTTAGAAGGATGGATCAAAGAAGGAACTATCCCAAACATAATACTTAGTGGTAGAGCAGGTTGTGGAAAGACTACCGCGGCTAAATTAATAACATTGAATATAGATTGTGATTCGTTATATATTAATGCTTCTGATGAAAATGGAATTGATACTATTCGTGAAAAAGTAAAATCATTCGCTTCTTCTGCATCATTTAAACCATTAAAAATAATAGTATTAGATGAAGCTGATTTTTTAACAGCAAATGCTCAATCCGCCTTACGTAATATCATTGAAACCTTTTCATTAACTACTCGTTTTATATTTACTTGTAATTATTTTGAAAGAATGCTAGAACCTATCCAATCTCGATTAGAAAGATATGAATTGCATCCTCCTACAAAAACAGAATTAGCTAAAAAATGTGTGGATATTTTGGATGTTGAAAAAGTTAAGTTTAATTTAAAAGATGTAGCGGATTTAATAAACATAACATATCCAGACAACAGACAAACATTAATTAAATTACAATCTTTTTCTAAATCTGGAGAACTAGTAATTACTGATTCATCTTCTAATATAGGTAAAATAAGTGATGAATTAATAACACTTCTAAAAAATAAACAAATTAATAAAATTAGAAAATTAATTATTGATTTACAATTAAGAGACTTTACAGAGTTATATATATTACTATCAGACCGTTTAGAAGAATATACAAGTAGTATAATAATGCCTTGGTATATAGCGGAATCTATATTCCAAAGTAGTACATCTCCCGATAAACAAATTTGTTTCCTTGGTTTAATATCACGAATAATTTCGGAAAAATAATATGAAAGTAATTACACCCCCTCAAACCAAACTAGAACAATTAATAAATAAAAATTTTTATATTGGAGATAGTAAAATACCTAATGATGATGATAAAGCATATTATTCAAGAATGGATGGTTCCTTTTTTACTCGGATTGGAAATGAGAAAGATAAAGAATGGTTATTAAAAAAAGGAATTACAGAACAATTGCAAAGTTGTGGAGGTAAAAGACCTGAAAGTGAAAATCCTGGTACTGTTTCTTTAGGTTTTAATCCGGAAGAACAAAAATGGTATGGATGGAGCCATAGAGCTGTATTTGGATTTGGAATTGGGAGTAAATGTAAACAAGGAGATAGTGGATTTAGACCTTCCAATAAAGAAGAATTTATTAAACGAGAGTTATCATTTTGGGGTGATGATACATATGCTGAAGAAGATACCCTAAAGATTTTAGAAAGGGGTGATGGAGTTACAATAACTTACATTTATAATCAAGAGGTACCTAATAAAGCATTGAGGGGTAATAAATATGAACATTTCTCCTCATTTCCTGAAAAATGGGGTAAAGGGGAATGGGAAGCTAAGACCTTAGAAGACGCTAAACAAATGGCAATAGATTTTGCTAAATCAGTAAGTTAATAAACTAAATTATGAAATATAAAATAAAAATGGAAATTGGTGATCCATCAAAAGATGGCCACAATCAAAGTGAAACAGTCTATTTTTATAGTAATAAAACTACTAAAGAAATAACAGAAGCTTATTATAAATCTTGTGAATTAACTGGATTAGTTTGGAAGTCAAATCAAAATCCAAAAGTGGATGGAGTGGAAATAAGTTGGCAGCATCCTGAATATAATGATAGATTATTATTTGTTGAATATGAACAATATCAATTATCCGAATTAGCTAAAGGAATTTTAGAAAAACAGGGGATTAATCCTGGAGGAGAATGGGATAGTGATAGTGTTATAGATTTATTTCATGATTTTATAAGATTGTCGTTACCTGATTTAGAAATAGAATTCATACAAGAAGATGCTGAGTTATTAGGCATCACTATAGGATATGGATTATTTGAATAATAAATAAAAATAAAATGGAACAAACACCAAATTTAGACCTTAGTAAAACAACACCAATATTAACTCCCTCCGGATCTAAAATATGGGTACAAGGTTTTGTATTAAGAAAAGCAAGTAGATTTTTAACAGGTGAAAGAGAAGACGCTGTAATACCATTACAAGTATTTTATTGTCCAAAAACAATGGAAATCAACATGGAAGGAATACCGGAACATATGAAGTTTTTATTTGAAGGAGAAGAATAGTGGGACCTACAGAATGGATAAAAGAAATGACAACCAAAAAAACACCTTGGTCGTCAATTTCTATGACAGAACAAAAAACATATAACCCCTTTATAATGAATTTATGGTTATCTATGAACCCAGACTGGCTAGAGATAGTGAATGAGGTTCAATCACAACAAGTTCCAAATAGAGACCATTATAATTTTTATAAAGGAATATTACCAAAAAAACAACCGTTCTTCAGGTGGATAAAAGCGAGTAAGAAGGAATATTCCAAAGACGTCATAGATAAACTTGCTATATATTATTCGTGTAGTTCTCGCGAGATAATTGATAGTTTATGTATATTAACGGAACAAAATATTTCTGATATATTGATGAAAATGGGAATAAGCGATAAAGAAATTAAAAAAATGCTAAAATGAGTGATTCAAGAGCCAAATATGAAGAACTAGAAAATTTGATTTTTACTAGAACTACCACCCAAGACAAGTTGGGAAATTTTGAAAAAAATGAAGAAACTTTATTTAGGGACATAATTGATGAAGTAAAAGAATGGAGTGAAGAATGGTTAATGAGTCAAGAACGAGGTACTAAATCTCCGATAGATGCGGATGTATTGTCAAAAGAATTATCCAAAAGATATAGAATTAATTTAAAATAAGGAGATACGAAAAAGGGTTAATAGTAGTGCCAACAAACCAATAACCCCGAAACACACGTAAGACCGTTGTTAGGTTGGCTTAAATCTCCAAATAAATTATGGCTAAAATAAAGAAAAAAATACCCGAACTAATTAAATTAGTTCAAGCATATAAACCACCTCCCATAGATTGGTCTTGTCAAAATATAATAAGTCACAGCCAAATGACTATATTTAATGGATGTAATTATAGATGGGGACTTAGGTATCGCGACAAAATTAAGTTACCTGATCCTTCCATTCATCTTATATTTGGAATTGCGATTCATGAATCTATTCAATCTTATGTAACAACATATTACGAACAAAGTAAAGTAGCAGCAGATAGACTAGATTTAGTAATGACTTTTAGACAAAAACTAAAATCATTATATGTAGAACAATATATATTAAATAATAAAGAACATTTCTCTACTCCTGAAGAACTAGATGAATTTTGTATGGACGGAATTGATATATTAAGATATTTCAAATCCAAAGTAGCTAAATATTTCTCGAAAAAAGGATGGTGTTTAGTAGGTTGTGAAGTACCTATATCTCATTCAATATTACCTAATGTATTTTATAATGGGTTTTTAGATATAGTAATGTATCATGAACCTACGAATACTGTGGAAATAATTGATTTAAAGACATCAACCAAATCATGGTATGATACTGCTAAAAAAGATGAAGGAAAATTATCACAGTTATTATTATATAAGAAGTTATTTGCGAACCAGTTTGATTTTCCAATTAAAAATATTGAAGTAAAATTCATAATTCTTAAACGCAAAATTAAAGAAGATGGGGATTTCCCTGAAAAAAGAATACAAGAATTTGTGCCTGCATCCGGTAATGGTAAAATAGATAAAGCATATAAAATGTTAGAATTATTTGCCCATTCCACATTTGATAAACATGGTAATATAATTAAAGATAAATTTAAGAAAACGATTAATCCCAAATCATGTCATTTTTGTCCATACAAAGAACGTGAAGATCTCTGCTCTAAAGCAACTCCATTTAAAAAACAACCGAATCCATTCGAAATATTTTAATATTATATATTTATATACATCCTAACTAAGGGAAATGTAAATATAATATCATGGGAAAACAAACACTAACTTCGGTTAAAGTAAATGCAGAAACTTTTGACGCATTTAAACATCTAACAATTCAATATAAATTTAGTATGCAAAAACTTGTAGATCGAGCAATGTTTTTATATATTAATAATGAAGAGTTTAGAAAACAAGTTCATAATACAACAGATTTAGAATTTAAAGAAAAGGTATAATATATTTGGTTATTTAAATAACTTTTAGTATATTATATTATAATAAAATAATTAATATGAAAGAAGGTTATTTGCCAAAAGATCAAAGAAAAAAAATACTATTCATAGCTGATGATATGTTTTTGTTTAGTGGTGTAGCCACCATGGCTAGAGCTATTGTAGAAGGAACAAGCCACTATTTTAATTGGGTACAGATTGGTGCGGGGATAAATCATCCTCATAGTGGACAAAGAATAGATGTATCCGAACAAATAAACAAATCTTCGGGAAATGAAGATTCTTCTGTTATTTTATATCCATATAATGGATATGGTGATAGTAATATGTTGAGACACATATTAAGGGCTGAAAAGCCTGATGTTTTGATGATATTCACAGATCCAAGATACTTTACTTGGTTATTCGCTATTGAAAATGAGGTGAGAAAACAATGTCCTATAGTTTATTATACTATTTGGGACGAACTACCCGCTCCTATTTATAATAAATCTTATTATGAGAGTTGTGATGGTTTATTAGCTATATCAAAACAAACAGAAAATATTACTAAATTAGTATTAGGAGAATTAGCTCATGATAAAGTTATTAAATATGTTCCCCACGGAATTAATGAAGAAGATTTTTATTTAATAGAAGACACAAAAATATTATCTGATGCTAAAAAGAATTATTTTGGAGGAAAAGAACCAAAATTCGTAGCATTTTTTAATTCAAGAAATATAAGAAGAAAAAGTGTTACTGATTTGTTTACTTCGTGGAAATTATTTCTAGAAACATTAACTCCAGAACAACAGTCCGATATAGCTTTACTACTACACACAGATGCTATAGATCAAAACGGAACAGATTTATATGCTGTGAGAGAACTATTGTTTGGTAAAATAAATAACGTTTATTTCACAGAAAAAAAATTAGATACTGCGGGTATGAACGTGCTATACAATATATCAGATGTCACTGTATTGCCTTCCTCAAACGAGGGGTGGGGACTAAGTTTAACTGAATCACTAATGGCCGGTACTATGATTATTGCTAATACTACTGGAGGGATGCAAGATCAAATGAGATTTGAAGATAAAGAAGGTAATTGGATTAAGTTTGATAAAGATTTCCCATCAAATCATTTTGGAACATATAAAAAATGTGGTGAGTGGGCATTACCTATATTCCCAAACAATTTATCATTAGCAGGTTCAGTACAAACACCATACATTTGGGATTCAAGATTAGATTTTAGAGAATTAGCTAAAGCTATTGAAAAAGTATACTCTATCGATTCGGATCAAAGGAAATACAATGGATTAGCAGGAAGAAAATGGGTGATGGGAGATGAATCGGGTATGTCTGCAAAAAATATGTGTAAAAATATAATTAAAGGAATTGATGAAACACTACAAAAATGGACACCAAGAAAGTCATTCGAATTCATAAAAACAGAACCCATCAAAGAAAAAACATTATTACATCCACTAGTATATTAAAATGAATAAACCTAAAGCACTATTTTACGCACCAATTGATTGTTACAGTGGATATTCCGCTTGTAGTAGAGAACGAATTAAAGCCCTTATTGAAATTTACGGAGATAAATGGGATATCCAAATCATATCATGTGGTTGGGGAACAACTCCAAATGGATTTATAGATAAACATGAAGAGTGGAAATTTTTAAATCCCTATATATTAAAAGAAAACTTAACATATAAACCAGATTTAATGTTTTGGTTTACTATACCTTCAGAAGCTAAACCTATAGGAAATTGGAATTGTCTATGGACCGCGGGGATTGAAACTGATGTTTGTGCTCCTCAATGGATTGATGCTATAAATGAATTAGATTTAGTAATTGTTTCTTCTAAACATGCTAAAGATGTTTTTTTGACTTCACAGTTTGATAAACAGGATAAAAATACAAAACAAATTGTTGGAAGAATTAAATGTGAAAAACCTATAGAAGTTATTCATGAGGGGTTCATCCCAGAAATATATAAATTTTTACCAACTATTGAAGATTCTAGTGAAATAAAAAAAACATTAGATAAAATAGATGAATCATTTAATTTTTTATATGTTGGACATTGGCTTCAAGGAAAAATAGGAGAAGATAGAAAAAATGTTGGGGCATTAATTAAGGTGTTTTTTGAAACATTTAAGAATAAAAAAACAAAACCGTCCCTTATATTAAAAACAATGGCGGGTTCTTGTTCTATACAAGATAGAGACGAAATATTAAAACGAATCGATTCTATAAGACAAACAGTCAAATCATCTGATTTACCTAATGTATATCTAATTCATGGTGATATTACAGACCAAGAGATGAATGAATTATATAACCATCCTAAAGTTAAAGCTATGATTAGTTTAACCAAAGGAGAAGGATATGGTAAACCATTAATTGAATTTACTCAATCTAAAAAACCATTAATAGTATCAGGATGGAGCGGACATTTAGATTTTTGTAAAGCGGATTGCACTACATTAATTCCAGGAACATTAACTCCTATCCATGAAAGCGCTCAAATAAAAGACATGCTGATTGAGGGTTCAAGATGGTTTAGTCCTGATTTAGGTCATGCTGGTGCAGTAATGAAAGATTATTTTGAAAATTATAAAAAATATCAAGAAAATGGACCACGATTGGGTTATTACTGTAAACAAAATTTTGATTATAATTCTATGGTAATCAAAATTAAAGAAGTAATTGACAGAGAAATCAAACTCCCATACTCACTAAAATTACCAGAACTTAAAATAGTAAAATAAATATGATAAAAAATGATTACATAGGGAAGTGTCCCTTAAGTAGAATAGAAGAAAGTTGTTATATAACTTACATAAATGAAAAACTAAAATCCTATAAAAGTTTAGTAACAGGATTCGAATCAAATGATTTAATGATTGACGGTGAATTTGACTTCAAAACATATGAAGAAACATTACCTGAACTTTATATTGATATTAAACAAAAAGATAGAGATGGAAGGATTTGGTATCCCCAGAGTGTAAATGTTGTTGATAAAGGGATTGTATTTGTTTTAGGTACTAATAGTGAAGATTGGGGATTTTGTGGGATAAAAGCAGTTGAAGTACCAGAGAATGAAAAAGAACGATTTAAAGATCCTCAAACGGGGAACTACATTAAATATAAAAATGACCAATCAACTCTAAAACAATTCACTAAATTTGAATTTATAGAAGCTCTTTCATATGTTGGAATTTTAGAATAAATTTAAATAAGGAATAAATTCTTATTAAATTAAGTCGTATATTTACTCAAATAATAATCAAAAATAAATTTTATGTTTAGATGTAATGCGTTATTTAGATGTGATGGTTATAAAGTAGGGCACAAGCGAATGTTAGCCGAAGGTACTACAAGGTTATATGGAACTTGGATACCACGTTCAACAAAACACGCCCCAAAAGGTATTACCAAAATTGTTTCATTTGGTCAACAAATGACATGGAAATGGATTCATGATGAATTTGAAGAAAATTTCTTCAAACTTAGTAAAGAAGAAGCAGTCGATAGTGTTGCTCGTGATTTATCTTTATATTTAGGTCTTGAATATGATGGTAAACATTTTGGAGAATTATATGATTTAGGTTATTTACCTATGAAAGTTAAATCATTACCGGAAGGTATTGAAACTGAAACAAATGTCCCTCATATGACTTTTATAAATACTGTACCAGGATTTGCTTGGTTAACCTTGTATTTAGAAACTATAGTTTCTTCCTTAGCTTGGAAACCATCAACTTCTGCAACACTAGCATTACAATATAGAAGAGTTACAACAGAGTGGGTAAATAAAACAGATAAAGAAAGATCATTTTTAATTCCTTATTTATGTCACGATTTTAGTGCAAGGGGGTTAGACCCTTGGACAATGATATCAAGTGGACTAGGACACGCATCTTCTTTTAGAGGATCCGACACACTTCCTGTAATTCCTGCAGCTCGTTATTTCTATAACGAACCACAAAACGAAGTATGCATTGAGTCTGTGAATGCATCAGAACATTCAGTTTCAACTACAAAAATATTTACTTGTGGTGAAAAACAAATGATTATTGATTGGTTAAAAGAATTCCCAATTGGAATATTATCAATAGTTGCTGATACATTCGATTTATGGAAATTAATCTTGGAATACCTTACAGACCCAGAAGTTAAAGCATTAATTATGGCTCGTGATGGTAAACTTGTAATTAGACCTGACTCTGGAGATCCGGTTGATATTATTTGTGGTACCCCGTCAACTTATGTTGGTTATAAATCATTAGGATATGAATTTTTACCAGAAGCTAAAGGGGTAATTGAATTACTTTGGGATATTTTTGGTGGAACTATTAACGACCAAGGTTATAAAGTATTAGATTCTCATATTGGAGCCATTTACGGTGATAGTATTAATCTTGAACGCCAACTTCAAATTTATCAAAGATTAGCAGATAAAGGATTTGCTGCAACTAATATTGTATTAGGAGTAGGTTCATTCACATATCAATTCAATACTAGAGATACGTTTGGTTTTGCCGCAAAAGGTGCTTGGTTTGAAGTAGGCGAATTACTTGCTGATGAAGGAATTAAAGGTAAAACTTACAATAATATTAAAGGATATGACATTTATAAAGATCCTATTACAGATGATGGTACTAAAAAATCATTAAAAGGAAGAATTGCTGTATTTGATTATGGTGAAGAAGGACTATTGGTAAAACAACAATGCAATGAAAATGAAGAATGTGGTGGTATCCTTCAATTAATATACGAAAATGGTGTATTTTATAATCAAACTTCATTAACCGAAATTAGAGAAAAATTAAATGGATAAATACTTAGATCCCGAAGTTTCATATAAAAGGTTATATGATGAATATAAGAAATACGGCAGCTTAATTGTTGCCGTTGATTTTGACGACACATTATATGATTTCCATAAAGTTGGAAATTCATACGAACAAATGCACCAATTAGTACGAGATCTTCATAAAGCTAATTGTTATATAGTTATTTGGACAGGAAATCAAGATGAAGACTTAATAATTAGTTATTTGGACGATAATGATATTCCCTTTGATTCAATCAATAATGAAGCTCCTGTAAGTTTAAAAATGTTAGGACAAAACATTCCTAGAAAAGTATACGCTAATGTTTATCTTGATGATAGAGCTGGATTAGTACAAGTTTATAATGATTTAAAAAGACTGTTAGATGAAATTAAATAAATATCCGGACGGAACTAGTTATGTGAATAACACACAATTAGGGGAACAAGTCTTTAGAATTAATAGCTACGAAGATTTATGGCATTTAAATCAATTTGTTGATGCATTTCACAGTCAATACCAAATGAGACCTTGTATTATTATTCCAAATTTAATTGATGCTCAGGCTGATAGAAGGTTTAATAAAGGAGAATCATCAGGTTTAAAACTAATATGTAAATTCTTAAATGGATTGGAGACCAACTTCAAAATATTTCATCCCCATAATGGAGAAGTCGTTGAAGCATTGATGGATAGTGTAGAAATTATTGATAATAGTAAATTTATTAAAGAGGTTTTAAGTACTCTATATACTGCAGATAATTTAGAAAATTATAATTCTATGATTTTGATGTCTACGGATGCTGGAGGATTTAAGCCTTTGATGAAACTTACAGATAAATTAGATTGGTTAGGTGAAACATATTCTGCTTCTAAATCAAGACAATATGAAGAAGGGAAATCCAAATTAATCCAAATAGTAGATAGGAAAGATTTTGATGGTAAAGATATATTATTAGTCGATGATATTTGTGTGTATGGAGGAACGTTCGTAGGTTTAGCTAAAATGTTAAAAGAACGCAATTGTGGTAAATTATATTTAGCTGTTTCTCATTTAACTGTTGAAAAACCAAACCCTGAATTGTTCTCCCTATTCGATAAAGTATTCACTACAAACAGTAAATATGATGAATACTTCCCAATACCTCATAAAGATGGTGGTGGGGGCGATAAAGCTGAAAATTTAGAAGTTATAAAATTATTTTAAATGAATTATACTAAACAAGAATTAGAAGAAGCTATATTAGAAATGGGTAATTATGTGGGACGAAGAAAAGCGTATGAAATGTTATTAAAAACATATATATCTCTTCCTGAATTTTTACGAATTGTTGTTTTAGATATGTTCAATAAAAAATTTGATTATAGAAGCTGTGAGATGGGATTATATCGTGCCTATAGTATTATATTCGAATATAGTAAAGAATTATCACAAGAAGGTTTTGTTGAATTTAAAAAACAAATATGAAAAAAATTATATTAACATTATTATTTGGTATATTAATATCGTGTTCTAAGGGAAATTTAGTACAACCCATAGAGAAATATAGAAATAAAGGAATTATAGTATTAGAAACACCAGACGCTGCATCGGGTACTGAATATTTATTAGTTAAAGATAAAGATAGTGTATTTGAAATTATGATACCTTTTTTTGATGCGAAAGACTTAAAACCAGGAGATACATTATGAATATATCTTATATAATCACAGTTGCAGACGAGGAGAAAGAATTTCGAAAATTATATGAAACTTTACGAATTAATAAACGTGAAGAAGATAATATAATCGTATTAGTTGACTTAAATAAATGTCTCGTAACATCCGAACTGTTAGGTTTTATCCATAAATTATCTTCAAATAATTATATTACTTTAATAGAAGACAGATTTCGAGGTAATTTTGCGGATTGGAAAAATTTAGTGTTAGGTAGAACGTGTTTAAAAGAATGGTTGATATTTTTAGATGCTGATGAATTATTGCCACCACAACTAATTGATGATTTACCATTAATTCTTGAACTAAATCCTGATGCTGATGTAATAGGTTTTCCAAGAGCTAATTTTGTGAAAGGAATAACACCAGAACATATTAAAGCTTGGGGATGGAGACAAGATATTAAAGGAAGAATAAATTATCCGGACGTACAATACCGTGTTATGAAAAATAAACCAACAATAAGGTGGGAAGGTCACGTACACGAAACGCTAGTAGGATATAATATAAGAACAGAATTTCCTATCGGTGGTGGTTTTGATTTACTTCATATTAAAGATATTAAAAAACAAGAACAACAAAATAATTACTATAATACATTATGATAAAAATTGAAAAAAATAAAACATATTTAGTAACTGGAGGTTCTGGTTTTTTAGGAGACCCATTAGTAAAATATATTTTAGATAGAGAAGGTTTAGTCCGTGTAATATCTAGAGATGAAGGTAAATTGGTTGATTTAAAACAAAAATATCCAACAATAGATATCCACCCAGGAGACATTTCAGATCCATTTGAAGTGAAACAAGCTATGAGCGGTGTTGATGGTATTTTTCATTTGGCAGCATCTAAACATGTTGGGTTAGCCGAAAAATTCGTTCGAGAAAATATTAAGAGTAATGTTATGGGTTCTTTAAATATATTGGAAGAATCATTACAAAATAAAAACATAAAATTTGTATTAGGAATAAGTACAGATAAGGCCGCCCAAGTTGCTGGAGTATATGGTGCTACTAAATTATTAATGGAACGTTCCTTTAAACAATTTGAACAATTAAATCCTGATTGCCAATATCGAATTGTGCGATATGGCAATGTATTATATTCAACCGGTTCTGTTTTGTGTAAGTGGAAAGAATTAATAAGTGAAGGTAAAGAGATTATTGTAACAGACCCAAATGCAACTAGATTCTTTTGGACTGTACAAGAAGCAATACAATTAATTGAAGATTGCATGGAAAAATCAACAGATAGTACTCCATATTGTCCTGTGATGAAATCAATGAAAATACAAGATTTATTAGACGCTATGATATCTAAATATGCTTCAACACCTATTCCAATAAAAACAATCGGATTACAACCGGGTGAAAACATGCATGAAAAAGTATTAGAAGAAGGACCTTATTCTAACGAAGTAGAAAATTTTAATATAAGAGAAATATATTCGCGAATATAATGGATAATGTATCAGTATTAGTAGGAACATGTGACTCATATAGTCACTTATGGAAAAATTTCTTTATATTATTTGAAAGATATTGGAAAGTAGAAACTCCCGTATATTTTGTAGGTGAAAATAAACACCTCCTTTATCACAATTATTATAGTATAACTCCGGGAGATTGGCCTTGGGGATATAGAATGTTAGAAGGGCTAAAACACGTGAAAACCGAATATGTTGTTTTCTTGTTGGAAGATTATTATCTTACCGAAGAAATAACAGAGAAAGACATCCAATATCATATCGATATAATGAAAGAATACAATGCCGATAAGATTATGTTAGAAGTATTAGATGATGAATATTCTTTAAATCATGTTAAAAATAATCTATATAAATTTAACAACAACAGTAACTATTTAAATTCAGTACAGCCCTCAATATGGAGAACCGACTATTTGAGGGAGGTCCTAAAACCTGAATATAGTCCTTGGGATTTTGAATTAGTTGGAAACTACCACACATCAACACTAAATCCAACAATCTTACTTAAAGCACGAGATAAAAGAATATATTTTAATTATGCTAGAGTTGGTGGAAAAATATCTGAAGGCTGGGAAGAATTATTTAAAAAAGAAAATTTATCATGAGTGAATTTTAATGAAAAAATATTTTAAATCTGTTGAAATATTTGATGAAGATCCCAAAACAAATCCAAACAATAATTGGTTACTTATAGTTAAGAAATAATGTTTGCATATATAATAAACCTTAAGCACAGATACGATAGAAAAGAATCTATAATTAATGAGATGAAAAAATTACCCCATATCAAATATGAGTTTGTTGAGGGAGTAATATCAAATCCATCATGGTTGGGGTGTACTTTATCTCATAAAAAATGTATACAATTAGCTAAAGATAATAATTTAGATAATGTGTTAGTGTTAGAGGATGATGCAATATTTACTGATAATTGTATAGAAATATTAGAAAAAAGCCTTGAACAACTTAAAGGTGAATATAATATGTTATTTTTAGGAGCTAACTTACAAAATAAAGCTGATTCTATTTCTAATAACATACTGAAATTAAATGGGGCATTTGCCGCACATGCTTATATAGTAAATAGTAATTTTTACGATACTATATTAAATTTGCCTAATAATGTAATTGATGTTAGTTATAACAGATTAATGGCAGAATATAATTTATTTATGTGTAATCCTATAATTGCATATCAAACACCAAGTTATTCTGATTTGGAAGATGGATTTAGAGATTATAATCAAGCTATAATAACAAACTATAAAACATACTCTTAATGAAAGTATTAATAGCATATACTAATGGAAATTCAACGGGGGGTAGTGAAGTATTTCACTATGAATTAATACGAGGATTATGTAATTATAAAGATTTAGATATAACCGTAGCTACAGTAACAGAACCTAATTTGGGTTTTCATCTATGGAAAGACATAAATAAATTAGGAATAAAAATCAAACCTATTAATTATATACTAAGTAATGAGGAACAGTTTGACTTGATGATTATATCACAACCATACCCTAATACATTATTATGTGATTATTTTCCTAATACTCCCAAAATATCAATAATACATTCTGAAATAAGATCTGAAGATCCTATATTTCATCCTAGTATAATTAAATATATTGGTATAAGACAACCAATAGTTGATATGTTAATCAACGAGTATAAAATAGAATCAAGTAAAGTATCATTAATATATAACCCCATAGACCAAACACGTTTTAATCCATTTAACGCGAAGAAATATGATAAAATAACTGGTATATTCGTTGGTGAAGTATTAGATAATATACGATTTAAATCGGTAAATCATTTAGTACAACAATGTATCGAACGAGATTGGGATCTATATATCATGAGTGAAAGTAGACATAATTTTAATCATCCCAATATAAAATATTTAGATAAAAGATGGGATACTGAAAATGTAGTTAAAAATATGGATTTTACTGCTGGTATATTATTAGGTAGAACAACACTAGAAGGATTATGTTGTGATGTGTCTGGATATATATATCAGATTGATAAAAATGGAGAAATATTAGGAATCGAAAGTAATGTTTCGTATAATATAAAGGAAATTTGTGACAGTAAATATGTTTGTAAACAATATTATAATTTAATCAAAGAATATGAAGGTAAATAAAAATATAAACAATCTAACAATTCATATCCCAAAATATGTAGGGAAATATTGTTTAGGAGGAGAAATGGGGATATGTATTATGTTTAATAAAAAACCAAATATTATTCATAGATATTTTATGAAATTGTTATTGGGATGGGAGTGGTTTAATATTAAAGAAAATATATGAAGGTAAATAATCCCAATTTCGAGAGAGATCGTAAAGTTCTTGAAGAAAAATATTTACATACTAAAAGTGGGGATATGGAAATATTTGCTAATGAATTAAATATTTTTAATACTAAATATAAATGTAATATGAAAGCATGTTATTATATAGATGATGAAGGAAAATATGGAACCAAATTAATTAATGTGTAAAAATATATGAAAAGTCCACTAAACGGTAAAGAAATGAGATTAACTACTAGACGAGAAATGATTGAGTATCAAGGTACTTGGATAACATATAATCATGTAAGTTGGTATGATGAATTAAGCAATGAATCATTTACTACTACAGAACAAGATGAAGGCAATTTAAATAGAATTAAAAATAAAAGAGAAATATACAACGGATTTCCATTAAGAGATTAGATTATGTCAAATAAAATTAGTACATTAGTAGGATTAAAAAATAATTTAGAATACACTAAAAATTTCTATAAAACATTCCGACAAATATACCCAACAGATGAAATAGTTTTTGTTTCTTATGGAAGTAATGATGGTACAAATTCATGGTTATTCAATCTAAATGACCCCAATACTATTACATTTTTTGAGGAAGAGGGTAAAACATTCTCTGACACATATAATAAAGCAATTGAATTAGCTACTAAAGATTTTGTTGTATTTGCTCACAATGATATGGTTGTTGCTCCTGGATTCTTGGAAAATATAGAAAAATACGCTCATAAAGATCGAGTAATAAGTTATAATACAACAGAACCTCCTATATTCACAGATCATGAACGTCCTGGTAAAATAATACGTAATTTTGGGGAAGGAGTCCATAGTTTTGATGACCATAAATTCTTTGAATTTGCAAGAAAAGAATTAACAGGACAATTTAAAGATGGAACGAGTGATGGAGTTTCATTTTTTATGTGTCTTTCTCGTCAAGTTTTGTTGGATATTGGAGGATTTGATAATATATTCAACCCATACTTTTCAGAAGATGATGATTTGATTAAGCGTTTAAAACTAAAAGGACTAAAATGTTTTACTTCATTAGATTCAATTGTATACCACTTCGTATCTAAAACTAGTCGATTTAGTGAAGAAGCTAAAACAAAAACACAACAAATTGAACGTAATTCAAATAGAACTTATTTACGTAAATGGGGATCAATGAATTCACAAAATAGATTCAATGTTGCGTTTGTAGTTGAAAATTGTAGTGAACAATTGTTGGAAGCTTTAGAACCGTGGTGTGATAGAATATATTGGGATGATCCGTATGGAATTATTATAGATAGATATATACAAAAAGAACAACCAAACACATGTTTTGAATTAAATAAAAGAATATATACATTAAATAATGATCCTGAATTAGAAAATGATATTATAGTTTCATTCGATGGTTCTAAACTAGATAATAACCAATTTGAAATAATACGTAATTTACAAAATATATTAGGTAATGTGTCTCCAAACGAAACATATGAAATAGGTATATTTAATATAAAAGCAAATATTCCGATAAACAACATAGAACAATTAATATTTATAAATAAATAAAATATGAAAAAAATAAATACATCCTTAAAATCGTTAATGAATGAAGGAGAAGGAAATAATGAATTAAACTACAAAGTAAATATTGGTGGAGAAACATTTCAAGTGGGTGTTGAAATGGATAAATCCGGAATTAATGTTGAATTAGTACCTGTTAGTCCTGATGGAGAAATGATTTATAATTTATCTGAGGAAGAAATTAAAACATTAAGAAATACATTAATGACATCTTTATCTCCCAAATTTGCCAAATATAAATTAGAATTAACTAGTGAAGATAGTAATACTGAAACACCATCAATTAAAATGAATATTCCTGTTGGTAGTATATTTCCTTTTCTTCAAAATATTATGTCAAGATAAATGGTAAATAAAATACCTATAGTCACATTCAAAAACAACACATTAGATAATATTGTTAAAGGACTTGCTATGGAACAAGTTCAACAGGTAGTATATGATAGGTTTATACCAACAATTAAACAGGCTATTGATAAGGATAAAAAGGAATGTGTGTTATGTTTTGTAGAAGATTATCAAATAGTTATCCCAAAATCATCATATAAACAAACTCTAAATACTTTAGAGAAATATTATTTATCGAAAGAAGACTTTGATAAATGTTCTTTATTAAGAGATTTAGCACTAAAAATAAAAGAATGAGCATAGATAGTAAAGATTTACAGTACGCATTTACCAACATGCTTGGAGCTGAAGCTATTGTTCGTAGAAAGCGAAGAAATGAAAAAAATGCCAAAAAGGATTTATTTTTATCTATAATTAAAAAATATGATAGCGCATTAATTAGATCTATGTCATTACAATCACAATATCAGTTAGATTTATCTAAATACGAAGACCCATATTTTAATATAATTGATGAATTAATATTATTAAGTTGGGGAGAAGATGTATATTCTTTAATTGCTTTTTATCTATATGAAAGAATAAATGTCGATAATGGAATGGAGAATTTTTTAGTAGGCCCAAATTTGGAGGAAATTTATATAAAAACCCCAGAAGATCTATATAATACAATACAAAAACTATTCCCAGAGACCTTTAATTAAGGTCTTTGTTTTTCTAATAAGGAATAAAGTTTATAATATATTATTCGTATATTTACAGAGTAAAATAAAGGTTATGGATAAAACAATATTATTAGAAAAAATTACTAAAGGTGGTTATAATCATCAACAATTATTAAATTGGGTGAGTTGTTTACCTACAACTTCAACAGATAGGAAACCGATTTTTAATAAAGTGGGGGATGTTTATATGCATAGTATATTTAAACATCCTTATATATTATTAGAAAAAAGAGGAGATATTTGGGTTTGTGGGTTATTAACAAGTGAAAGTAAATGTCCTGAAATATTAGAGGGGTGTAGATCTAGATTTTTTCAGGGATGTATTACTAAATCATTATTTACTGCAAGTGAAATACAAGGTTCATTTATTAATAATTATGATAATTCAAGACATTTGAAAAAGGTATTAATCAAACTAAGAGAAATTTTAAAATAATAAGTTATGAAACCTGACGCTACGTTAGAAGATTATCAAAATCGTGAAAAATTCTTAATAAAATATATCGAAAATCAAATTAAAAAATTAGAGAAATCGGTTTGGATGTGTGATGGAGATCAAGGCAGGAGAAAAGCATATAAAGATATTTTATTTAAATTAAATAAAGATAAATAGTTATGAAAGAACTTAAAGGAAAGTGGTGTATTAATATTACCAAAGATAATGTTTCTTATCTAAAAAAACATTTAAGATGTGGTGCTGGTTATTATATTCATCAGACTATATTCTTCAATGAAGATGGAGTGTATAATCATTCTCCCTATCATAAAATTTCATGGAATGTGGATCGTAACAATAAATGCTGTGATAAACCATACAATGAAATATCATTCGAAGAATTTAAAAACATGATAGAACCAAACATACAACCACAATATGAAATATATTAAAAAACGAATAGGACAATCGATAATATTATCTCTATTAATAACTTTATTATTAATTGGATGTAGTATGGAGCCTCATCCAATAGAAAAATATAAAGGAAAAGGATATGTTATAATTGATATGGGTATGGATTTTTCTAGTAATACAGTATTACAGGTAAAAAACAGCGAAACTATTACAGAAATAACCATCCTCCAATTTGATGCAAAAAATTACAAAGTTGGAGATACAATAAAATAAAATATATGTTTGAAGATAGAGAAAAACCTAATTTATTCGAGAAAATAAGACTATGGTGGAAATTTGATGGGAAATATTATCATAAATACTTAAAACAAGGTATTAAAAATTTATGGTATTGGTTTCCTATTATATGGAAAGATCGTAATTGGGATCAACATTATATATTTGAGGTATTAAAACATAAATTAAAATCACAATCTGAATATATTGGTCGTATGGATTTTCATACTCGAGCACAACAAGACGCTAGGAATATGAGGATTTGTATTAAATTAATACAGATATGTCAAGATGATACATATGGTATGGAATATATGGATTATCATAAAGACCGAATATGGTTCACACCATGCGAAGATAGGCCGGACTCATCATTAATGAATAGTGAATTGGTGTGGGAAAAGTTTGATGATTATTTTAAAAAATATCCTCTTATTTACAAACGAGTATTAAAAGGAGAAGGCATATTTAGTATGGAAGGAAGATGGGATGATAAACAAGTATTAGCCATGAATATAGCTCATATTAATCAAAAACGAGCCCAAGATTTATTATTTAAAATAATGAATAATGGAATTAACTCTTGGTGGGATTAAATTAAAAAGAAATATGGATAAAGAATTTGTGCCTTACGAAGAAGCACTAGCACTTAAAGAACTAAATTTTGATGAAGATTGTATTGGAACATATTCAACAGATATATATCATGACTTATTAAGTGATACTACTAACCATATGGAGGGTAATTTCACTATTGACCAATGTGTATCTGGGATTAAAACTCCTTTATATCAACAAGCTTTTAGATGGTTTAGAGAAAATAAAGGACTATATACAACAGGAGCAGATTCTATTTATGATGAAGGAGCTAGGAGCTATTTATATCATCAAATATATGATGAGAAAGACAATGTTGTGTTTAATTGCGATGATGAGTTTTCATCTCATGAAGAAGCAGAATTAGCATGTCTTAAAAAATTAATAGAATTATGTCAAAATCACTAGTTAAAATAGTTCGAAACGAATCCATAGACAATTTACATAAAGAAATTGATGGTTTATTTAATTCTATAGAAAATCAGATTAAATATCCAAAAACAAAATCACCTATTACAGAACCAATGATTTTAGAAAAATTATATAATATACGTAGATTAGTTTCTAAACTTTAAAGAAGGAATAAAATTATTTATATGTTATTCGTATATTTACAATATAAAACATAATGAACCTCAATATGAAATCTACTAGGGGAAGACATGTCGATAATATCACTCCAATATTAAAATATACTCAAATATTTAAAGAATATGACGGTACTGTTTATACTTGGATTTGGGATAAGGAAATTAATCCTAATGGACCCTTATCCGTAACCATCAACGACCCTCAATATGCAGTATCGGATAAATTGATTAAAGAAATCGATGCTATTGAACACAAATATTTACCCAAAAAGGGTGAAAGAAAATTACGTATTACTAAATTGGATAAGGATAGGCTCGAAACATTAAAAAAACAATTAGATGGACAACATTATTACTTTTATTCCGAAGATTTCACTAAAAATGGCAAGATTAAAACAACTCAAATTTGATGATTTCGATGAAATGATGGATTATTATAACGACAATGAAGAAAAAATTCATTTATATACGTTAGATAAACTCCAAAAATCATGGAAAAAAGAACAAATCCCAAAAACTGTAGATATATATAAAGTTAGTGTTGTTGGTGAAGAACATCTAAAATTCATGTCTATTTTAGATAAAGAATGGTCTGAATGTTTTGATGAAATGAAAGAATACTTCGTATCTAAAGAAATGTATGAAGAAGCTGCTAAAGTAAGAAATTTTGAAAAAATTGTATTTAATATAGAAGATTAATGGAAAAATTACCTAAAAAGTGGTTTATAGAAAATCCCCGAAATAAAAATTCTCCAAAAATATACGACTATTTTAATAAGGGATGTGGGTCGAAAAGTTATTCGGATGGAACTCATTTTCATTATCCTAATTGGGGTGATGGAAATGGATTTAAGAAGGGATATCATACATCCACTCCCAAAGAGAGATATACCGAAATAACATTTGAGCAATTTGAAAAATGGGTATTGAATCCTAAACCTGAAGAACCTCAATATGAAATTTATTAAATTTGGAAATTAAATTTGAAATTCGTATATTTACTTAATAAACTTATAAGTTATGATTAGAAAAGGAGAATGGGTTGTAATTACTACAAAAGACCCAAAAGTAAGTAATGTGAACAGTTTCATGGAAGAACTTCATGGTATGGTACTACAAATACCAAACAACCCAAATAGTAATTTTGATATGACAGGAGATAATGGGAATTGGTATTGGAGTCCATCAGAACACCATCTCAGATTAGCAGAACCTCATGAAATTCCTGCTTTTGAACCAAACTACGAAATATATTAAATAAAAATAAAATTATGGGAGAAATGCTAATAACATTCGAGCGATTTGAGGAACTCATCGCAAAAGAACAAGAACTAAATGCCTTAGATCAAGCCGGTGTCCAAAATTGGGAGGGTTATGATAATGCTATGGGTATTTATCAAGAATTAATAAAAATTAACCAATAAAAAAACAAATTAAGATTATGGCAAGATTAAACAAGTATGAAGTGGATGCGATTGTATCAACAGTTTTAGAACAAATTAAAGACAAATCTAAAGATTCTGCAGAACAAGTAGAATATAGAAGATTGAAAAAACTAGAAGATGAACTAGAAAAAGAATGTAGAGAAAGAATGAATGTATTTAGAAGAGAATTAGCAGCTGAAATTTCTTTACGAAGTGAAGGATTACATGTTGATGCTAATGAGGGTAGTAACTATTATGTGGTAAATGTACATTCCCCAATCAAACCCAAATCATCCGTAGATGAAAAAACAATTGAAAGAGATATTATCATTGCTAATATTTCTGGAAATGTAGAAGAAACAATTGAAAAATTAGTAATTAAATATACAAAATAATGGAAAAGTATTATCAAGTGAATGTTGTATTAAAAGACATAAACGAAAAAGGAAAAGTAACAAAAACTACCGAACAATATTTGGTTAGTGCTACAGGATGTCTTGAAGCCGAAACATCTGTAGTGAAGAAATTTACAGATGAAGGTAACAACCTTGATTATGAGGTTAAATCGGTAAAGGTTACAAATATATTAGAAGTACTATAATGAGTATTTTAGATAAGGAATAGGTCCCTTAGGGGACCTTTCGTATATTTACATAAATTAACAAAAATAAAAATAAAATTAAGATTATGAAAAACTTATATTCGTTTAGTAAAAATGCGTGGCATGTTAAATTATTCAAGTGGGCTTGGGACATAGATGCTACAAAACATTTTAAAACCATGTGTCCGTATTTCTGGCAACTAATACTCACAATATTAGTATTACCAATTATTGCTTTAGCTAATGGATGGAAATACCTGGGTAATATTCATTCAAATTATCGAAGTAAAAGAAGAATTATTGATCATCAAAAGAATAAAGAAAAATTAATTGCTTTATGTGTTACTATAACAACAGGATTTGATGCATGGAAATTAGTTAAATCTAAGTGTTGGAGTGATTATAATTATATTTTACCTTATAACGAATATTCTAGAATATATGAATTATATTGGAATTATCGAGAAAAACTCCACCTAAAAAAACAACAAAGAACAACAGAACTGCTTAATAAAACATATATTAAGATTATATTAGGTACTATTGCTGTATTAGTTGCAAGTTATGTATTATATAATATTTTCTTGCTTTTATCTGCAGTATGTGCTGCTATAGATTGGGCCGTATTTCTCAAAACAATTTTGATTATAGTTATTGCAATAACCACTATGGGCGGAATTATTTGGGTTGGGATCCAAATACAAGACTATCGAGATTCCCGAAAATGTAATTCATGTACTTCCTCTCCTTGGAAAATATGGGGTTATATCGCTAAACCGTTCAAATTTGTGTGGTATGGTTTTGTTATAGTTGGTGATATGATCTATAACTTCTATAAACAACAATGTCCACTAATACAATGGAAAGATGAAGAAGATAATTAAATTTAGTACCAAAACCTGTTCACCTTGTATATCACTCAAACCAATATTCGATAAGGTTAGCATAGAAAACAATGATGTGTTATTTGAGTCCATAGACTGTCATGAAAATCCTGAAATCACTCAAAAATACGGAATACGAGGTGTTCCGTGTTTAGTATTATTGGATGAACAAGGAAATGAAATTAAACGCAATGTGGGTTTCATCAATGAAGAACAATTAAATAAATTTATGGCCTCTTAGGAGGCCAATTAAATAATAAAATTATGAGTAAATTTAAAGATGGTGATTGTATTTCATTAGAAGGAATATTACATGAAGATTTTATTAAACTTCATCAATTATTAGAAGATAGTGGAGAATCTATGTATATGTCTACTAAAAATAGAATGGCTGGTGGATTAGATAGTTATTTTAAATATGTGGATAATGAATGGATGTTTGGAGGAATGGAGGGAGCTAATTTAATGTCCTGGTATGAAATTCATAGAATATTAGGACAAGAAACTGAACCACAATACGAAATTTATTAATTATGAAGTATGAAGTTGGTGATTTAGTAAAAATGAAATCTGCTGGTACTGGTAATGGACTACCATATAATAAGAAATATGTAGAAGTTGAACTGTTGGAAATAGACCATAAAAAAAATCCCACAGGATTAAGCATACGTGAAGGAAGTTTTATGGTTTGTTATAATGGTAAATATTTTATATCTCATACCAATTTAATTATATCTTTAGTTAAAAAGAAAGAACCACAATATGAAATTTTCTAAATTACAAGTTGCAAAACTACTATCCACCACCCCAAACGTTATGGCTTCGGGTGGTGAAATAGTCCAATTTTTCCATTCACCACAATTTAACATTGATGAAGAAAATGAAGGTAATATTATTGAAGATTATATATCATTTAGTAAACAGCTCGACGCTGATATTATAGAATTTAATAATTTCAGTATTAATGACACATTTTTAAAAAATACGCCATTCACTACAACTAAAGTACCTAAAAAAGTACAAAAATGGATGGATGATGAATGGGAAGAATTACTAAAATATTTAGATGAATATAAGGAACTGGATTCTTTAAAAGATATTCATATATTTACAGAGTAAATTTAAAATAAAGTATATGTTAACAATCTCGATTATATTAGGAATAGCGATGATTTTAAATATCAATAATACAAATGGTAATTATGATATATTGATGGCTTCGGCGCTATTAATATCTATATATTCTCAAAATATTATATTATTTTGGGTTATATTAGTTTTATTAGTTATTATAGGAATTAATTACTTAATGAAATAAATACAAAATATATTTAGTTATGATAAATAAAAATAATTTCTTAGTAAGATTTTCATTACCTGATTTTGATAAATATGTAAAACCGTATATTAAAAGTAGGGGAACAAATTGGGGATGGAACGGCTCTGATCCTTCATATTATGGATACGAAAACGGCCAGCCTGTGTGTACATCATTTGGTACCGAGAGTATTAAAATTTCTGTTGATGAATTTAGAAGAATAATTTTGGGGCAAAATATTGAACCCCAATACGAAATATACTAATCATGAAATATATAAAACCAACAGAAGGTGCTTATTTAAAACATAAAAATGGTAATATTTTACTTTATGGTAAAAATGATGCTATATGTACTATTACTCCTGGTTGGAGTAAATATCGTAAAGAAAAAACAGAACATGGGAGTTACGATAAATTTGAAGCTTATATCCCTGCTACTCCTGAAGAAATATTGTGGATTAAAGCATGTATGAAAGTAAGGAAATTTATTCCCTTTAATAAAATATCTTTTGAACAAATGATAAACAATCCACAATACGAAATATATTAAATTATGAAATATACAAAAAAACAATTAATCGGAACTATTTGTAAACAAGGATCAAACGAATATGTCTTATTAGACGATAAAGGTGGCGATTCAATGAAATTCCAAAAGACCTCAACCAAAGAAGATTATAAAGGATATTCTGTATCAAGAATAAACAATATGATCTCGGGTATGAGTATTACTTTAATAACGGAACCAAATTCAGAACCACAATACGAAATATACTAATGAAATATCAATTTAAAGAAGGTGACGGAGTAACACATTTAACATGTACCGTCCAAGAACGAGAAGAAGTTTATAAATTATTGAAAAAGAATAAATATCCCTCTCATTCTAATTATACTAATAATGTGGGATGGTATAATGCAAACCAATTCCAAAATAATTTCCGCTTCAACGCAAAGGGTAAATGGGTTACTAGTAGTAGACAACAAGTCACAAATCCCCTAACATACGAACAAATAAAGAATTTAATTGAAACCGGGGGTGAACCCCAATACGAAATATATTAATTTAATTAAGTAGTTATGAAAGTAGAAAAACTTACAAGAGATATGGTAGGTAAAAAAATAACCTGCAAAATTCATGGGGACAAAGTGACTAAAGGTATTTTAGGTTTTGATGGGATTTTTTATATTGCTCAAAACAAAAGACAAGGTTATGAGGCCACGGAGAGATATGGTTTTACAAAGACTTGGGGAATTGATGGGGTAGATATAAATAAAAACCCAAATGGTATAGCCGAGTTTGAACTACTAGATTACGAACCACAATACGAAATTTATTAGTTATGAAAGGTAAATATTTAATACTCGAAAAATTAGAAGATAAAAAGTTTAACGGTAACCACCCCAATTTTATTAATGTTGGTAGTAAAGAAATACAAGGATATTGTGTTGTTGAACCTATTATTGATGAACAATTTATTCTTTATTCATTAAATACAGATGAACCTAAATTGGGAAATCATAGAACTGCTTGGACATCAAGAGTAAAATCATTCGACTCTGATGCTATGATTTTAGAAACTGAAAATAGTACTTATAAGATAAATATAAGATGATGGATGATAAATTAGAATTTGCTAAAAGGTATAGTTTTGGGGATAATATAAGTAGAGAGGGATTTGAAGCAAATGAAGACTCAACAATAATTGCAAGGAGTGACAAGGAACAATATAATGTTCCTCATTATCATATTACTGATAGTATATTTTTGGGGAAAAATCAAATATATTGTTCTAGAAATAACATTTGGGCAGTTATTATTAATAAAACAGAATCAAATTACGAAATTTATTAGATTAAGGAATAAATTTATTATAATATTATTCATATATTTACAAAGTAAAACAAAATAGTTATGAGAACCGAATTACCTGAAAAGTGGTGTATCCAAACTACACTCGAAAATTGTAAAGTTTTAAGTAAATGGAGAACAGACGCTGAAATATCTGGTTCTAGTATTGGTGGATGGTTAATGTATCCTGGTTATATGGACAAAATTGGATATAATGTAACATCAAAACCTGATGTAGAAGAAATTACATTTGAAGAATTTGAAATACTAGTACTAAAAATTAAACCTCGAGAACCACAATATGAAATCTATTAACTGGGAAGGATATAATATTGGAGATATCATTGTATCTTTAGAAAATAGAAAATTATTTCGTTCAATTGGAGATATGTTTGTTGTAATAGGATTTTCAAATGATGTTATGTATTATATAAAAGATACAAACTCTGCGGACTCTCATTCTTGGAGAAAAGCAACTAATACCGAAACCCAGGCGTATAACCAAGGAATAACAAATATAAAAGAAATACCTCAAAATTTTACACCACAATATGAAATCTACTAAATTACCTACTTTATATAAAAGGTCAAACCAAAAGGATAATATCAATCAATGGAGTATTACTATTGAGGGAGATAGTTATTACTCTACATCTGGTAAAGTAGATATGAAACAATTCCAAAACGAACCAACACGCTGCATTGGTAAAAACATTGGTAAATCTAATGAAACTACCCCTCAAGAACAAGCGTTATTTGAGGCAACCCAAATGTGGCAAAAAAGAAAGGATTTGGGTTATCATGAGGATATTAAAGATTGTGATAAAAAAGTTTACTATAGTCCAATGTTGGCCACGGATATAGATAAAATTAAAATAATAAAATATCCGATTTTAAGCCAAGCGAAATTGGATGGAATGAGGTGTATAATTAAGTCTGATGGAATGTGGTCACGAACAGGTAAAGAAGTATTATCTGCTCCTCATATATTTGAAAGTATTAAACATATATTTGAAATATATCCCGATTTAATTTTGGATGGAGAATTATACACAAGCAATAAAGATATTGATTTCAATACAATTATATCTTGTGTTCGTAAAACAAAACCTACTGAACAGGATTTAGAAACATCTAAACAATATATCAATTATTGGGTATACGATTTACCTAATTGGGATAATAAAGATTATGGATGTAAAGATAGATTATTTAAATTATCTGATCTATTAGATGAAATAAATTCATTTATGTTAGTTACAGTCCCAACATATTTTATAAATAATAAGGAAGAACTCCACGCAAAATTAGCGGAATATATCGAACAAGGATTTGAGGGCCAAATACTTCGCGTACCCGATTCGTTATATGAAAATAAGCGCAGTCGTGCATTGATTAAGCATAAGGAATTTTATGATGATGAATTTGCTATTATATCCATTAATGAAGGTATAGGTAAATTTGCCAATAAAGCGGCTACATGCACTTATAAAACAAAAGAAGGCATTGAATTTAAAGCAACCATAAATGGTACAATGGACTTCCTAACACAAGTATGGAAAGATAAAGAACAATTAATAGGTAAGACAAGTACTGTAAAATATTTTGAAAAAACTGTTGATGGTTCATTAAGGTTTCCAAAAGTAATAAACATAGATCGACATGATATTTAATTTTAATATATTTATACGTAAATAAACACGTATATTATGGATTATCAAAGAATTTACAATCAAATAGTCGAAAGAGGACAAAATAGACAATTAGAAGGATATAAAGAAAAACATCATATAATTCCTAAATGTTTAGGAGGTACTAACGATAAAGAAAATTTAGTTGAATTAACAGCACGAGAACACTTCCTATGTCATATGTTGTTGGTAGAAATTCATCCAAAAGAAGTTAAATTAAAACAAGCTCTTTGGTTAATGGCTATAGGAAAAAACAAAACTATAAAATATAGGATATCTTCTAGAATGTATGAATATATTAGGGTAAATAGGGTTGTTTGGTGGGGAGATAAAATAAGCAAAGCTAATAAAGGTAAATCCAAGAAAAGAGCAACACAAGAGACTAAAGATAAAATATCTAAATCATCAAAAGGTAAATCTAAACATACTCAAGAATTTAAAAATTATATCGGCAGAATTCATTTGGGTAAAATTGTTAGTGATGAAACTAAAGAAAAGATGAAAATATCCCATGTTGATAAAATATGTTCTGATGGAACTAAATTAAAAATGGGTTTATCCCGTAATAATATCATAATTACAGATGAAACTAAAATGAAAATTAGTAATTCAATGTTAGGAAAGAAAAAAACAGAAGAACATAAACAAAATATGTCATTGTGTCGTTTAAATAAACCAACTAAAAAAGCTACACCAATAACACAATATGATTTGGGAGGTAATTTTATTAAAGATTGGGATAAAATTACTGATGTATTGAATTATTTTAATAAAACCAAAAACGATAGTAGTATAACCCAATGTTGTAAAGGTAAAACAAAAACAGCTTTCGGTTACAAATGGGAATATAAAAAATAATCCAATTAAGGAATAAATCTTTCGAGATATTATTCGTATATTTACAATAATTAAAACAAACAGTTATGAAATTTAAAATTAATGATATAGTAAAATTAATCCCAAATCTGGTTATGCTTATCAAGCTCCGGATGAAATGGAAGGTACTATTACGAAAATAAACCTCCACCCAACTTTTCCATACCAAGTTAGATGGTCAAATCAAACTGGTAATGGTTATGGTAATAAAGATTTAATACTAATCAGTGGTGAACCACAATACGAAATATATTAATTATGTGTTTAACAATTTACAGAGACAACTTACCGAAAAATATTTTCCAAAAAATATTCGGTATAACACCAAAAATCAAACCACTTGTGGCTGAAAAAGATATTGTATGTTATAAAATAATGAAACCAACAGATATGGGTGGTGTATATCAATCACAATATCGAAAAACTTTACATATAGTAGGTGTATTACAACCTATTGTAGAATTTGGGATTACGTTGGGTCACTGTGATAATATTTGTATTGATGTAGGATATCACTCATTTGTAAATATTCCTAAAGGAGAATGGGAATATGATATAGTAAAATGTACTATTCCAAAAGATTCAATATATTATATTGGGGATTTTGATGGAGTAAGAGATTCATATGTATCTAATCAAATCGTGATAAATGGAAGAGTTTAAAGTAGGTGATTGGATTGAAATCACTAAAAGTAATACATGTTGGAATAAAGAAATGGATAAATTTGTAGGGCATCAATTCCAAATTACTCATATAGGCCAATACAAATCAGGAGATTCAATAAAATTTAAAAATACTTTAGGTAAAGAATTTGATCATGGTTGGAATTGGTGTTACAGTTGGGGACATTTCAAAAAGATAAACCAAGAACCACAATACGAAATTTATTAGTTATGAAACCAACTCAAGAAGAAGTAGAAAAATATTTCGAAAATGCCGAAATAGTACAGTGTTTATCGAGTTTAAACCCAATTCAATTAAAATATCAAACCAAAAGGGGAATTCATTCTTGGTCTAGCGGTCTATACTGGATTGATTTTGAGAATCATCCAAATGTTCCAATCCCCCAAAATTCTGCTTTATTATATAAAAAACAATGTGGGGGATATGCTAAAATATTAAAATATAAAGATGGATTAGAACCTATAGATGATAATTCGATTGGGTTGTACGAAATTTATTAAAGGAATAAATATACTCATATATTATTCGTATATTTACAGAGTAAAATAAAAACAAATAGTTATGAAAAAGATATTTAGAAGATTATATTATAAAACCAAACGAAGATTTAACAAGTATGTATCAAAGCATGATATATCTAGTTATAAAATCATTGTAGGTCACTGCAACAACCCAAAATCTGTATTGGTTTGTGACCCTGAATTAGGTGAGTACTTTATCACAAATCAATCAACTCATTATTCATTAATTATTACCCCATCTAAAGTATTATTAGTTAATACTAAAGATGTAATTGACTTAGATATAAGTCCTCGTGTGTTGGAACGAGTGATTAAAAATGTAAGACATATTATATCTCTTCAACGCCAAGAACTTAAAGGTACTATCTTGAATAAAAAAGAAGATATACTAAGCCAAATCCTAATTAATATTAAGAAATAATGAGAGAGTGGCCTAAAAAATTGAGAGCACTAAAGAATTATCCTAATGGTGGTTGTGTAAAGAAAAATGAAATAGGTATTCATATCAAAGATAATAAATATAATTTCCCTTCACAAAACCCATATTCAGTTAAATATGATATTATCGGTAAAAGTTATGAAGTCATTAACGAAGAACCACAATACGAAATTTATTAGTTATGGAAGAATTTAAAATTGGTGATAAAGTAAGATGTTTGCCTGGATTTAGGAGTTCCGATAGTGGTGATGATCGTGGAGGACATGGATATAAAGAAGGATATGAATTCATTATTTCAAGTATGAACAATCCCATAGAGGATGGAAGTCGTGTGTTATGGCCTCGAGATGGAGGTTGTGGTGTTTGGTCAAATACAGTACAGTTGGTAAATCAAGAACCTCAATACGAAATATACTAATGAGAGAAGAATATATAGCAATGCGTCTCTCGGGACAATTTGACCTAACGTGGTTTTATCGATATTATGTAAGTGAATTTCCTAATATTCCACAAACATGGATTAATCAACAAGGAGAAACACTAAACAGAGAATTAATACCAGCACAACAATTTTTCCAAGTATTCCAATTAACATTTCAAATGTATTCGGAAGATGTATTAAAATATTTAGATGGTAAATTCAATACTACTCGAACAGAAGATAAAGATGGTAAATTAATTCATATATCATAAAATATGTTTAAAAAGGGAGATTATATAGTTACAGTAAAGGTAGAAAATTCAGGTAAGCATAATTGCGCTAAAAACAATTATTGTTTTAAACAAAGAGTAAATGATGAAGGAATGTATCCAGTAATTGATTTACAAGGAAGCGATCAGAATGGGCATCGTGTTATGTCTTTTAATAAAACAGGATATTTAAAGGATTGGCGTTACGCCACACCACAAGAAATAGCCGGGTATGATAGAATCGGTAAACCTTATGATATAACAACATTACCAACTGAACCTCAATACGAAATATATTAGTTATGAAACAAGGTGATAAAGTAAGAGCAATAAGAGATACAAAAACACAACATCCAAATCCAAATAAATTAAATAAGGGATTTGAACGTGTTATTTTACGTGTTTGTGGTGATGGAGAAAGAATATATTTCAAGCAGGATGGAAGAGGATCATTCCCTATAACTGATTTTGAATTGGTTCAAGATATTAGCGATGGTACCACAACTACAATGACATTAAATCAAGAACCACAATACGAAATTTATTAAAGGAATAAATATACTCATATATTATTCGTATATTTACAGAGTAAAATAAAAACAAATAGTTATGAAAAAGATATTTAGATCCATTTATGATACATTCATTAATCCTTTTGAAAGAAGTAGAGAAGTATCGAAAATTATTTATGGTTACTTCACAGAATTAGATGAAGATAATTATTTCATCGATTATCATAAACTGTTTGCATTACAAATTGCTGATATATTGGTTCGTAATGAAGATGGTATTTTAGTTATAAAAATAATTTTGGGTCGTCCCGGTTTACTTATAGGTAAGGGAGGACAAACTATTAATGCCTTACAATCCCAAATATCTATAGAGTTATTTGGTATTGATGACAAAGTTAAATTTGATATTGTAGAACATGATTTATGGATGTTTAATAAATATATAAAATAATATGGAAATATTACCTCCAAAATGGCAAGTAAAAATAGATAAAGAAAATAAATCTATTATTCGTGAATATTGGTTAACTTTACCCGCGGATCATGATTTTGATTTTAAAGGTTGGTTAGTAAGTCCTAATTATGATAGATCTCATCTTCATTATTCATCTATTGGGGAGGGGGGATATACCAAAATAACATTTGAAGAATTCAAAGAGTTAGTATTAAAACAACCTCAAACTATTCAAGAACCTCAATACGAAATATATTAGTTATGGAAAAAGGAAGTGGAATTATATCACCATCAATATATAGTTATAATATAGGGGATAGAATCAAAACAATTTGTGATGGATATAGTAGTGATTTTGGTAATAAATTAGGTGAGTATTGTGCTGATATTGGTGATAAAGGAGAAATAACTGGATTAAATGGTGATTATATCGAAATATTATATGATAATGGAAGATATGGTTATAGATGTGAGTATAGTAAAGAAGAAAACATCAAAATTATCGGAAAAGTAAGTCAAGAACCTCAATACGAAATATACTAATGACGAAAGATGATATTTGGAGTATGGACGGTATTTATATGACCGAATTCGGTTATCAAACCGAAGAAGAAGTAGAGTTGTTATTATTAGAAATTAACGCCGGAGTAATATGAGTACCTTAGATATGTTAAAAATTATACTAGATAGAATTAATGATGTTGAAAAACGTCTTAAACAATTGACCGAATAACTATGGAACAATTTAAAATCGGAGATAGAGTAATAGTAAAAAGCATGGGAGGAAGAAATATCCGTGGTAAAAAAGGAACTATATTCAAATTAGGAAATATCGGATACGCAGTAGAATTTGATCAACATATTGATTATGGTCACTCATGTGGTAATTCTGCAGGTCCTCAAGGTAAATATGGATATTGTTGGAACTGTGAAGAAAATGAAATTGAATTAATTGAGTCCATAATTACGGAACCTCAATACGAAATATATTAGTTATGACTAAATTTATTAAAGGGAATTGGTATCAAAAAGGAAAAGTTAATGGATATTTTAAATTTTCCCACATAGTAAAAGAATTGGGATATAATGAAATCTGGTATACTGAAGTTTATCATAGTGACTGTGGGCATTTTTTCAAGGATGATTTTATAGCTAATAATAGTATGGAACTATATGCTTTAAATAATCCCGTTAGTTATGAACAAATAATGAAAATGGATCCATCATATGCTATTAATGGTCATTACGAAATTTTCTAAGGAATATATTTATTATAATATTATTCGTATATTTACCCAAAATTAATAATTTAAAACAGCAATTATGTCTAAAAACAGCGCAAGATCGAATTACAGTAACTTAATTGAGTGGTTAAAAGTGAGAGCATTTCAAGTCCCTCCTAAAGTTACAATTTATAAATAAGGAATAGATTATTTAATATTTTATTCGTATATTTACCCAAAATTAAGATTATGAAAAAAGTATTATTTTTAGGTTTAGTCCTATTATCATTGTTATCTTGTACAGAAAATACAAGAGCAAGACATTGGGGTGGTAAAGAGGTTGTTACATTACAACCAAACCACAGATTCATTAATGCAACATGGAAAGAGGGTGATTTATGGATTGTAACTGAGGATACAATCACTCATCAATTCTATTTCAGTGAAAAATCCAGATATGGATTGTTAGAAGGTTCAATCGAATTTAAATAACATGCCATGAGATATAAAGTAGGGGATAAAGTATGGATTCGAGACGATATTCATATAGGATGGACTGATAACCATGGTAACGTTTATCGAATTTCGATAGGAGAAACAGATATTAGGGGTAAATTGGTTGAAATAATTAAAATCGATATCGCTATTCTTAATTATGATTGCTGTGGTTATAAAGCTTTTTATGATTCCATGATCGATCACACCAAAACAGCACACAACGTCGAACCAAGTTTACAATACGAGATTTATTAAGAAAATTTGTTTTTCATAATATAAATTCGTATATTTACAAGGTTGAAAGGTTAATAAGTTATTTGAAATTTTGATTTATAAAAGTGTTACACTATTCGCCTTAATTAAGTTATAAGCCGATATGCCGTGTGAGTAACTTAAATTAAACACAAACACCGATATCGCCGTGTTAAACGCCGAAATATAATAAATTTTAAAAAGCTTTTATAAATTAATTTTGATATTAAAATTTGAATTCGTATATTTACAAAATAAGATAAGTAATAAAAAGACCATTAGCTCAAACGTCTATCTAACAGAGCAGTTTATTACTTATTTTTATTTTAAAAGTAAATTTGGATTTTAAATTTAAAATTCGTATATTTACAAAGTAATAAGGTTAATATATAAATAAAAATCCATAAAGTAATAAAAAAGAAAATTTAAAATTTTCATCAAAAAATTAGGATTTAAAAATTTAAGTTCGTATATTTACAAAGTAGAATTAATAAAAACAATAATTAACATTAAATTAAAAACAAAGATTATGAGTACAAGTACAGGAACAACAAGTTTGTCAACAGGAGCTGAATTAACAATCCCTAACGTATTGGTTGCGATCCAAGACAAGATCAAAACATTCAAAGGTATTGAAACAAGTAAATTCAAAACAACAATGCAATTGTCCGGATTCGGAGATTTGGGTAAAGAAACCAAAGTCGACAATTTAGTAAAAGCTTATTCATCTGTGAAAGGAAGATCAGAAGCGTATGCTAATGCCGCAAAAGATTTGGGAGTTGAGTCATATCCGGAATTCGTAGTGGATGGTGGTAGTGCCGCAGATTGGAAAAAAGACATTTCCTTGAGAATCCAAATTATCAACCACAAAGATGAGTTGGATAAATTGAGAGCGTTGGAAGCAGAAGCCAAAACATTCTTAAGTGCCGAAGATCAAAAAGGATTGTTCTTCACCAAATTGATGGGTGCCTTAGGTACAGCAGAATAACAAAACCCGATTATGTGAAAGGATCAAAACAGATAAGTTCAACACATCAAATAATCGTCACTAACCGGCCAATGGCCGGTTTTTGTGGCGAATAAAATAAAATGGTTATGGAAATATTTGAAATTACACCGGATTTAGTTGGTAAAGAAATATCTTGTATTATTGGTGGAACAGAAATACCATCCGCCGAAATTTATTTTAGCGGTAATAAATATTTCATAATGAATGATTATAAAAATGGTTATTGGGAGGAGGTTGTTAAAAAATCTGGAACTAATTACAAATATGGGTGGAGTGTATCTAGTGGTTCTGAATCATATTTAAAAACAAATACTGTTTCTAATATTAAATTAATAACTAATGAACCAACATATGAAATATACTGATATATCACAGGTATTAGGTTTTAAATTCAAGCACAGATCTGCAAAACAAGTTTATTCACTATCTTTCATAGATGCAAAACATTCTAATGTTTGTTGGGATACTTGTACTAGTTCTTACCATAATAGTCAAATCCTCGATTATTTCAATGAGGGAATATGGATAATAGTCGATTACGGAACGCAAACCCAAGAACCACAATACGAAATTTATTAAGGTCTTGGATTAATAATATATTATTCGTATATTTACATATAAGATTAAGTTATTAATTTAAAATAAAATAGTTATGTGTGTACTTACCGATATTATCAAACAACCATTATTAGATCAAGAATTAGCTCATTTAGCTTATGATGCTTTCAATACAGGTAAATTTTTAAGTCCTGCTACAGTTATGGTAGTAGCAAACCAAGTTAATCAAATAAACAGCATACCACAATTACAATCATACCTACTTAAAGGTACAGGTTTAACCAAAAAGGAGAGTGGAATATATATAGGTTGTTTATTATTACAATATACAAATCAAATAAATTAATTATGAGTCCAACAAATCCATTTTACGAGTCGGTAAAAGATTTACCAAACAAAGAAGAATTAATCACTGCTTATTTGAAGCAAAAACCAACAGAACGTTGGATTAATTCAGTACCATTCGAAGATATTTTATCTGAATATGAATTGGTAAAGAATAAAACAAGTAAACTATCCGCTCAACAACGTCGATATGTTGAAAAAAGAGCGTTAGCTGGACAATAATATCAAATCCCTACTGATCTCACTTATTATAAAATAGCTAAGCTGTGTAAAGCGTCAGAACTTATAATCTGTTAGAAGCTAAGGTTAAACATTGAATACCTTTGTAAATTACTAAGGAATTAGTAAATAGAGAATAACCGGAAAAGAAATCTATTTAGAGAATGGACCATAATTTACATAAAGATACTAATCCTGAATTGACAGGATGCCAGTCACCCAAAATATTCTATGCTAGATTTGAAGGTGAGAGATGAGCTTAGAGCTGGTGCAGTAATGTTAGATGTGTTGTTTCAATAGAGAGTTGAAACGTCGGAGTTTATGTGGAAAGAGGAAGTCAATGCCGCACAACACAAATGAGTTCTCAGCAAAACAGATATGGTCAGAAAATAACATCTAAAATATTAAAGACCCAATACTGCGTGACCCTACTCTTATTATCTATTTACGTCTCAATACTATCTGGTATTAGTCAGATATAATAAGAAAGAGGGTGCTAAGTTTTTATGCAAAGCAGTTTCACACTTCTGTAAAAAGTGTATTTTTAAGGCATATATTTTTAAAATAATATTCATATATTTACATATTAATAATTTAAAATATCAGAAATGTATATTCAAATCACAAACAAAACCCTCCAAAAACACAATCAAATCCAATCTAAAAAAGAGACAATTGGTTCTGCCGTACGTAAAGCTGGTTGGAAATTAGTTGATTGTAAATTCACGGAAATTCGAGATGAATTAGTCGATACTGTATATCGAGGAGCAGACGGCAAGTCGGTACCGGCAGGAACTCGCCAATACAAATCACGAGCCAAATCAGCCGGAACACTAAACAAACCTATTGGTGTTAAAATGAATACCGCAGTTAAATTATAAACCAAAAACAAATAGTTATGACAAAGTTAAATAGTATTATAAGTGTAGGAATTGGGTTATTATTAGGTTTAATAGTATCTATATATGTAGACACGGTTTTACCAGGAGATGAAGCTGGGGGGAGTTATATTCTCTTTGGGGGGTTACATACATTTATTAATTTAGTAGGTTATATTACTTCAGCATTATTAATTATTGTTCCTGTGGGGAATTATTTATTTAATGAGGGGTTTTCTGATAAATATGATAAAGATGCTGCATTCAAATTCAATTACAAGTCATATATCAAATACGTTATATTACTTTTATTCTTTTGGGGTATTATTTATTTTTATAAACAAACCAAATTTATATATAACCATTCGATACAATACCACAACATATATAACCAAAAAGTCCAAGAGAAGTTAGGATTTTACGATAAGATGTGGAAAACATATTTACAGAAAGAAAAAATAACCAATTTAAATAAAGAAACATTTATACAAGTTACTACCATTATAATGGAGAATCGTAAAGACGGTTCAGGAGTTGCTTGGAAATGGGTGCAGGAAAACCAACAAATACCATATTCTGAATTCACAGAATTTTATAAAGATTTATCCACATTTATTGAATCGCAGCGTGAGGAATATTTTAATATTGAAAAGGAATGTCAAATCATTGCAAATAAAAATAACACATTGCTAGATACATTACCAAATAATTTATATAATAAAATAATTGGTTGTAAACAAATCAATTTCCAATATGGATTCTTATCCAAACAAACAGATAGTGTATTCAAAACACATCATGAAGATATTAAATAAGGAATAGGTCCCGTAAGGGACCTTTCGTATATTTACCCAAATAAAAAGTTATGAATATACTACTTGGGATATATAATACATCCACATTCAAACGAACACTTAATTCATCACATAGTACATTCCCCTTTTCTGAAGTCATATCAAATTGGGATCAAGTATTTAATTGGGGGGTAATACCAGTTGTAAAATTAGCATGTCAAGAATGTAGTTTGATTTATTTCGTATTAGACGACATTAAATTCCCATTACAAACCAAAATTAGTTATACGTGTGCTGAATTAAAATACATCTTATCAACACCACGAATATTAAATAAAACAATATTCATATTGAATGGCGATGAATTGACCGATGAACAATTTAATACTTGGTATAAATTAAATAATAAATAGTTATGAAATATAAAGTAGGTGATAAAATTTGGATTAGGGAAGATTTAATACTCTATAAAGGTTATGATGGTTATAACTTCCAAATCAATTATAAAGAAATTGATATTCGAGGTAAACAAGTTGAAATAACAGATGTTGGTGGAACGTCATATTCAGTTATTGGATATCGAGGTATTACAGAAATTATGATTGACCACGATAAAACAAACAACACATCGACAGAACCTCAATACGAAATTTATTAAATAAAGGACGTAATATTATATAACAACATTCGTATATTTACATAAATAAAAATTTATGACTCGAATAAACACTATACCCGTACAAGAATTATGTGACGCTCATGTACTCGCAGAAATACGCGAAATAACGCGTATACCTAACACAATCAAATCTGGTCGCGCTATTATTAAAGATATACCGCGTCATTTTACCTTAGGTAAAGGACACGTTAAATTTTTCTATAACAAAGTAGGTTATATCGAACGTCGCTACAATGAACTCGTTATTGAATGCCGTAATCGTGGATTTAACATTGAAGACAAATCAGATTCATTTTCGGATATACCTAAACATTTAATGAATGATTGGACACCCACACCAGAAAGTGTTCGATTAATTCAAGAGAGAATACAAGAACGATTGAGTAATATGAAATATGTCAAATTTTATGGAAAAGAGAAATAAAAATATACACGTATTACCAACGGATAAACCAAGTAAGCTATTTATAGGTAGAGCTAAAAAAGAACTATTTGTATTTGATGAACTTGCAAATAATGTACCTCCAATAGGTCAAAACCAAAACATTTACATCACTTCTGATGAAGAAATTACTAATTGTGATTGTTATGTAATTAATGTAGTTGGCGAAATAAGTAGAAGAACTGTTTTTAAACCTATAAAAGTTACAGAGGATATTGTTAGAAAAGAACCTCTTATTACTTATCCTAATGGTGGATGGTGTAAAAAAATAATCCTAACAACAGACCAAGACTTAATCAAAAATGGTGTACAAGATATTGATGATGATTTCTTAGAGTGGTTTGTTAAAAATCCAAGTTGTGAGGAGGTTGAGATTAGATATACTTTTGATTTTAATAGTAAAGCTGTAATAATCATTCCAAAAGAAAAACCTAAACAAGAAATCACTATTGAAGAAATAGAACAGCAAATTACTATAACAGAAGCAAGAGGGGAAAGAGTTGTAAAATATCTTGATAAGTATATAGGTCAAAGCATATATAATGAAATTGCTCTTGCTATTGAATTTGGTTATCAATTAAAATTAGAAGAAGATGAATAAACAAGAAACACTTGAAGAAGCTGCTGAAAACTATAATTTGAATACTATTAATGCTTTTGGCGATTATAAATCATTTATTGATGGTGCTAAATGGCAACGAGAAAGAATGTATAGTGAGGAAGATTTAAAAAATGCTTATAATGCTGGAATGGCTAATGAATATAAATTTCAACAGAAATATACACAAAGAACTCCTTTTAGAGTATGGTTTGAACAATTTAAAAAGAAATAATATGTGGTGTATAAAACCTAATAATTTACAAGAACAACAATTCATCGGGAAATGGTTTGATGAAAATAATTCACTGCCAGCACGAAAGAATAATTTTTATAAAGATAGTAAAATTACTGATATGTATTATGTATTTGGTAAAGGTAAAGGAGATGTATTTTATTCAAGACCATTTGGTAAAATATATACCTATCGAGAATTCACCACCGAATTTATAAATAAAAATATCGAACCACAATATGAAATATATTGATACAAACTCCTCCTCCACCATGTCCCCCATTCTCTGATTGTTGGTATGAATTACATCCCGAATATCCACATAAACCCGAAGCAGTGCCAATAGATAGTTGTGTATATCAAATGGTATTACTATTATTAATAGTATTTTGGGTAAGGAATAAATTTATATAAATAATACTCGTATATTTACAGTATAAATTAAAACAAATAGTTATGGAATTGTCTAAAATACAAAAGCTAAGAATATCTGTTCGTATTATTAACGCACTAAAAGAAAATAAACACCCTTTGTTTTATATCAATGAATACGGAAGTGATCTTAATAAATTAATAGCAACTAAATCGGGAATACCTCTTTCTTACAACAGGGAAGCCGGAATGATTGAAATTAATGAATATATTTTATTAACTCAAGAAGATTGGGAAATGGAATTGGTAAGAAAAGAAATGGGGGATAGAAGACGATTTAATCACAGTGTTAAACGATTTCAGGAATTCGAACAAGTTGGTGAAGAATTAATAGCGCAAACCAAAGAATTCGAAGACACAAACATTCCAAAATCAGGACCATGCAAAACATTGGTTGGAGAAATATTCAGAGCAATCCAATACATTCAGTATAGAGCACACAACGATGGTGATCAGTGGTTTATAATTGACAGCCCAACATTTTTATCAGGTATGTTTTTACAATCCATGATTGATGAATTAAATTGGTCGAGTGATTCGTATAACGAGGAAACAGGACAACATAAATTCCAATTTACAAATAAATTTGTGAAGGAGAATAGTTGGGAGGGGAGAATATCAAACACTATTGAACACTCATTAGCCAAAGATGCTGATTTCATTAAGTATCAATTAATGGATTTACTAACAAATGGTAAAATCAAAGATGTACCTAATATATACGATTCAAGAAATTTTATTAAATTAAATAAGGTCGAAATCTATTAATAATATATTCGTATATTTACAGTATAAAATAAAAATAGTTATGAAAAGAATAGATGAATTGGGAATATTGATTAAAGACACCAAATGGTGGATTAATCTTTATGCAGATGAACTTAAATCATCAACAACACACAAACCACTTCGACAATTGAAAGAGAAAATAGAACAATTGGATTTGTATTTAAAGGAAATGGATTCACTTAAATAAATAGCTATGAAATTATTTCTCTATCGATTATTGGTTATAACCTATCTAATAGCAAGTTTGCTCATTTTGGGTTTGTGTATAGGTTTTACATTTTGCTTTGAGATGAAAGATTTTCATTGGTGGTATGCGGTAATAGTATACCCCTTAGGTTTAGTAATTATGGCTAGTCAACAACAAATATTTGAATGGATCGAAAAAAACAAAATATTATAATATGAAAATAGGTGATACAATTAAAATTGGTGAATATGAATCAATAATTCATAGTAGTTATGGATTTTATCTCCAAGACAAAAATAATCTAAACGATAGAATATTCACCCAGTTTGGAATTGATGAAAAAGAATTACATGAATTTAGTACATCAAAATATAAAAATTACGGTGTATTCCCTGTATGTAAAACATTAGACGAATTGCAAAACATGATTAATTATATTAAATCTAAAGAAAACAAAGTTATGAGACAAATTACAGCAAAACAGGCACAATCCATCATCAACATTGCATGCCCTGCATGGAAAAAAGACCTAGCAGAAGGTTGGTCAAAACAAATTGTATTGGGAGAAGACGTTCAAATAGCAGATACATTTTATAAACAAATGCGCTCTGCATGCACACCACCCCAAAATGAACTGTTCGACAAAATATTCGGAGCAGAAGAACTTAAATACAGTGTAGGTGATTACTTATATTGTATTAAAGATGTTGTTATGGGTACGGGTGATACACAGTTTTATCAAGGCAAAGTATACAAATCTGAAAACAACAACAATTTAACAAACAACTCAGGTAACAAGAATCACGGAGCACCAGGTAGTTGGGCAATAAAACACTTCAGACATGCTACTGGTCAGGAAATAGCTAAACATTTAACACCTGTATTGAAAGAAGGAACGTTGTGTTTAGTTTCCGATACTAAGAATGATTGGTTCCCGAGATATGCAGATGGAGAAGGTGGGTTTTATATAGATGGAGAAAAGTCGGGCTCTTCAAATAGATGGGAATATTTCATTGTGTTTGATGAAGAAAATATTAATAAAGTGGTGGAAACCGGCCGATAAGAGGGGGAATAAAGGGTAGGTTGTTTTGAGGTGGGGGGAAGGGAGATTGTGAGGAATGGACCAGGTCGGACCGGTTTAGAATTCATTCATGTTCTCCCCACCCTTTTCCTACCCTCTCGAAAATATATAACGGTAAAACAACACAATAACAAATACACCTTATATAAAACACAGAACGTAGTACAAACATAAGAACAGTACAGAATTAACGCATTAAATAATTGAATAACGGTAAATAAATTGTGTATATTTAAAACAGTATTCGCAGGGAACAGGAGAAATTACATATTTATACATGAATAACATGTTGTTACCAAGAAGTAAGGGGAGAACATTGTAACGGAACCTAAGTAACGTTAAACGGAATTAGAACGGCTAATTAAGAATCACAGGTCATGAAAACAACGAATTACATAATAGAATATTGGTCAGACTCGTATAGTCCCTGGAATATAATTAAGTAATGTTATGAAGATGCATTAAAATAAGTAAATTATAATAAACACAACGCAAACGGTTGCGACCTAGTAGGAGTTGAATAAAAATAAGGAACGACCAATACAATACTTTAATATTTTTCAAAAGAAATACATATATTAAAGGTTTCTCTGTCTAAACTAAGGTCGAAATATATTAATTATGTATTCGTATATTTACAATATAATAATTAAATAATCAGTTATGAAAAGATCAAATTTTGTATTCGTTATGGTATTACTTATGATTGCATGTGCAGCATTAAGTTCATGTTCAACTTGTCATTCAAGACGTAAAGCACAAAATAAGAAATGGTATTGCTATCAGGACAAGGAAAATATTTACATACAACATATTAATCAAAATCATTTAGATTAAGGAATAGGATTTATAATATACTAATCGTATATTTACACTGTAAGATTAAGTAATACGAATTATAATTAATAAAAACATTTTAAATAGGGTCGTTGATATTAAAATTAAAGTTCGTATATTTACAAAATAAGATAATTAATAAAGTATAACAATTTAAAACAATTAAGGTCATGAACAAATTTCAAACAAACACAGAAGTAGGTAACGGAATTAAAAAATTCGATTACAAAGCGTTAGTAGCGGAAGCGAAAGCATTAGGTTTAGATACCAAAGGTAAAGCGGCAGAATTAGATACCCGAATCAATGAGTATCATATTGCAAACCCACCAGCAGAAGCCGCTGTTGAAGAAAAGGTTGAACGTAGAGGTAGACCAATCAACCCAAATTCACCTCGTCAAATTCGTTTAAGTCAGGTTAATATGGGGAAAAGAGGTAGACCCGCCGATCCAAACAGTGCCTGGAATATCAAACAAGCTGCTATTCAAGCCAAGAAAGATGCCGCAGCAGCTGAAGGTAAAGAATTAAAATTGGGTAGAATGATCGACCCGAACAGTGCAAGACAAAAACGACTTGCATTGAAAGGAACATTGCCATTAGGTAGACCTAAAGCGGTTGTTGTTGAAGAACCAGTTGTTGAAGCGGTAGATGCAGATGCAGTAGCCGTATTGGAAAGTATGTTAGATGGAGGAACCGAAGTGTAAGTAATTCCAATATAATAATTCCATCAGCACCTAATTTAGGTGCTTTTGGTGGCCAAAATTAAATTATAGTTATGTCAAGTAAAGATATTAAAACAATGCTTAACCAAATTGGTTATGACAAATCGTTAGTAACAGTATTAGGTAATAACAATTGGAAAATTAATATAACAGGGGAATGTCATGTGCAGGAAATTAAAGATATGTTTAATGTAGTGAAGTGGGAATATGAGGGGAACAAAGCGGTATTTTATATAACGGACGGCCAATAGGCCGTCTTCGTTTTTCATGCGTTGATGTCCATCAGCGGGCCGATTGTTCAGGAGGAAGGCATTAGACCGGAACACAGACTAACAACACCTTTACAAACCAACCGAAAAGTATATACATATATCCGGAATTGGCCAATTTAATCATAGTTCCGCAATACCAAAATCTCTCGAAAAAAAATTTTAAAATCCCAAATTCGAAATTAGGTTTTTAAATTGGACTTTCGTATATTTACAACATAAATTAATAAATGTTATGGAAAAAGAGTTTATACCTTATGAACAAGCATTAGCTTTAAAAGAATTAGGATTTAATGAACCTTGTCTAGGTTATTATATTGAATTAAGAAATCCACAAGAAGGTATTCTTACTATTGATAAGTGTGAAAATAACATTGATGGTGTTTTAGCACCTCTTTATCAACAAGCTTTTAGATGGTTTAGAGAGAAGTGTAATTTAAATGCTAACGTATATAAATGGCAACCTGATTTTTCTAAATCAATGGGTCATTTAGAATGGGAAGGTTCTGTTACTCATTTTACTGAAAAAAAGTAGGAGGAAGTGAATATTTCAATACCTATGAAGAAGCAGAAATATTCTGTCTTAAAAAATTAATAGAAATAGTAAAAGATTATGCATAAACCAAAACCCATACTAAAAGGGAAGAAAGTAATTAAATTACGTTTAATTAAAGAATATGATGCCAACCATTCACGTCAATTCCCAACAACATTAAAAGTTGGTGATATAACTTGGGTTTATAAATCAGACTTACATATAAACAGTAAAATCAACATTAAATACGAGAATTATTGTCTTATAGAAGGAAATATATATGGAGGGAATTTTAATTTTGATTACTTTGAAATTGTTCGAGATGAACCACAATACGAGATATATTAATGAAAATATTCAACGCAGAATTTAATGGTATTTATCCCGTAGGTAATTGTTGTATAATTGCGGCGCATAATATAGATGAGGCCAGAATTATCGCATTAAATACCATAATACATACTGATGAAATTGAAATATCAGAGATCAATATTGATGAACCTAAAGTAATAATTTATTTAAGTGGTGATTATTAATGAATAAAGAAAACTATAGAAAAGAAAGAGAAAAAATGGAGAAGAGATACAAATACGGAACATACTTTTTAATTAGTCTTATACTTTTAATAGGAACAGGATTTTATATTTTACTATCATAATGGCAATTATTACATTAGAATTAAATCGTAATGATTTTATACCTGAATATTTTAATCGTTATGAAAAAGGGTATATAAGAATAAGTAGAGCAATATTAAAACCAGAAATTGATAAGTTATATGACATAGCTGATATAGTCTATATATACTTAGGACAGGATAAACATTTTTTAAAGAATAAAATATGAAACAAGTAATGATTGAAGGAAAACTAGTTGAGTTTTCTACGTTTGATAGTCGTCAAACATTAACGGAAGAAGTAAATCCAAATTTTATTGGATATTTTACAACATATTATGAAAATGGAGTTGAGAAACATCTCCCTAAACCTGCTAAATTTTATCGCTAATGGAGTATCCAAAGAAAATTAAGGCATTAGTAGATTATCCTAATGGTGGTGCTGTACGTAAGGGAGAAATAGGGATATACACAGGTGATTTATGTTATTATAATTTTCCCTCACAAAAACATTATGGTGTTTATATTGATCTAATAGGTACTAAATATGAAATTGTTGATGAACCACAATACGAGATATATTAATATACGTAGGAAATAATATAAATAAAATAATGAGTACAAAATATAAATTAATACAAGGGTATCCAGGATTTGAATATTTAGGGATGATTGCTGAAAAGAGTGGGATTAGTTCTATTAAATTTACTAGAGGTGATGAAAATTTGGAATGAATGTTCTTCTGATGGAGACATCTTTACGAGATATATTTCTACCCAACCAAAATATTGGGAACCAATTATTGAATTAGAATATGAAATTTTAGAATTATTATGTTATAATCATAAAAACCCATATGTATTACACCCTAATGGGAAGTATGCTTTTAAAGATGAAGAATGGTATTGTAGTCTTGAAGAAGCTATTAAACACTTCCCAATAATCAAATCAGTTAAAAGATTGAGTGATGGAGAAGTATTTTCTATTGGAGATAAAGTAAAAGAAACAATTACAGGAACTTGTAAAGGATGGGATATTAGTGAATTTACATATAAAGATACTAGATGTTTTTCTGCGGGTGTTAATATAAACAATATAGAAAAATATAAAGGACCTTTATTAATTACAGAAGATGGATATGAAATATATGATGAGAAACAGCTATTGTGGGACACTTCAGATAATAATTGGAATTTTTTAGAAAAAACAGAAGCTAAATATTTTCCTATATTTAATTCTACCCACAGAAAATGTTGGTATAAAAAGGAAAATGCCCAGAATTATATTTTTATGAATAAACCTTCCCTTAGTTTAAATGATTTATTAAGTGTTTGGGGAGAGGATGAAGATTCTAAAAAATTTTATAAATCATCTTTATTATTCAAAAAATTTGAAAATTTAGCAAAATCTAAAAGATGATAGATAAAGAACAGGAATTAAAAAGTGAGGAACATACTAATAATTATTGTGTTCCTGATTGGAGTACGGTTCATTGGACATCTATAGAAATGATGGAGAATTATTTTAAATTAACTCCATATCGTAAGGAAGACATTCTTATGAATTTTAGAAATACTATTAAAAATGGATATACCCTAATTAAACAATCAGAAATTGATTTACTCAAAGAGGAAATAGCATATTTATACAGAACAATACAATCACAATAATATGAAATTTAAAATAGTAGAAAATGATTCTCCCTCTACTCCAAGAGAGATGGCTGAATTGGATTATCTTTTAAAACCATTGGATGGTTTTACTAAAGAAGACATAATTAAAGCTTTAGAAAATAGAGATAATTATGGGGAATTTTTAATTAATACTCGCAATAAAAAAGAAGTAGAAGCTGCCATAATAAAGCATTTTGGTCCAAATTTACCTACACATAAACGTCCATTAGAAAAAAAACAGGGATTTCCATTTCCTCCTAAAACGAGACAGGCTATGGAAGATTTGGTAAAAAGTTTTGATGGTAAACCAAATTTACTTACATATGAAGTAAAAGAGGAGGGGATATTATTTCCAACTTCGAAAAACAATTCTCAAATTACAACAGAAAAAATAATTAAAACGGTTTTAGGTAATGCAGGAATTAAATATAAGTTAGAAAAATATGAAAATATTAAAGAATATTCTTTAAAAAATTTAATGAAATAATTAGGTTTTTGAATTTGAAATTCGTATATTTACTCAAATAAATAAAAAACAAATAAATATTATGGAAGAAGCTGAAATTAATGAACCATGTATGAGTCAAATAAAATGCAGTGAATATGTTCCTACTAGAAGTGAATGTCTGAGAGATTATGAAATTAGAATTAAATTTCTTACAATTGGATGCATAGTGGAGGTAGGATGCAAATCAATTCCATTTACTACAATTAAAGAAGGAATGAAAGCTTTGAATGAGTATGTTGAAGACCCAAACAAAGTTAGGAAAATTTGGGAAGAAAAATTCCAAAAAGGAGAATAAAAAAATATTTAGGTAAGGATAGGTTTTCTATGACCGATAATAACATAGAATAGGCGTGTTGATAGTGGTAACCTCTCAACAGTACCCGATTAAGTTCAAGGATAGATAAAGGCCAGTACGGGAGTGACTCACACGCGGAATTCTCTCAACCTCATTGGATTAAAACCCATAGTAGCCCGGTACGACCAGAGTGCGGTTCCTTACCTAAATTTTATAATTTAAATATTATGTATAAAGAAGGAGATAAAGTATTAATTAAATATTCGGGTGAAAGATGTTATGGCGATATAGGAGATACTCCTATAGAAGCTACTATTATAGGATATCATACAGATTTTATTGATGAAGACATGAAAATGCGTAAGGGGGCATATAAATCATATAACACCTTTAAAGATGAAAAGGGGCAAATATTTTCATTTTGTAGTGACATACATGAAAAATATATAATAAAACTTCTTGAACCTACTTATGAAATTTATTAGGATTACTAAATATTTATTCATATATTTACGAAGTAAGATTAAGGTATATTACCTTAATATTTTAAATAAAATAATTAATACAAGGGAAGGATAAAAATATTAATTTTTAATTTTCTTTACCATATTTATAACCACATAATAAGACATGAAAAATTATAATAACATACAGGCATCGTTTAGAACGCTAAATCATAGTGATTGGTCCGGTATGTCTATTTATAATAAAGTAGTGTTAAAACCGGAAACCCAAGGAGGAATCGGAGTTTGATAGTAGTAATTTAAAGATACTATTCGAATCCGTTCCAAAAGAACGGATTTTTTATTTAAACATGCCTCTGTAGTATAAAAGCAATTATGTCTGTTTTGTAATCAGAAGAAGAGGGAGCGTTACCTTCCAGAGGCTCAAAATTGAAAAATTTATTAAATTAAATTTGGATATTAAAATTTTAAATCGTATATTTACGATGTATTAAAATAAATACGTTAATTGACATTTCGAGAATATTGGAAGATTAAGCCGAGTTGGTCTAGCGGCAGCGCACTTGAAATGCGTCAGTCCTTAAAAGGGTGTATGGGTTCGAGTCCTATATCTTCCGCAATTTTGCCTGTTCGTATAAAGGTGGTACAATGCTCTTTGACAGCATCGGAGGAGGATCGTTACCTCCACAGGCAACAAAAATCTTAACAGAATAAAAAGTGTCTTAGGACCACGCGTATTTGGGCAGTTAAGTGAGTTTTTCAATTCTCGCAAAAATTGAAATTATTCGGGTGGTATAGGAGTCAAGTTTATCTAGCTTACCTTGGACGTAAGAGCACGCGGGAGCGAAGCCCGCTCACCCGACGAGTGAGACTGTTATTAATTTATAGATGGCTTGGGCCTTGCATAGAATTAAAAAACTCAGGGTTTCGCACTTATACTGTGAATAGGAAAGTGCCCGAACGCCCTTTAGGCTTTAAAGTGAAGCACGATACTTTTAATATCGGGAAGTAGGAGCATTACCTACAGGGGGTACAAAAGAGATACACAGGCCATTCCTAACTCTATAAAATGGGCCTACTTTACCTTGTTGGTGTAATGGTAGCGTAATTGTTTTACATGCAATAGGCAGTGGTTCGATTCCACTACGAGGTACGAATATGGTTTCACACTTATACAGATTTACCAGGAAAGTGTATTTGCCCTATTAGCTCATTGGTTAGAGTCCGAAGCTTATATCTTCGTTGTAGTTGGTTCGATCCCAACATAGGGTACTAAGGGGACAACAGGCAAGGTGCCGAGCAGGTCTGTAAAACCTCACTGGGTAGGTTCGATTCCTACTGGCCCCACTAAAATAAATATTATGAGGACAATTGATTTTCCTCCATGGTAGCTAATTAGCTATTATGGAAACACAAATCAGAATTTGGAGAGTAACACCCGTTCAGAACGGAAGTCAAGCTCCCACTTATTTCGTTGAAACAACAGATAAGGATCGTAGTAAAGCAGAAGCTAATGCATTAAAATTAGCACAAGCAAAAACAAGATTGTCTAACTTTAGTAATTGGAATTTAATACTTGAACGTTGTAACGTTAGAGTAGATAAATTTGGTCGTTATATAAAACACCACCAATAACTAATAACGCACTGAAGTGATTGCCGGCCACACGCCTCGGTCCTTAACGCGAAATCGTTCGCGATCATTTGGACAGACCGGAATTTGGGGATTAAGCTAATCTAGTGAAAGCGCTAGCCTGAAGAGTTAGAGAGATCGGAGCGTAACCGATAGTCCCCACCAATTGTAAGTCACAGGTAATCAGCAGTGATGGATATAAATTTATCGAGGACTCGACGGAGTATGTAGGATAATTACTGATTATTGGATCTGTAGCTCAAAGGCAGAGCGGCTATTTGTTAGGTAGCGGGTTGAGATTTCGAAATTCTCCAGGTCCTCGACGTTTCGGGTAATGCCGAACGATAAATGACCAACGGATAGACGTTTGACAATTCGGAAAGACGAATATTATTCCTCAGTAGCTAAATGGTGAAAGCGCTTGTCTGTTAAACAAGAGATATGTAGGTTCGAGCCCTACCTGAGGAGCAAAATTACTAAAATAAATAAAAAGTGACCTGGTGTCAGGAAATGACGACCGCAATAAAATATTCGCAGGAGGACTACCTGCTTTAGTAATTAAATTAGGCGTATCATCTAAATGGTTAGGATACATCGCTGATACCGATATAATCCCAGTTCGAATCTGGGTATGCCTACAAAATAGAGAATGTACTAACTAGGAGTTGGACCTGTTTGCTAAACAGTGTGTGCGTAATTCGCATGGGGATCGTGACCTCTTTTCTCTGCAATACCGAATGATCAAGGATCAAGAATGGCTCATATCCAATCTTAGACTAGAGCGTTACTAGTATTCGGTACAAATTAGAGTGGTGAAATGGTAAACACCTAACTTAGACATTAGATCTAAGGATATGGCTGAGGATGAAATAAACTTAGTGTTGGTTCGAGTCCAATCTTTAATTTATATGGTGTTTGAAGCTTTTTAGTGAAGTGGCTGTTTGTGAAGCAGAGGAAGACGGGGCGGTACCGTTCTTACACCCAACCCGTAGGAAGCCTATCATGACCTGAGTAGGATGGAAACTCGGATATCAGGTCTTTATGCACTTATAGCTCAACTGGATAGAGCAATTGATTACGAATCAATAGATTGTAGGTTCGAGTCCTATTAGGTGTTCAAAATGCCCTTATAGTTTAAAGGAAGAACATATCTCTTCTAAAGATAGAATCTTGGTTCGAGTCCAAGTAGGGGTTCAATAAGGTTGGGATAGTAGGTACCTAAATTACGTATAAAAATCCATTATATGACTAATAGGAAAGACTATAATTGCGTCTGTGGTGTAATCGGTAACACATTTGCTTCCAAACCAAAAATAGAGGGATCGTAACCTTCCAGGCGCGCTAATAAATTAATTATGAAAAAGAAATTCGACGCTCATTAGGTTTAATAACCTAAAATGAGTAAAAATGAGTGCAAATAGATATAGATATAATAAAGCTATCAATAATAAGGAGTACAGAATAACATATTTAAATGATTTATACCCTCCATATTGGGAAGAAGGCCATAGAGTAAAGAAATCAGGATTATATGGTCAAGAATATAGAGAATATCGTTCTTGGAAATATAATAGAAAAACACAACATAAGTTATGAATAAGAAAACATTAGTAATAGATTCTAGTTATATAGCTAGAAGTATAATAAATGCAGATAGGGCTTTTGTTATATCATATAAAGGAAATGCAGAAGTAATTGCAGAACATGATGAAAGTTTCAAACTTGTTAATCCATTACTTGATATTAAAAAACCATCTATTATTCGAGTTCATAAATATGTTAATCAACAATTCCAAAAAGTTCCATTTTCACGTGAAAATGTTTATAAAAGGGATAATTACGAATGCGTTTATTGTGGATGTGATAATAGAAAAACATTAACATTAGACCACGTCCAACCAACATCAAAAGGGGGTAAAAACACATTTGAAAATGTTGTTACAGCATGTAGAAAATGTAATGGGGAAAAAGCAGATTTAACGTTAGAAGAATATGGTAAAGAAATACCTCAACCAAAACGCCCACATTATCTTATGTTATTAAAAAGTGTTGATGATATACCTAAAAATTGGGAAAAATATTTACTTTTTTAATAAAAGAAATAAGTAAATTTATTAAAATAAATTTGGTTTACTAAATATTTATTCATATATTTACGAAGTAAGATTAAGGTTAAGGTTAATACCTTAATATTTATATAGAAATTTAAATAATTAGCTCAAATAGTAAGAGCCCGAATTTTTAGTAATGTAATTTTATTCGGAGATATGATACAAAAACATATTATTTAAAATGGGTTTAAGGCTGATGGTTAAGCCTCTAGTTTGCAAAACTAAGAGTTTAGAGTTCGATCCTCTATAAACCCTCAATTAAGAGTCGACCCTCTATTACAATGTAACTAGAGGACGCTACCGAAATTGATAAGTGATCTTACATAAGATAAAATAAGGAGATTGTCAGTTCGAATCTGACCTGGGCCTCGGACTGAGGTTCGGTAGTGTAAGGGTAACACACCTTAAATGCCTCAGTGGTGGAATTGGTAGACACGACGGTTTTAAGCGCCGTTCCGAAAGGGTGTAGGTTCGAGTCCTACCTGGGGTACAAATTATTTACAGGGTAGAAATGTCGCGCTTCGTTAGAACTCGAGATAACTAATGGAGAAATGGATAGAAATGCGGTAGGTAAATCCTCTACCCTGTAAATAATTTAAATAAGCCTTTGTGGGCAAATAGAAAAGCCGCTTGTCTTAGAAACAAGAGATTTTGTCGGGGCAGGACCGACCAGAGGTACAAAGATAAATAGATCACACCTAGGGTTAGTGATAATTTAAAGGGTCTCATTTAGTATATAAGGCTAAAGTTTATCTTATTTGCGTTATAAGAATTGTTGGTGGTTTGTCTCTCTTCCAAAGAGAAGGATCCGGTTCGAACCCGGAATGACGCTCTTTTTTTGATATTTAATATTCCTTTCATATATTTATAATAAATTAAAATTGTATGAGCATATTAAATAACAAAAATTTATTAGAACAAGTATTAAAAGATAATAATACTAAAAAAGATGTTTTAGTTTCTTTTGGTTTACAACCTTGGGGTAAAAATTATAAAACTTTAGACTATTACATAAATTTTTTTAATCTAGATAATTCTCATTTCTTAACTAGAAAGGAAATTTTTGAAAAATCAAATGTAAAATTAAGTAGAATAATATCTTTTGAAGATATATTTTGTAATCCAACAAAATCTAAATTAAATAATCAAGATATGAAAAAAAGATTATTAATTTTAGGTTTAAAAGAAGATAAATGTGAAGATTGTGGTATTGAAAATGTTTGGAATAATAAACCAATAATATTACAATTAGATCATATAGATGGGAATAATCAAAATAATGAGATTATTAATTTAAAAATAATTTGCCCTAATTGTCATTCTCAAACTAAAACATTTGCAGGTAGAAATAAAAAGGGGTATTCAAAAGCTAAAGAAGATAAAATTAGAATATTAAAAAATAATTCTAATAAAATATTAAAATTAGAACAAATTAAACAACAATTAATAGAATCTAATATAGATTTTACTAAAAAAACTTGGGGGATTGAGGTAAGTAAATTACTAAATAAATCACCTCAATATTGTTTAAAATTTGTAAAACAAAATTTTCAAGATATTTTAAAATAAATTTGGATATACAAATTTTAAATCGTATATTCACGATATAATAAGTTATAAGCGTAAAAGATAGAAAGGTAAATCTTACATGATTAAAATAGAATTAATAACTTTATGTTATTACGAATGTAGTTAGTTTGGTAATGGCTAGACGCGGGAACCACCAAAAACCTCTATAACTTATTAAATTTGGCCCGTTCGTCTAAAGGCAGGACATTTGATTTTCGATCAAAGAAAGACGGATCGTTACCGTCACGGGCTACATAGTTACTGGCCCTGAAGCTGCTAATAGGAAGAGCGTCGCATTTGCACTGCGAAGGTTGCGGGTTCGAACCCCGTCAGGCCCACGATTTATGCAGTTACACCTCGTGGCGAATGAGGGAGTTTCGATTTTTACAAAATGGAAATTCTAGTACGAAATCGCCAAATTCGAGATAAGGTCCACTGGTGAAGGATGACGCACTGTCTATGCGTTCGAAGAGAGTTCGAATCTCTCTATCTCGGCAATTCTATTGAAGAAATTTGGGTTCGAGTTTTATTTTCGTATATTTATATCAAAATATAATATTATGAAAATTAAATATAGTAAAGAAATTTTAGAACCTATTATCAAAGATAGTACTAATTTTAAAGAAGTTACATTAAAATTAGGATTATCTTATTGTAATGGTTCATTAAAAAGACTTAAAGGTGAAATTGAAAAATTTAATATTAATATTTCTCACTTCCATTTAAGAGTAAATAGAAATATATTATCTGATGGAGAATTGTTTGTTAAGGATTCCAAAGTAGATAGAACTGTTATAAAAAATAGAATTAAAAATAAAGGATTAATTCCTTATATTTGTGAATGTTGTGGGCAAGATGAAAATTGGAAAGGTAAAATAATGCCTTTAATTTTAGATCATAAGGATGGGATTAATAACAATAATGAATTATCTAATTTAAGATTCTTATGTTCTAATTGTGATTCTATTCAGGATACTTACAAGAGTAAAAATAAAAATGTAAGTCAAATAAGACGAGTATCTAGAGATAAAGTTATAAAAGACCATTTAAATATTGAAAGGATAAAACAAAAAGAAATTGATTTACAATTAAAAATATTTAAAATAAAAGAATCTAATATTGATTTTTCTAAACAAGGGTGGTTAATAGAATTAGGAATACTAATGAATTGGTCACCACAATATTCAGGTAAGTTTGTAAAAAATAAAATTCCAGAAATATGGGGTGTTTGTAAAAAACATAAAAGTAAAATAAAGGAGTAATTAACCTTTATATGATGATTTGCAAGTCATCGATTGATTATGGTGTAAAGGTGCACATTTGAACGTAGTAACTTAGATAAACTTTGTGAACGGGGAGACAGGTTTAAGGTTCGAATCCTTATTAATCAGCAACAAATGGCGGGCGGAATCGGTTGGTATCGAGGGTAGTCTCATAAGCTACACGAATGTGGTTCGACTCCACAGCGTCGCAACTAGAGCGTTTTATTGTACTATGCTATTTAGAAATTGATTATCGAAAAATCAAAGATGAGAATAATAGTAGGGTTTAGTTTGATTTTTTCCTTTAACAAAGTCAAACCTTTAGAGTTTTAAAGTATACTTTTGGGTGAAAAAGAACTTTTAAAGGAAAGTATCTCTAAATACTTTCCAACTTAGGTCCGTTATCTCAACTGGTAGAGAAGCGCGCTCATAACGCGAAGGTTGCGGGTTCAAATCCCGCATGGACCACAATTAACTATATTAAATTAAGATTATGAAAAAGAATTCACTTTCTACAAAGGGATTATCTATGTCCCAAGCACAATCAATATCAAATCTTTGTAATCAAAGAAGTAGAGATATTACTGCTAAACTTTCTAATATCAATAATTATTCTCGAAAATTAACAATTAATAAAAGGGAATATATTGAAACTACTAAAAATGAAATCCCTTCAAATATTGTTTCTCTTTTGAATGAGAAAGCATCATTGCATGCTACTCAAGCATTTTTGATGGAAAATATTAAAGCAAAAGATGATATAATTCAATCTATTAAGAATGAAAAATTTGATTATAGTAATATAATCCCAGAACCAGAACATCCTGAGACTCATTTTTTGAAACCAAAACCTTTAGTAGACGAAAGTTGGGGGTGGGAACAATTAAGTTCGGGAGATTATAATATGTTTTTAGAAGCGGAAGCATATGCTGCTCATATCGGTCAATTTATTCATAAAGGAGGTACTTTAGATAAATTAAGAACAGAAATTCCAACGATAAAGACATTAGAATTTATGGAGATTGAGGTTGGTAAGAAATCACCAATGTTAGTTGAAATTCACCACACTTCAGAACAACTTCTTAAGATACATGAAGAATTATCTTCATTACATAGAGGATATGAACAAAAAGTAAACTATTTTAAATCTAAAATTAAAAACTTAGTTACGTCCCAAAACTCATATATTTCTCAAGAAAATGCAATGCAACAATCAGAAATTAATGAGAAAAATAAGATTATACTAGAAGATTATAGTAGAACTTATAAATTATGGTTAGCCGATGCTCAAAAAGCTACTCATGATTTTGAAAGCAAACGTCAAAAGAGAATTGAGGAAGCTATTTTATTAAAAATTGATGTTGATATTTTATTTCAACCAGTAGTAGATATATTTTTAAAACAATTAGAATAATATGGTATTGAAAAGATAAAAGCATAAGCCTATATCTTTAGATTTTATGTTGGGATTAAAGTTATTTATAATTATATGATATATAAACTAACAGCAAAATAAGGGGACTTAATTGTCCATTGATAACTTCGCTTCTTCTAAAAACAACCCAAAACTGAGATAGAACTCCCTAGTTAAACATGTTACTTAAGTGAAATTATGGTTGAGCCATAATGGATAAGATTAAAAGTGGTTAACGAAAGAGACTTAGTTTTTGATTTTGCCTTTGAAATAGAAGAAGGTCTTTGATTTAGTTTTTAGTTTTGTTAACGTCTATATCACTTTAATTCCCAACAACATATTTATATAAGAGTCCTTGAGAAATCAAGGACTTTCTTAGTTTATATAAAACAATTTTCGTATATTTACAAAGTAGAATATTAATAATTAACCATTTATAATATGAATCCCGAATGGAATAAAATATATATGAGACTAGGATTAAATAGTCTTCCCAATTTAAATAAATGGGTTTTAATAAAAATAGAAAATATAAACCAAAAAGAAATATATAAAGCTAAATTATTAAAAGATGAATTGCCTGTTATGAGTATTGATGAACAATATTATTGGGAAATAGAAAATTTAGGTTGTTTTAGTTTAATAGAACCAGATTACTGGACAGAATTATAAATATAAATAAAGATTATGAAAACATTGGGAATTAGTTTAGTATTAATAGTATGGATGATAATGACGTTTATATTAGCAATAAGTTTAGTAGGAATAGTTGTTTTAGTACGGGAAGATTCAAACTGTGAATATTGGAAAGGAGAAATAGGTGAATCTAATTGGTTTAAAATTGGAAAAAGTTTAACAAGAAAATTAATAGAATAATGAGTGTGTTTTTCATATCCGACCCCCACTTCCATCACAAAAACATGGCTATTAAGAGAGGTTTTTCTTGTGAGGAAGAAATGAATGAACAAATAGTATATAATTGGAATGAAGTCATTTCAAAAAGAGATATGGTTTATATTTTAGGTGACATCACTATGGAAAAGAACAAATATTCTATATTAGATAGACTTAAAGGTGATAAGATAGTAATACTAGGTAATCATGATAAATTCCAACACGTTCCTGATTTATTAAAATATGTTACTAAAGTAGGAGGAATGTTAAATTACAAAGGGCAATATTTATTAACTCATTGTCCTGTTCATCCAAACGAATTAGATTATAGGTTTTCTTATAATATACATGGGCACGTGCATGAAAACACGTTAAACGATCCAAGATATATAAATGTATCTTGTGAAGCAGTTAATTATAAACCAATAGAATTCAGTCAATTACATTTTATACATCAATTATGAGATTTAGAATAAAATATCAATTACCGAATGGGAAACTATTTATAGATAAATTAATTTTTGCTAAAGACGATCATGATGGAATTAGAGTAGCATCAGATCAATTTGAATATTATTTTAATAAAGCTCAAAGACATGGAATGTCATTTAATACTTCTTTACAAGTGAGAGAAGGTAAATTAATAATTAATGAAGAATAATTATGAAAAAATATAGAGTATATTATTGGAAAGAGATTAATGATGAGGCTGTTGATTTATCAAAAGAAATTAAAGCATTTAATGAAGAAGAAGTATTAATAAAATTTAAACTTCAAACTCGTGTTTATATGAAAAATTCAATAAAAGTTGAAGAAATAATATGAGGCGCAAAAAGATTAATCTAGAGCAAGCTATTCAATTAGAAAGTAATAATGAAATATTCATTTATTATACTAACCAAATTGAATTAAATGCCTTTAATCCATTATGGTATCAAAATTATCACGATTTAGCTAATAAATATCGTAAAGTTGATTTAGGTGATTTAATTAATTATTTAGATCCTGAATATGAAATTGAAATATTATTACCATACGACCCACTTACTAATAATAGAGAGTGGGTTTATTTATATGGTAAGATACAGAAGAAGAAAATATTGATGGATCAAAATAATGAGAAAGGAAAATACGTTTATGTTCTTATTAATAAAGCATATCCTCATATTTGTAAAATAGGCAAAGCTGTTAATCCACAAAAACGTATTAAACAGATCAATAATGCGGGAAATGTAGTTGAATGGGAACTAAGATACGCATTACCTGTTATTGATGATTATTTGGTTGAGTATTTTGTTCATAAACACCTGGATTCAGTTCGATATAGTAGTTATCAAGGAAGTAGTAGAGAATTTTTTGAAATTGGATTAAAAGAAGCAATAGAAGTAATTGAAAATTTAGGTAAAGATTTTATGAATGGAGAACCAACTTATTATTAATTAAAATATAAATATGAAAACAAAATTATTGAAAAGAATTAGAAAAAGATATCATTGGTATAAAAACAGTATGGGAATTTATGTCTTGATGGATAATGTTACTAAAACAGCATCAACAATTGATCAAGAATCAATATTAACTAAATTCCCTAATTTTAAAATAGAAGACATAAATGATGAGTCATTATTTCGATTTTTAAAATTTAAAATAACTGAAAATATATTTCCACAATATATAACTCGTGTTAGATATAAACAAGCCAAAAAAGTATGGGAACAGAAGATCAAATAATAAACCAATATTTAAATCCCTTACTTGGTGATTTAATGAAACAATCCCTCGATTCTATTTTAGAAATGAAAGAGAATGGATTAATAAATATTGAAGAAAAAGATATGATATTATTTATATCTCAATTTATAGACGAAGCAGAATTATTTTATTCTTCTATAAAAGACACGCGAAATTTAGCGATTTTAAGCGATTTAAAACAATATATTTTAAACCTTGCGACGTAATATGTTTAAAAAATTTTATACGTTTATATCAAATAAAATAAAATCCGATAACTTTTTTGGATTTATAATATTTTTAGGATATGTTTTATTTTTAATATTAATATGTTTATCTGTTATATCATGGAAGTAAAAGAATATATTTTATGTGCTGCAATTTGGTATAAAGAGTTTCCTCATATCAAAAATGAAAGAGTCCCATTAGATAGATATTTACCCCAAAATTGCAAATCAGGAGTAGTATTTACAGGTATAAGACATGGTCAATGCATTTATACTAAGTCTGCTGTTACTGGGTTAAGAGATTGTGAATGTGGGCCTTATATTCAAGGTTTTCTTACTAATAAAAATAGATTTGTTGATAGGCAAGAAGGTTGGGATATAGCTAAAGAATCTAATCAAATTATTATGATTAGTGGTGGTGAGGGTATTTTATATAGCGAAGATTTATATTAATATGACGTTTTTATTTTTGTTCACAAGTATTCAATGAGGGAATAGGTCGTATATTTTGAACCTCGTATATTAGAATGTTCGAGAGAAAAATTATACTTATTATTTAAAAATAGAAAAAATTAGACTTTAATAATTGATTGAATAGAAAATGTGATTGGTTATGAGTTTAAAATGTCCAACATTTAGACATTGAAATTAGTTAAATTTAAACATGTTATTTATGAAATATAATATTGAATTATATACATTACTGAATTGTATATATTGTAATGATTTAAAGAGTAAATTAAAATATAATAGTATACCATTTATTGAAACCATAATTGATGACGGAAGTAAAACTAACTCTGTTATAGGTAATAGAATTGAGTATTATTATAGGACTGAAACATATCCAATTGTAGAAATTTATTCTCCATTACAAACAAGAATACTCTCATTTATTACTAAATCAGATTTGGAATCCCAAAACGGAATTCATATATTCGATAATATAGATGAAATAATAACTAAAATTAAACAATTATATGAGATATAAAAATCTTATTTCGGACAAATTAGTAGCAGTAACTAATAAATTAAAAACATTGAAATTTATGGCTGAAAGAGGTCAAATTGGAGAATATAGAGAGATTGAAATAGTTCTTCTTGAACAATTAGAAGAAATCCAATCCCTTATTAATACTAACGACGAAGAATACTAATTATGACTCTAACACCGGAACAAATAAAAGAAAATTGGATAGAATTTAATGGATATATTGAAACATATATTCAGGGAAATCGAAAAAACCAACTATTGGACTTCTATAAGAAATATGAAGAACGAGTAGCATTAATGCCCGCATCATCAACTCCTAAACATCATAGTTGTTTTCCTGGAGGATATATTCATCATGTAAATAAAGTAATTAAAGGATCTTTATATCTTCATAAATTATGGGGAGTAATGGGATGTAATCAAGAAACATACACATTAGAAGAACTAATTTTTTCAGCTATAAATCATGATTTAGGTAAAATGGGAGATATATTTAATGAGGCTTATCTACCCAGCACGGATGAATGGAGAATTAAAAATTTAAGTGAATTATATACTTATAATACAAAAATCCCCTTTATGTCAGTTCCTGACCGTTCATTATTTTTATTACAGCAACACGAGATTGGATTATCTCAGAATGAATGGACAGCAATTAAAACTCATGACGGATTATATGATCAAGCAAATGATATATATTTAAAATCATTCGGTGCTGAAACTAAACCAAGAACATCATTACCATATATTTTACATCAGGCAGACTTAATGGCTGCACGTATTGAATTCGAACAACAATATATGGAAGAAGTAATTTTAAAGAAAAAATAATGGAAATTATATTATGGTTTATTTTAGCCCAAATAATATTTATTGGGTTATTAGTAGTTGGATGGTTAATTCGAAATCTTATTATTAAAAATAAAAAACAGGAGGAAATTCTTCGTAAACAAAGTGAATATTTACTTAGTATATATGAGGCGGTTAATTTAGCAGAGAAAAAGATCATTGAAATAGATAAAGCTCAAATATTTCAAGGTGATGATGAAATTGGTTGGTATTTTAAATTAATTAAAGATATACAAGAACAATTATTCACATATACAAAATTTATACAATAGCTTGGTCAAGCTCGGATTTTCTCACAATCCAATTAACCTCACAGAGATGTGAGGTTTTTTTATCTAAATTAGGATTATTAATTTTCTTGTCGTATTATGGTGTTATAAACATTATATTAACATGGAACAAGAATTAACCAAAAAAGGTACCGTTAGAAAACGTAAACCAAAACAAAAAATATATTATTTTACTAAAGATACTGAAGAAGCAATTTTAGAATATGTTGCTTCCGATAATCAAAATATTAGGAATAGAATATATAGAGAAAGAATAGATTATCCTTTCTTTAAATTAACTCAAAATATAATAAATACTTTCAAATTTCCATACATGGATGGAACAGTTGAAGATATTCAACAAGAATGCATCCATCACTTATTAGAAAAACTTCATTTATATTCTCAAGAAAAAGGAGCTGCATATTCATATTTTGGGACTGTAGTTAAATATTATTTAATAAATAATAATAATGCTCAATATAAAAAAATATTAGGTACTGATAATTTAGAAGGTATAGATGAAGATAAAAGTATAGTTATAGATTTAATTAATAATCCTAATCCATTAGAAAAACCTTTTAGTGATGAAAATTATTGTATTGATATGTTTATTAAATATATTGAAATGCACGATAAAGATATTTTTAAAAACGAAGAAGATCTTAAATCATGTAATGCTATAATAGAATTATTTAAGCGCAGAGAGTACATTGAAATATTTAATAAAAAAGCATTATTTATTTATATTAGAGAAATGACTAATCAAGATACTCAACAAATAACTAAAATAATTAAAAAGGTGCAAAAAATATATCATAGACTAAATCAACAATATTTAGAATATGGTTTTATTTCCCTTAATTTTTAACATAATAAAAATTTTAATTTATTATATTTATATTAAATAATAAAATGCATTATGGAAATTGATTTTAAAGATATAATACTTTTTGGAAAAAAGAATTTTTCGGATATATTAAAAGAAATTCATACTAATCACACAAATAAAGAACAAGAATTAAAACAGTTAATTAATGATCTGAAACCATTAATTACTACTCCCGGAGAAGCAATGATTGTAGTTCCTTTAATAAAAGGATATATTGCTGAAGCTGTTAAAAATGATGATAATTTAATTAAAATGGCAACAATTGTTCAAAAAGCCATCAATACGGGAAAACAAAGCGATAATGGTGATCTACAATTATCTGATGATGAAAAGGAACAATTATTAAATAGTGTACAAAAATTATCGGTAGTATAACATGAGTTTATATCCTGGAAATAATACACATTCAAATTCTAAAGGAATTCCATCCTCAGAAAATATATTTTCTGCTAGGGTTAAGGATATTTTACTTTCCAACGAACAACCATTATTTAAAAAATTAAAAGGATGGGCGGATATAGGAACAATCGAATTTAAACCTATATTCAAATCAGTAGATTCTGATTCTATATCAAAATCATATGCTAAACCATTATTTTCTAATATTAAACAATATCCCCTAAAAAATGAATTAGTATTAATATTGAATGCTCCTTCTATTAATATTAATGATAATCCAAATGCTAAAGAATTCTATTATCTTCCTATTCCTATAGGATTATGGAATAGTAATCATCATAATGCATTTCCCGATATTTCAAATTATGAAAATAATCCAAAAGAATTAAATTTTGGAGATAATTTTAATGAAAAAGAAAATATAAAAAATCTAATTCATGAAGAAGGAGACATTATATTTGAAGGAAGATTTGGAAATTCTATAAGATTTTCATCCACTAATAAAAAACAAGGTTTAATCCAAAATCCATGGAGTGAATCGGGAAATGATGGAGATCCTATTACTATAATAAGAAACGGACAAACAAATAATCCCAAATCATCTCCTTGGACTCCAATATATGAAGATATAAATAATGACGATTCATCAATTTATTTAACATCAGGACAAGAAATTCCATTAGAATTATCTTGTAAAAACTTATTATCATTTAATATTACCTTATCCAATAGTCTAAATATATCACTTCAAATACCTGATGCTAACTCATTTTAAATATGTCTTATTCTCCAAAATTTCCCTATGACGGAAAACAAGCAATAATTAATTCAGGACGAATAGTATTAAATTCCAAAGATGATTCTATATTTTTATTTTCATCTAAAGCTATATGTTTATCTTCTAATGAAGGAATCCATTTAAATACAGAAAAAGAAGTAATTATTAATACCTCCAATTTACAGTTAGGAATTGATGCTAAAGAACCTTTAGTTAAAGGAAATGAACTTAAAAATTTATTAACTAAATTATTAGATGATTTAAGTAATGTTGGAGAACAATTATTGATAGCAATAGATAGTAATAATAATCCTCTTCCTTCCGTTCAAACTGCGGGAAATAGTTTAGTAAAATCAACCAAAAGAATAAAAAAATTATTACAAACATTAAATTCAACTCAAAATTTTACATTATAATAAATGAATACTACTAAATTTTCAAATATATTATTAGATAAACTTCCTAAAAAAATAAATAATATTACGGAAGATACTATTAATGTCTTATTTGATATAAATGAAGTAGTAAGAGAAATAAATTCTATTGATTTTTGTAACCCTTTGGGATATATTTTAACTAAAACATTACCTCCAGACGGAATAGTAGATAAATTATTAAAGGGATATGGAAATAAAGTTACTAAATTTATTAATTCATATACTAATAAGTTTGAATTAAATAGTAATCCTGATAATATCCAAAACGATATAGAAGAAATAAGACTGCTATTAGAAGATTTAATAATACCAGAAGAATTAAAAGATATAATACCTGGAGGAGATAAATTATCTAAACTACTTCAAGATCTGAATGACGCATTAGTTATAACTAATACAGCATTATCAATATCAGATAAAAAACTACTAATAAAATCACTTACTAATAGGTTAATTCCTTTCATGAATCCTTCCAACTTAGCTGAAGTATTGTTAAGTAGTAAAGCAGACCAAATAAATAAAACATTAACTAATATTATAAAACCAGAACAATTTAGATCTAGTTTAATGAGATTAATTAAGTTGGTAAATAAATTAAATAAGTCTATAAATCAAATTAATAATATAATAAAATTAATTAATAAAATAATTAAAACAATAAATGTATTAATTAAAATATATAAATTATCTTCTAATATTATTAAAAAACTCCCAATCCCTGCTAAATATTTAACATCTGGGGCTATAGTTACTTCTTCATCTAAGGTAAATAAGTTTGATAGAGACATTGATGATTTAGATAAATTATTAAAAAGTGTATCTACTTTTTTATCTACATCTGTAATAAAACAAATTACAAGAATTAGGAATGAAATAATGACATTATTAATTGGTTTAAATCAATTATATGAAAATTTATCTTCTTGTTCATATTTTACTAACGATGTATTATTAGATACTATTAAACAAGGAAAAGATACTTTATCATCTGATTTAATATTATTAGAAGATTTATTTCCTTCGATAAAAATTAATAACACTAACAATAATAATTCATATAAAGGGTATAATATTACTATATTAAAGGAGGAAACAACAGACAATAATACATCTTTATTAAGAAAAAGAGTAATAGTAACTAATTCCCAAGATATGATTGAATATGAAGGAACACCAACATATTCGAATAAAGACCAAATATTAATAAAAGAAGGACAATATTATATAGATTTAAAAAATGAACAAGGAACATTAGATTCAGGAACTGATAATATCACAGATGAAGAAGCATCCCAATTAATGTCTCAAATAGGTTTACAATCTATAACAGAAAAAGAAGCATCGGATAAAGAAAAAGAAGTAAATGATGTTTTATATAAACAAATACAGAATAGTCCTGATGATAAAAAATTATATGATTCATTAGAAATAAATAAAACATCAACTCAAGTAGAACAAATAAAAAGAATAATAAATTCGGTATCTAAACAATATGTAAATACTAATAAAACATTTCAACTTCAAAATAGATTAAATATATTGTCGAAATCTTTATTAAATAAAGGATATAAAAGTGAAGATATTAAAAATGCTTTTGAGTCTTCTTTTGAAGATAAATATAATATAAAAATAATAAATAACAATATAACCATTAGTAAAATTTAGAAATTAAATATTTATAGTCATGAAAGTAAGTCAATTTAAACAATTAATAAAAGAAGCAGTAAGAGAGGTTGTAAGAGAAGAAATGAATGATCTTCGTACTACTTTAATGGAACAAATTAAAATACTACAGCCATACCAAAAGGTCGGTGGTTCTACTAATATTGGAATAAATAAAATTCCTCAATCCTCAATTACAAATAAACCCTCTCCATATATTAATACAGGTTTGCCTATAAATGAAAATATATATCAAACTACGGGAGATCCATTAATTGATCTTCTAAATGAAACTAAATATAGTAATACAGCAGAGGATTGGAAACAATTTGGGGGCTTTGATTCAAGTAACGCTCAAGAATACATTCATGATAATTATGGTACCACTCAAACCCAAGTTGGTACTGTAGGTGATATGTTACAAAGTGCTCCAAAAACAAATGATATAAATCAAATAAGTATAGATGTGGTCCCTGATTTTTCTAATTTGATGGGGGCTATGAAAGATAAAGGAATAATTTAATGAGTTATATAATAAAAAATATAAGCCCTTTAGATCTCCAACCTAGTAAAGGTATTGGGATAAGTATACCTTTTGATGGACCTACAGGATTAAATACAACTTATAACACAAAAGATTCAATTAGAACTAATTTATTAAATTTTTTATTAACTGGGACTAGAGAAAGAATATTAAATCCTAATTTTGGTTCAAATATAAGAAATCAAATATTTGAACAAATATCTAATAATACTTTACAAAATATAGAAGATATAATATTTACTTATGTAAAGGATAATTTTCCTAATATTAAATTAGAAGAAATAATAATAACACCAGATAATAATACTATAACAATATATATAAAATATTCTATATTAAATACTAATATAACTGATGACATACAGTTAAATTTTGATAAAAATGATTGATAAAAATATAAATTACATAGCAAAAGATTTTAATAGTTTTAAAGCTAAATTAATAAATTTTGCTAAAACCTATTATCCAAATACATATAATGATTTTTCTGAATCATCTCCTGGGATGATGTTAATTGAGATGAATTCATATGTTGGTGATGTTTTATCTTTATATCAAGATAATCAAATACAAGAAAATTTTTTACAATTTGCTAAACAAAGAAAAAACCTACTATCCCAAGCATATGTTTATGGATATAAACCACAAATAACATATGTATCTAATACATTATTAGATATATATCAATTAGTTCCTGCAATTACTATTTCAGGTTCTGTTTCTCCTGATTATTCGTATTCTTTAATAATAGATGAAGGTACCCAAGTTCAATCATCATTAGATTCAAAAGTAAAATTTTATATAGAAGATAAAATAGAATTCAATATATCTGGTTCTAATGACGAAACTGAAGTAAGTATTTACTCATTAAATAATAATCAACTTCCTGAATTTTATTTATTAAAAAAACAAAGAAAAGCATATTCGGGCGAAATAAAATCAATTTCTTTTGATTTTAATGAACCAGAAAGATTTAAAACCATTTCGATAAATGATTCTAAAATAATAAAAATATTAAATGTATCCGATAATGATGGGGAACAATGGTTTGAAGTTCCCTATTTAGCACAGGAAACAATATTTGAGAAAAATAAAAATATTAATAATCCTTTATCAATATATTCAACAAACACCCCAAATTTATTAAAATTAAAAAAAGTTCCAAAACGATTTATAACAAGATTTAAATCAAATAACAATTTAGAAATTCAGTTTGGCTCTGGTATATCTTCTTCCCCAGATGAAGAAATTATCCCAAATTTCGATAATATTGGTTTGGGATTGCCTTATGGAATATCTAAATTAAATACAGCATTTGATCCTTCTAATTTTTTATATACTAAAACCTATGGAATATCTCCTTCAAACACAACATTAAATATTAAATATTTAGTGGGGGGTGGAAGAGAATCAAATGTTTCTTCTAATACATTAACTATATTATCATCGGGTAATATTAATTTTTATGGAAATAATTTAGATTCTATTTTATCTAATACTATTATTAATTCATTATCTTTTAATAATCCAAATCCTGGGATAGGAGGAGGAGATGGAGATACAAATGAAGATCTAAAATTAAATATATTATCTTCATATCCAACTCAACTTCGTGCTGTAACATTAGACGATTATTTAATAAGAACCCTTTCTCTTCCTCCTGAGTTTGGGATAATTTCTAAATCCTATATAACAAAAGATTCCTTTAACAATAATGGAGATAATAATTTATTATCTTTATATATATTATCAAAAGATATTAATAATAAATTAACTACAGCTGATTTAGCTTTAAAAACAAATCTAAAAACATATTTAGAAGAATATAATACATCCACTGATGCTATAAATATAAAAGATGCATTTATAATAAATATAGGAGTAGATTTCGATATTACTTTAAGACCTAATTACAATAATAGATTAGTATTAAATGGGTGTTTACAAGAATTAATAAAACACTTTAATATAGACAAATGGAAAATAAATGACCCCATTGTTACATCAGAATTATATAATATCCTAGATAAAGTAGAAGGAGTGCAAACGGTTAAAAATGTTCATATATATAATAAAAACGGTGAAGAAAATGGATATTCAAAATATGGTTATGATATAAAAGCGGCAACGATAAATGGAATCATATATCCATCATTAGATCCCAGTATTTTTGAATTAAAGAACGATACTGATATACACGGTAGAACTGTTAACTTTTAAATTATATTTATAAATAAACATAATGGCAACATATTTAATATTCCCTATAAAAGATAATTTTATTTCATCTATTAAACCTACTCAAAATTACGGAAGAGATGAAATACTAGATATATCTTCTGATACAACAAATTCTTCAAGAGCTATTATACAGTTCGATAGCGAAGAAATAAACAGTGTAATAAATAATATATCAGGAAGTTATAAAACAAATTTAAAATTATATTTAGCAAATGCTTCGGAGCTTCCCCAAGATTATAATATAGAGATTCACGCTTTATCTCAATCTTGGGATATGGGTACCGGAAGATTTGAAGATAATCCAAATCCCCAAAATGGTTCTTGTTGGAATTCTTCTAATACTTCATCATCATTATGGAATGGGGGAAGCTATATTGATTTTGGTATATCCCAATCTTTTGGATATCAAGATAACAAGGATATATCATGTGATGTTACTTCTATAATAAATAATTGGAATAATAATCTTGTTGATAATAATGGATTTATATTAAAATATTCAAACACTGATGAATCTTCTTTATCTATATCAACTAGATATTTTTCATCTGATACTCATACTATATATCCACCATGTTTGGAATTTTATTGGAATGATACATTATTTTCCTCATCTTTGGGAGTTATTAATAATGAAGAATTTAAAACAACTATTACTAATAATAAATTATTATATTCTGAAAATAGCATTCATAAATTTATAATCAAAAATAGAGATATATATCCGATTAGGCAATTCCAAACAAGCTCCGTATATTTAAATAACAAAATCCTTCCATCAGAGTCATATTGGGCTCTTAAAGATGTTAAATCTAAAGAAATTATAATAGATTATAATAATATTGGAACAAAAATAGGAGCAGATAATAATGGGAATTATTTTACTTTATATATGAATGGATTACAACCTGAACGATATTACCAAATATTAATAAAAACAATAATAGGAAATAATGTAGTGATTGTTGATAATCCAAATAACTATTTTAAAGTTAGTAGATAATGGAAGAAATAATAGAATTAAATAAAACAGTATATAATAAAACATCATATCCTAAAGTTATAGACGTTAATTTCACCCAATTAATAACTACTCCTAAGTTAACTGTTACTGATGAACCAACAGTCGATGATTTTTTTGATTTATATAATAAATTATTTTTTGATATACCTATTGAAGGCGAAATAAATTCTCATAAAGAATTAATAAAAAGAAGTACAGAATATGTTGGTGAAACCCAAAATACAGATGAAATAGACCTCCTTTTAGAGGAAATAAACCAACTTAGATTAGAACTATTAGAATCAAGACAAATAATAGACGATTTAACCCAATAATAAATAATGAACGAATTTCAAATCGAAAATATAGACTCTACTCAATATATAAATCAAACATATAAATTAGAGGATACAAATATATTAAATTCAATTCAAATAAATAAAGAATTTGGATTAGGAAATGATATTATAGAAATGTTTATATTATCTCCTTCCGGAAATATTTTAGAATCTAATTATGACTTTAAAAACTATAAAAATGGAAATAATTTAGAAAACTCATCATTATTTAATTTAATAGAAGTAAACCCAGAACAAGATCTATTATCATATGGTTATGATAAAGGGCAATTTGATGTGCTATATAATTTTTATAGACTATTATTTGGTAGTTCTAATAATATTAAATTCTTTATAAAAGAAATATCTAATGATAGAACAGAAATCAAATTATCTTCAGATAAAATAGTTTATTCTGATTTACAATCATCATACCTAGAATATATAATTAATCGCAATCAGAGAAGTTTTTACTCAGATTTTATTTTAAATTTTGGTAATAACAAAAATATAATTGGAGTTAATATAGCATTAGATAATATTAACACAGATATTTCTAGTTTATATATTAAATTATATGAGCCCTTATCTAACGATTATAAAATAAAAGATCAATTATGGGTTGCTGAAATAATATCTGATCCTCAATCCTACAGATTAAATAAAGATGTTGTAATAGAAAGTAATATTAATAATTTTCCACTTAGAGGACCAAATTTCGATATTAAAATAAATGATTCAATAAGTACTTCAACTCAGTATTTAAATATATCTAATATATTAGACAGTAATATATCCTCTTCTTATAATCAATTAGCATCTTTAATTAGTGATAATATACAAATAAATATAGATTACAATTATTTAGAAGAATTTGTTCATTTCTCATCTGCTAAAGGAAGATTGGAAAATTTTATATTTAAAATAGATCAAATACAAAAAATTGAAAATGATATAAATATTTTAAATAATTTATCATCATCTATAGAAACGGGAAGTATAAACAATTCCTTAATAAAATTACATTCCCAAATAGATAATATTACCCAAACTTTTGATGGTTATGAATATTTTATGTATTATGAATCTGGGTCAAATTCTTTCCCAAAAACAAATAATACTAAACCTTATATAAATCATAATATCAATGATAATATAGTTTTAGAGTGGTTAGGTTCAGACAGTGATACTTCTGGGTATTATGGGGGAATGTTATTAGATGCTTCTAATTATGATAATCAAAATAGAGATTATATATGGAATAATCTCCCAGAATATATAAAATATGACTCTCAAAATATTCAACTAGAATTAATTATTTCTATGATGGGTCAACATTTTGATTATATATGGACTTATGTTAAAGATATAACTAATAAAAATTTAGCAGATAATAGATTAAATAGTGGAATATCCAAAGATTTAGTAGCTGAGACATTAAAATCTTTTGGTATTAAATTATATACCAATTCTAGAAGTAATGAAAATATATATTCCTCATTATTAGGAGTCAATCCTGATGGGACATTTTTGCCTCAAACAGGTTCATATCAAATAACTAATTACGTATCAGCTTCTAACTATACTATACCAGAAAATGATATTGTTAAAGAAACGTATAAAAGAATATATCATAACTTACCCTATCTTCTTAAATCACGTGGTACCAGAAAAGGAATTCGCGCGTTAATTAATTGTTTTGGCATTCCTAAAACAATACTAGATGTTAAAGAGTTTGGAGGGGTTATTAAAGAACAAGATTTTATTGAAGAAATTAATGAAAAGTTTAATTATGCTTTAAATTTAAATGTTAGTGGTACTTTAGAAATCCCTTTCCTTCCCTCTAATAAACAATATATAGATACTGGATATAGTGATATATATCCTGATTCTATTGAATTCCGATTTAAATTAAATGATATTTACTCTATTCAACCAATATTTGAAAGTGGAACAGATTCTAAAAAGATAAACATAACTCATATCAGTGGTGCTTTAGCAAGTATTAATTTTATTTTAGGTGATCTTTTAGGAGGGGAAATTGCATCTCCATCAATTACTCTTCCGTTATATAATAATGATTGGTGGAATATAGTTTGGACTAGAGAAAATGGGGGAATTAGATCTTATGAAACTGGTTCGGATAATAAATATATTTTAACTATAGGAAATAAAAATGAACATGGAATACAATATTTGGAATCATGTTCTGTATCAATAGATGGAAATTTGCAATCTAATTTCAATAAGTGTTGGAATATAAATGATTTTATTTACCCGGGTTCATATAATAATCAACAATCTTATGTTATGCAAGAGTTTAGATATTGGGTTGGTTCTATTCCTGTAAATAATATTAAAGAACATATATTAAATCCTAAATCAATATCATATGGAAATGAAACTGGATCTTATGATAATCTAATATTTAGATTACCTTTAGGGAGTGAATTAGATAATAATATAGAACAATATTTATATTCCGTTCATCCTTCACCACTTTCTTCATTTATTGATGGGGTTACACTTATATCAAAAGCTGAATTATATAATTATGCTGAAACTACATATGAATCTAATTATGAACAATATTTAATAAATGTTCCTAATGGAGGTAATTTTGTTGAATCTAATCAAAAAATAAAAATTATAGAAACAGAAACATTACCTGATAATACATTATCCCCAATTGTTTCTATAGTAAAAAAACCAACATATAATCAAGTAAAAAATTCATCTAAGATAGAAATAGGAATATCTCCTCAAAATTCAATCAATAGTGACATAATAAGTCAATTAGGAAATTTTAACATAGATGAATATATAGGAGATCCTAAAGATTCAAATAAAACATCATATAAAGATTTAAATAATCTTAAATTATTTTACTTCCAAAAATATTTAAAAAAACAAGATATATCTGGAACTATTAAATTATTGTCCTATCTTGATAATTCTTTATTTAAAATGGTGAAAGACTTTATACCAGGGAAATCAATATTGTCTTCTGGATTAGTTATAAAACCTCACATTTTAGAAAAGAATAAAATACAAAAATTCGAACCTAATGTAGAATATAAAAATATTGATGGAAATATTAATACGGCTTTTATACAGGGTGATAATCCATTAAATACTTCTTTTTCATCCAATAATAAGAAAATTGAAAATTCCATTTTAGGAAATATAGAAATATCTAATGATGATAATAAAGAATTATATAATGGAGAATTTTTTGGAAGTGGATTAACGATTCATTCTTCTTCTAAATCTAATATAATATATGAAGAAAACAAATTAAGCCCAGAAAATGTAGATTTATATCATTCATATTCTAAAATAATATTAAATCCTTTATTAAATAATGTTGAAAAATCTAAAACTAGTAAAAAATATCTAAATGTAGATTATTATTCAAACATTAATACTCCCGGTAATATAAATTATATTACTTCTTCATTATTTTTAGGAGTAAATAACAAAATAATTAATGCAGAAATACAAGAAAGTAACTATTCCTTAATTAGACATAACAATCCTAGATATAATGGATGTAAAATGGTTTCAAAAGAATATAATAAATATAATAACGGAGATATATCTTATGGTAAACAACCAGTCATAGATAAAAATACAACAAAATTCATATATTTCTCAGAAATTACATCACAAAATTTAACACTTCCTGGAAGAAATAATGTATATGCTAAGTATTTTATAGATGAAGAAGCTAATATTACCGAACTAACTCGCCAAAATCAACATATATTTGATGTCCAATCTATATATGAAAAAGATGATGTAGATATAATATTAGATGATAATCAAAACCCAACTGAACAGAAAAAATTAGACGGACTAATATCAACTTTTGCCGTAGGATATAGATATGAACCGGTGTATCAGAATTTTACAGATGTTAACTCCAGTCATAATCATTTGGAATTATCATATGAAGAAGATATTGAATTAGCAAACGTGAGTGGTTCCTCTAGTATAGAAAATTTACCATTAAATAGTTTAATTCTGGGAAGCATATATCCATTACAAGCTCCAACTATTTCTTTACCTAAAAACCAAGTATCATCAGGAATAATCACTTCAACCTTAGATTCAAAATTATATATTAACGTTAGGAGAAATACTTCATATACTGGGGAAATACGACAAAGAATAGTAGGAACTATTAAATTTATGGCTCCTATATCTCCACCAACAAATTTAAAGGCCCAAATATTTTCAGTTAATTCACTATTATCTGGTACTTTTAACGTTCCTCAAGATTTAATACATGTAAATCAATTAGCAACTAATGCAAATTTCCCTCCAGCTTATATAGTTCCACAAGATAATATAGGAAGTGCAAGAATACCTATAGGAACTACAGCATATTTTTATAATTTTAATGATTATACTATTCATACTATAATAGTAGGAACAGGAAATATATCTCCTGTTAATTATTCTATTGGTTTGGGAGTCGATTATATTAAAGTTACAGCTAGTGAAACTAATGCAAAAATAACATATCCTTGGTTTTATAATGATTTTGGAGGAAATGTATCTCACACATCTGGTTCTAATACCTATCCTGTTGAAGGAATAAATAGTATTTCTGGAGATATAGAATTTCCTTTTGAGGGGATGATAATATTACCAAAAGGAGTGAATAATGGAGATATAATAATTAAAAATATTAGTGGAATTGAAGGATATATTAAAGGTCAAATAAATTTTGAAAATATTGGAACCGGAGGAATTCAATTTACTTCATCACCACAAATAATAACAAATGAAGTTAGTCTACCCTCTTCTCCATATTACAATACTACTCCTCCAGAATATGTATATATAGATACAGCTTTAGATAATGGATTTAATCCATATTCAAATCCTATAGAAAATTGGTATTTTGAGAGAGGGAATAGTGTTATAAGTGGTTCAATAACTAATTTATTAACGTGTTCATATGATTTATCTAACATAATATATAATCAAGTGAATAGAGGAAATAACGTAATGCAAACTGCCCCTGAATTATTTTCTTTTGGTTATGAAGATGTTGTTGAAAATTTTAATATAAAAACGGGAGATTTGGTGAGACTTTGGGATGTTAATAAAAAATCTTTTCCTATAAATTTAGAAAATGAAGTTAAAACGGTACATTATCCTTTAAGCGCTCCTGTATCTGGAACATATGATAATAGATTAGTTATTGAATTAAAAAACCCAATAGTTAATCAATCATGTTTGGATTATCCAGAAAATAGAAACCTATCTAAGAAAATACAAAACTTTATCTTTTTATCTAAAATATTGGATGAAACTAATATTATAATAAACAAAAATAAAAAAGAAGGACAAACATCTTCTGGGACTATTTTATCTAAAAATATAAGTAAATCAACAAAAGATAAATCGGGTAATATAATAAAACAATTAAAAGATCAAAAACTAATTTAATTTATATATATTTATAATAAATAACAAAATAATATGGGATATTTAGCAGGAAACAATATATCGATAGATGCTATTCTTACCAAAAAGGGGAGAGAATTATTGGCAAAAAATGACGGATCATTCAAAATAACACAATTTGCTTTATCTGATGATGAAATAGATTATACATTATATAATCCTAATCACCCATCTGGTTCTGCATTTTTTGGTGAAGCTATAGAAGCTATGCCTGTACTAGAAGCATTCCCTGATGAAACTCAAATGATGAAATATAAATTAATAACTTTACCTAGAGGAACAGCTAAAATACCTATACTTGATGTTGGTTATGTCAATATTAATATTAAACAGGGTTCTTCTTTAAGTATAACTCCCCAAACCTTAAATTATTTAGGTTCGACATCGACATATGAATCATCAGGATATACATTTACAATTGGGGATTCAAGACTGTTATCAAATTTTGAAGGAATGGGCATTACTACACCAGAAGTCCAAAAATTAAATTCAACCTCAACTATAGGAACTAATGTTTCTAAAACAGTTATAGGTACAACATTAAATATCACTGGTACAACTGTAAATACATTATTTGGTTCATTATCTTCTATATCAACCATATTAACCATAACTGGTAGAGATAGTGGAAGTAGAATAACAATCCCAATAACTTTAAATAAAATAAAATAATGAGCTTCACCCAAATAAATGCAGAAGACATACAAATTAGTTCAGACTCAATAGTATCAACATTGTGGAGTAATAATTTAACTACCATAAATGCCTTATACAAAGATTCAATAAATACTAATAATTATTTACCTGTATATTCTACAAACCCATCCGTAGACCCATTATCTGAGGTTCAATTTTCTATAAATTACGGACACGCAGAAGGTTCAGGCTCCGCATTAATAAATCCTTTAGTACCAACGAATTCACCAACCAGAATCAATTATGGTCAAATAAGAACATTAATCAATGGAGACGAAAATACTTTTATTAATTTCGGAACGGGAAATACATCATCTCCAGATGTTTATATAATAAATATAGAGCGTGCTAGATATAAAGAAAAGTTATTCTTAAATACCTTTAATATGTATTTAGGAAGTACTTCAGGTTCATTAAAATTAACTAATAATAGTAAAGATTCAACAACAATTAATTATTGTGATGCGGGTAGAATATTTGACATTGTTAGTGGAAGTAATGGAACTGCAATAAGTGGAAGTGGAAAAACTATTTCGGGATCATATGGTAAATTTTTACCAGATGTTGGATTGATTTTATTAAATCCAAGAGCACTATCATTACCTTATGTAAGTGGGGGGATAGGAATTTCAATAGATTATTCTGATAATTCATCGGCACTACAAAATACAAATGTTGCATTATTTAATTCTATAAATACTGGAGCTTATTTTTCTTTAAATAGTGAAGAAACAATTACATCTGATTATATATTTGTTAGAGTTAAAAATAGTGAATTTAATTATACAACTAACCCATCCGTAATAAATAATAATGGTGAATTTTATCACCCTACCTTAGTTAATAATCCCCAAACATTTATAACAACAGTAGGTTTATATAATGATTTAAATGAGTTATTGGCTGTTGCTAAGCTTAGTAAACCATTAATAAAAGATTTCACAAAAGAGTGTTTATTAAGAATTAAAATAGATTTTTAATTTTAATCCTCAGTAATAAATCTTTAATAAAATAATATGAGTTTTGCATATAAAAAAATTTCTCCTGCTGATATTTCTATATCTCAATATGAAGCTAACAAACAATTTGATATTGAAATAGGTAGTTTAAATAGTGGAGTTACTTCATATATTGGAGAAAATCTCCCTTTGGGAGAAGATACTTTTAATTCTGTAGATGATTATTTAACTACAAATAATGAGTATAAAAGACTTATGTTTTCTTCTATTAAACATTTATTTTACGAAAATTATATTAAAAGTGATGGAGAATTTTTATATTCTTCATCTTTTGATAATTATTTACAAAACACATTATATAAAGGTCCTTATACTACTGATATAAGGAATCTTATCAACATGACCGGTTCTATATCGGATAATATAAAAGGGAATTTAATTAATATAATATCTATAGACAAAAATATATATGGAAATAATATAAAACCCAACACATTGATAATATCTGAATCATTATATTATATAAGAGATGATGGTGAGGGGAACATATTTGATTATTCAACAGAACCAAATTATAGAGAGACAATAAATTCAGGAATTCCCGGCGAATTTTATATTGGTAATATATTCTATGCTTTAGGAATTATAGTAATTACTGATGGGGATTACGTATGTTTTTTTAATCCTACTCCAACCGCAGTTAATGATAATTTATCTTATTTAAATGTTTCTCATTCATATGGATATAATATATTAAGTAATGATTTTTCAGATTGTAATAGTTTAAACTATGGAAGCACTCAAATATTTAATATAGATGGTTATACTTTCCCTAGTTATTCTATAGATGCAACGGGTTCTATTAGTTTAATTAATAGTCAATCTGCTTATATACCAGGACATTATAGATTAGGATATACGATAGAAGATGGAATTGGTAATATAAGTAATTTAGCTTATATTAAATTAAATATATATCAAAACCCATTAACGATAGATAATTTTAATATAGAAAAAGTCCAATATAATACTATAACTAATACTAGTCATAGTTTTAATATAAATGGGGGGACTCCCGTGTATTATTATTCATTCGATAACATTAATTACATTAGTGTATCAGGATTTACTAATATTTATATAACAGGGAGTGTTTCAACAACAAAAAATACTTTATATGTAAAGGATTATTTAGGCAATATTGTTTCTCAGTCATTTGATCCTTTTTATGAACAAACAACATATATATTAAATATTATTCCTCTTCCATCATGTAATACTAATGCAGGAACTTTATATGTTACTTCATCTCAGGGGGTATATTATAATATAGATGGAGGTCCTTCTCATAGTATATCAACACCATCACTGGTTACTTCTGGTTCTCATGATATATTAGTATACGATATTAATGGGGGAATTTTTTCTTCTTCTTTTACCGCATCAAATTTAGATCCATTTACTTATACTCTGGCAACCCAATCATTATCATGTTTTACAAATAATGGAAGTATAAACATTGATTCATTTATAGGAAATTATTCTAATAATATAGATATAACATTAATATATCCAAACTCATCATCCTTCTTATTTACTTCATCATTACATGCTGTAGGATTAGAAGCAGGAAATTATGAAGTTCAAATATATGATGGATATTGTTCTCAAACTTCAAGTATATATTTATCTCCATATCCTAATATGTTGGTTTCTTCAAGTATTAGTTATGCTCAAGAATGTCAATCTGTTATATCTATGAGTGTATCTGGAGGTATTGCTCCATATTCATATATAGTAAGATCTCCATATGGAACATATTCAACCAATACCCCATATATAGAATTATCAAATATTGGTCTTAATAGTACTTTCGTTACTGCATCTATTTTTGATTCAAATGGATGTTATAAAACTATATATCAAGAAATATACGGAAGACAAAACATATATAGTGGTTCCTATTGTGAAATAATATAAATAAAATTTTATGGCAAACACAGGTAATTTAATAAACCCATATGTAACACAAGTATTTACATCTGGCCCTAATTCAGGTTCAGAGGTTAATCCAACTTTTGTAATAACATTCAATTCGAGTTCAAACTACATATCGGAATCAATATGTGGTATTAATTATTATTATAGTATATTTGATCCTATTAGTTGTCCTGTAGCGGGATTTTGTGTAACCCCTTCAATTATGTTTTCTAATGTATCAAACTGTTCATCTTTCGATTATAATTATGATGTGAGGTACAATATAAATAGTTCATCATTAAATATACCACAAAGTAAAATAGAATATAGTTTAAGTAACACATTTAGTGGACCTACTGGATCTTCATTAATATCTAATACTGGGACTACTAATTTTGTAACAATAAACATTTCATCTGGTTCAGGAGCATTAAGTCCATTACCTATGAATCAATATTCTCCGGTATATTTTAGAGTAAAAAATATATGTGATGGTTCAGGAGAATCTTCATATTCGTCTGTATTAGATGCGGTATGTGCCCCACCATCATCTTATTATACTTATGATATACAAGAAGGAGATTTAGGTTGTCTTGGAGGAGAAATAACAATAGATGGTCCTGTATCAAGAGTAGTATATTCCCCATCATCTATATTATATATAGGGACTCATTTATATCATGATTCATTATTTTCTTTCCCAGTACCTTATACTTGGATAAAATATGGAACTACTGTATATGAATTAAGTGCTGGAGTTATAATTAATGTATATCCTGAAGGTAGTCCATGTTAATATTTAATATATGAAAATAAAATTTAAAAATAGTCATATAATATATGAAAATGAAATTAGATGTAATATAAGAGAAAATGAATTTAATTATTCACAAAACCCAACATTACAAACTGGTTCATTGGGTGATTATAAATCATTCGTGGATGAAAATTTTCAACCATATATAACAACAGTGGGTTTATATAACGATTCTAATGAATTATTATGTGTAGCTAAATTAGGTCAACCATTGAAATTATCATCAACAACTGAAACTTGTATAATAGTTAGACTGGATATGTAATATTTATATTAAAAATAATATATGAATTGGATAGATTTACAAGGAAAAGAGTACAAAGAATTAAGTGATTTTGAATCAGCATATGGGTTTATTTATATGATAACCCATAAGGAAACTAAAAAAATATATATTGGTAAAAAACAACTAGAATTTGATAGAAAGAAGAAACTTGGAAAAAAAGAATTAGCATTAATTGAAATTAAACCAGGAAGAAGACCAACTACAAAAAGAGTAATAACAGAATCAGATTGGAAGACATATTGGGGAAGTTCAAAAGAATTAAATGAAGAAATTAAAAAACAAGGTTTAGATAAATTTGAACGAATAATAATACAACTAGCATATAATTCAAAACAACTAACATATTATGAAGCCCAATACCAATTTGCTTATAATGTATTATTAACTGATACCTTTAATCATAATATCCTTGGAAAGTATCACCGTAAAGATTTTTTATAAATAATATTAGGCCTCTTAAGAGGCTTTTTGTATATTTCCAACAAAAATAAATTATGGAACGTTTTGGTATATTTAATAAGAATACAGAAGAACCTATAACTATGTCTTATTTCGAAAATATAGACCAAGCTTATAATTTTTATAAAGAACTAAAGAGATTTACATCATCTCAATTTGATGAATTATTTGATGTTAAAAATATAAAATAGTTATGATAGATAACATACTCCTTTGTTTAGTAGAATCCATTCTAGGAAAAGGTGTTCCTGCAAGTAAAGGAAATTATGCCTTTGTTTGTCCTATTTGCAAACATTCCGGACGTAAATTAGAAGTCAATATGATAACTAATACAAAATCTCAAAATCCATACCATTGTTGGACTTGTACTAATTTTAAAGGACTCACGTTAAAATCACTTTTTTATTCATTAAAAGTAAATAGTAATAAATATGAGGAACTTAATTCAATATTAGGTACTACATATAAAACAGATTATATACATCAAGAAATAAAAATAGAATTACCTCAAGAATTCCAACCATTTATATCTTTATCTAAAACAAATATTATATCAAAACATGCCTTAAAGTATTTAATTAAAGATAGAGGAATATCATTTGAAGATATAATAAAACATAATATTGGATTTTGTGAAACGGGAAAATATAAAAATAAAATAATTATACCCACATATAATAAAGAAGGCGTATTAGAATATTTTATTGCCCGTTCATTTGAGAAAGATCCATATCGTAAGTTTGACGCTCCCGTGTCTGATAAAAATATTGTTGGGTTTGAATCATTGATTAATTTTGATTTACCTATAACTATATGTGAAGGAGCATTTGATAGTATTGCAATAAAAAGGAATGCAATACCTTTATTTGGTAAAAGCATATCAAAAAAATTACAAAAAACATTGATGTTAAATAAAGTAAAATCCATATTTTTGGCTTTGGATGAAGATGCATTAAAAAGTACATTAAAAATAGCCGAAGAATTAATCCACTTAGGTAAAAAAGTTTATGTAGTAAGATTGGGGGGAAAAGATCCATCTGAAATAGGATTTGAAGCCTATAATAAAATTGTAGAACATTTACAGCCATTTACCTTTGGTGATTTGGTGAAGCTTAAATTAGAACTATGTTAAAATTAAAAAATAAAAAATACACTAGATTATTAGAATTATCAGAAGACGCTTTACAAATAACGAATTTAGATTCTCGTTATTATAGACGACATGGAAAGTATTATCCATCAATTACTTTCGTATTAGGAATATATCCTAAAGGAAAACATTTTGATGAATGGTTAATGAAATATGGTTTTAATTCAAAAGTACTAGCCCAACGCGCGGCAGATGATGGAACCATAGTTCATGATTTATGTGAGAGATATCTTAAGGGGGAAGAATTACACTTTTTAGACTCAAAACAACAACCATTATACACTCCAGATATATGGAAAATGTTTCTTAATTTTGTTGAATTTTGGGAATTATTTAAACCCACTTTAATAGAAGCAGAAGTCCATTTATTCTCTGATGTTTTAAAAATTGCTGGTACATGTGATATAGTTTGTGAAATTGATGGAGAAATATGGATTATAGATTTAAAAACATCAAATCAAGTAGTATCAACATACGAAATTCAAACATCCTTATATAAAGCTTGTTATGAAGAATGTTTCCAAAAGAAAGTAGCCAAAACTGGTATACTTTGGCTAAAATCAGGTTCAAGAGGTGAAGATAAAACAGGTAAAAAGATTAAAGGTAAGGGATGGGAGCTTATAGAACCGAATCGTAAACATGAAAAAAATATTGAAATTTATAAAGCATTAAGAATTATATTCGATATTGAAAATCCAAAAAGCGAACCAATACATTTTTCATTTCCAACAGTGGTTTCCCGCAAACAATAATTAAAATCTATATTAGGCTTCGTAAGAAGCCTTTTGTATATTTACACCTTAAAATAAAAGTTATGAAAGTAAATAATCCTGTAAATATAGCTAAACAAAAATTAGCTTTAGAACAATTATCTAATAGAATTGCATTAGGTACTTATATAAAAGAAGAATTATATAAAATAGCGGGTATTCCCTCTAAATATCTAGGAAATGAAAGTAAATAATCCCATAATTAAGGTTAAAAAAGAATTAGATAAAAAAGAATGGTTAAGACAATATAAAAAAGATCATGGTTTTTACAGAACTAATATTAATATAATAACAATAGATCATATCTCATTAATCGATATATAATGAATAAAGGTATAATAATATTAGGAGCGCCTGCATCAGGTAAAAGCACATTAATTAAAGAATTAAATATATGGTACGATATTGTTAATCCAGATTTATTAGTAGAGGAAAAATTAAGTAGCTGTTATAATAATCCATTAAAAGCTGCTAAATATATTTATGATGAATATTTACCCTCATTAATGGGAGATAAAAGAAATTTTATATTAGATACCACCGGTGCTAACCTAAATACTCTGCGTAAAACCATTGATAGTAAACAATATCAATTTAAAGCCGTGATAGTATATTGTAATCCAATTATTGCGTTTAAACGCAATTTTTCTCGTGAAAGACGTTTGCCAAAACAAGTACTATTAGATTTGTGGTTAAAAGTATATTCACAAATAGACGATTATATAAATATGTTTGGAAAAGATAATATTTATGTGTACGAGACAGAATATACTGAGGAAGAAGGAACAATATTATTAGAATATGATTGTTTGGTTAATTATTTAGAAAAAGATTATAAAGAATATCCATCTACTTTCCGAAAAGAAATAACAGAATATACAGTGGAACAAATACTTATTAAAGAGAAAAAATTTAATGAAATTTGTGAAAATGTAGATTTTAAATGGCTTGAATTAACAAAATTAAAAAATTTCTTATCACAAAATAGTATAGAAATTGATGATATAAAATTACATATAAAAGAATGGATTTAGGAACACAAATAGGAGAAAAAATATCAAATAAATTAATAGCAGAAAATGCCCCACTAGTTGCACTTTTCCCAGGATCGTTTTCTCCTCCACATAAAGGTCACGTCGAAGTTGTTCGACGTGCTTCTTTAGTTGCTGATTCCGTTCATATTATTATTTCAAATAATATACGTGAAGGATATACTCCTGAAGTATTATTAAAAGTATGGAATCAATATAAAAAGGTTTTACCCCAAAATGTAATAATTTCTATATCTGAATCCAAATCCCCCATAACAGAAATATATAACATAGTTAAAGATAAATCTCAAAATTATCTTGTAGTATATGGTAAAGGGGAACAAGATAGATTTAATTCTATAAATGAAAATAGAGAAAAGTATTTTAATGTTGATATAATAGATGCCGGTAATTATGAAAATTTATCTGCAACTTCCTTGCGTGAAGCAATAGCTAAACGAAATAGATTAGCAATAAAATCGTTAATACCAGAAGGAATAACAGTAAATGAATTTTTATTAAATTTTCAATTACATGAAGTAAAAGTAAATAATCCAAATAATATTGAATTTCCTATAACATTAAATGATATTAATGATTGGTATAAAATAAAAGAAAAAATAGAATTATTAGGATATAAATGGTTATATGGAGAAACACCAGAACTTTATGATTTTCCTTCAAAAATTATATTATATAAAAAATCAAATAAATTATTAGCTATTACTGATTTAAATGAAGTAAAAGTAAATAATCCAACTATTAAATTCCCTCTCCATATAAAAGATTTACAAAATGGAATAAGATATTTTAATATTCTTGAAAAAGATGGATACACCTGGTTTGATGGTTCATTGATTAATGATACTGAGACAATATGGAATGACAAAAAATGGTACCCAATTGTTTTATTATTAGAACCAGGATATGAAAAAAGATTTTGGGCTCAACCTGAGGAAGATATGAATGAAGTAAAAGTAAATAATCCATCAAAACCTTTATTATTTAAATCACCTAACAAACTTGATGAAGATTTATATGAAGGGGAGTTGTATTTTCAAAATGAAAGAATATCAAATAATGTTATATATCTAGGAAAAAATAATCCTATGGGTGTTCCTGAATCTATGAGCCTCCCAACTTCAGAAGTATCAAAAGAGATAAAACACTATACTAAGGAAATAACATCACTTATGTCAAGCGTTGATTTATCTAAAGTTAAACTAGATTTAAATGAAGAAAAAATACCCGGTGGTTTATCTTCTGGTATGACATTAGATGATTTAGCTAAAAAACACTCAACAACTAAATCTAAATTATCATCACAATTATTTAAGGGAATAAAAGTTGAAATGGAACATACTACTTCTCGAGCTGTTGCAAAAGAAATAGCTATGGATCATATTTATGAAGATCCTAAATATTACGATAAATTAGCTAGTATAGAAGAAATAAAAGTTAATAAGCCTGGTATAATTCCTTACCAAGATTTTGAAGATTTAATTCATTCTGTTAAAAATCAAGTTGAATTTAGTGATATTTTAGAAAAATTTGGGTATGATATGATGACTGATAACATTCCGCGCTTTTATGAGAGAATAAAAGAAACAAATACACTTCCTCAATTAATTAATATAGCAAATGGGATGGAGAAACGAACTCCTGCTCATATAGATGAAGCTAAAAATTATGGGGATTTATATCATTTTACTAGCTATAATGGATTGCAAGGTATATTATATGATAATGTTTTTAAGTCTTCTAAAACAGAAGTTGATAAATATAGTCCTGACTTTCGTTCATTTAGGAAAAAAGAATCTGATTATAAAGATAAAGGAATAGAAGATGTTAATTATTTCTCAATGACTAGAAACAAGGATTTATGGAAAAAAGATCCAAAAGTAACTGGTTCATTAGCTAGAATTACAATAGATGGGAATAAATTATCTCAAAATTTCAAAATCCAACCATTCTCCTATTATGGAAATGTTATTAATACAAAAACAACTAACAATTCTCATTTAGATGAAGCGGAAGAGCGAGTTAATTTAGGTACTAAAACAGAAATTCCTAATGCACAAAATTATATAAAAGAAATTGTTGTATTTTTAGATAAAGTAGGTGATAATACTCGTGTATTAAAAATTATACAACATTTACAAGAAAAATACCCCCAAATTAAATCACAATACAAAGGTAAAGAAATAAATGTGGAACAATATATTTCAGATATTTTACCTAATATTGAACCCTATAATGATGTAGAAGAAGTTATTAAAGAATCATTAAAACAAACGTTGGGCGAAATAAAAGTAAATAAACCTAATGTTCCTATAATAGGAAAAGAATACCTTGTAGATGAGTTTGGAACAGATGATTGGGTAAAAGGAAAATACATGGGTCGATTTCAAAAAGAACTCCCATCAGGTCCTTGGGATTATGCTCATTTTTTGAGTCCAAATTATGAAAGTCATGTAATTGATTGGGATAAAATTCAAGGTAGAATTAAAAAATCAACTCCAGAAGGATTAAAAGAAGTATTTCAAAAACAACATGCTCCTATTTTAGATAAAGCAGTAAAATATGCTATGGAATATTTGGATGTTCCAAAACCTAATATTATATTAATTAATAATCCCGAGTATACTAAAGAATATTCATCTTTTGGTGGTTATTCTCCCCATGATAAAAGCATAAGAGTAGTTACTAATAATCGTAATTTAGCTGATATTACTCGTAGTATGTTCCATGAAATGGTCCATTTGAAACAAGATTTAGAAGATAGATTAGAGCTTGGGGCTGGTAAAGATGGCGATGAATGGGAGAACGAAGCTAACTCTACCGCTGGTACTATGATGCGTAAATTTAGTAGAGAAAATAAAGAGATATTTGAATAATAAAAATAAGTTATATGAATTTAAATGAGTTGTTAAATGAAGGCATGAGTGATCAATACCAAATATACTGCGATATGGATGGTGTATTATGTGATTTTGAAAAAAGATTTGAGCATTTCAGTGGTTTAACTCCAGAAGAATATAAATATAGAGCAGAAAGAGAATTTGGTCCTAAAATAGGAATTCAAAAATTTTGGGAATTAATAGATGATCAGGTTGGAATAAGATTTTTCAGAGGTATGTCTTGGATGCCCCAAGGTCATGAATTGTGGGATTATATTAAAAATAATAATCCAACACTCCTTACTGCTCCATCGAGAAATGATGTATCAGTAGAAGGTAAAAAATTATGGGTTGAAGATAATTTAGGTGATTATCCTATTATATTTAAACAAGCCCATGAAAAACCTGAATTGGCCGGTCCAAATAAAATATTAATAGACGATAGAGAAGATACTATATTAAGTTGGCGTGCTCGAAATGGTATTGGGATTTTATATACAGGTGATACAGAAGCAACTATTCTTGAATTAAAAAAAATGGGAATATGAAAGTAAATAACCCCAACAAAAAAGCTAAAGATAATATAATGTTTAAAAACATACAAAAAGACATAGACAATTATGTTATTAAAAGAAACAAATCCATTTCAGAACAAGAACGAAAAGATATTATAAGACAAGTAATAGAAAAAACAAAATCTTTTTAATGAGCCAAGATACACAACTTAAAAAAGAATTCAAAGAGAAAGATCTGTCCCGTATTCGAAATATTATTGAAAAACGATATGGTGATGCTACATCAATCCAAACTGGTTACTCAAAACAAGAAGTAGAACATGTTGAAGGTGATGAATGGGAAGAAGGTGGGAAGAAATGGACTATTAAGAATGGAATTAAACAAACAATAACGAAATTTGATGCACTAAAACAAGCATCAAAATTCCCACTAAAATGCCCTTGCTGTGGTAATCATTTTCAATTAACTGATTTAAATAAAAAAATGTATCATATTCATGGTACCTGTTTTAATTGTGTCACGGAAATGGAAACAAAATTAAAATTAGAAGGCAAATACGAAGAATATGAACGCAATATAATGAATTTGAATAAAAATCAACACTTAACTAACTTTGAAGGTGTGTTAGATGAATATGTTAATTCATTAGGAGATTCTACATTTGCAGAAAACGGTGATAAAGAGAAATGGATAGGCGGCTCGATTGACTATGAATATGTTAAAAAAGTTAAAGAACAAATAAAACAACAAAAACAAATATCCCTGTAATATTTATATTATATAATTAATAAAATGGAAAAAAAGAAATTAATAGGTTTAATAAAAAAAGAATTGAAAACTAAATTAATAAAAGAAAATTTAGAAATGTTAGATTCACAACCTGAAACTGAATATAATTTAGAAGATCAAATTGGTAATTTCTGGATTGTAAAAAAAGCGATTAAAGAATCTAGTGAAGATAGTATTATTCAAGAAACCGATGTATTCGGTTTAGCCGAAATGATTTCTCAAGGTTTAACTAAAGAAAATATCACCGGTTTATATAAAAGTGAAGGTAAAGCTAGATCTGCTTCTCGTAAACTAATCAAACAAAGAGATGGTGAATTAAAAGAAGATATTAAAACCGGTACTCAACAATTAAAGGACCTTGATGCTAAGATGGCTGATATAAAAGCAGACATTCAAGCCAAAACCCAACAAGGAATGGACAATCCAGGAAATAGAGATTCAGTAGCGTCTGATATAAATCCTTTATATTCTAAATTATCTAAACTCGAAGATCTTAAAACTAGATTAGAAGCATCATTAGCTAAAGAAAAAACACCAAAAGATAAAGAAATTAAAGAGGATGAATAAATCTGAATTAAGGATATTTATTAGAGAAAATATTGTTCGCTTGTTGGAAGAAGATACGAAATTCCAAGAAGGGGATAAAGTTATTGTAGTAGAAACAGGAGACGAAGGAATAGTTACTCTTTCTAAACATCCTTTTTATGCCGTTAAATTAGATAAAACTGGTATTACTACTTCTTATGATTTCAATGATTTAACTAAAGATAATACCGAGAGTGAAAATAATGATTTCTATGGTAAATATGATGTAACTCCTAAACCAGAAACTCCACTCCAAGAATCAATTCATAATTTATTAAAAGAATGTTTTTTACCTCCTCAAGTAGAAATATTTTTAAATAATGAACCTAATTTTATTAGTTTTATAAAAAAAGATCCTTTAGTTATTAAAACAGGATATTTTGGTTTTTCTAAAATAAAAGATTTAAAAACAATAAAAGATTTTGCCCAAGAAATAGCATATTATGCTGGAACTTGTTGGGAATTTGGTCCTGATGATTTTAATAAAGAAAATTTATCCAAAGTAATAGATGATTATATGCAAGATAAATATGGACCTATAACAAAAGAAACAGGAGAAAAATTGAAAAACATTATTAATAAATCATCAATTATCGATTTATTAAAAGGAAAACAACAAAGATTTATTGATATAGAATATGAGAATTATTTAAAACAGAATAAAAAAGAAAATGGAGATAAATGGTTAAAAGCTAATAATTATAAATATTCAGGAAGCAAAAATACTAAAAAACTCCAAGAATCAAAACCAGACCAAATAATTAAATTAGATGGTTTATTAGTTACTAAAGAACATGAATTATTGTCTGATATATTATCTGATATAAGAAGTATAATTGGTATAACTGTTGTTAGAACAGAAGATATACCCCAAGATACAAGAAAATCTAAGTTATATATTAAAATAGATCCATTCCCATTTAAAGAACTTAGTGAACAAGAAATTAAAGACGGAATAAAATCAAAAATCAGACAAATTCCCGGTGTTAAAGAGTTTTGGACTAAACCAAATGGAGAAATAACATCCTCTCCTGAAGTAACTAATGAAATAAAATTCCGTATTAAATAGGATAATAAACTCTTATATTAAATCGTGAGGCTCCTTTAAGGAGCCTTCGTATATTCACATTGAAATTAAAATAAAAATATGGATTATATTATATTAGAAAGTTATAGTAGTATTAGTCTTACCGATGAAGTACAAGAATTTTTAAAAAATAGACAAGGCTATGTTCTATGGGGTAGTCCTTATAGTGATGGTAGACATCATTACCAAGCTGTAATTAAACAAAACGAAAAACAAATATTAAAAGACTAAATTAAGATTATGGAACAACAACAAGCAGTAAGCATCGTTACAATTAAACAAAAAAGTCCATTATTTAAAAATGGAGAAGCAGCAGAACGAATTGAATTAATTGAACTTGAAGAAAACGGGTTTACCCTTGTATCTGGCAAAGATTTATATCAAGTAGGGGATAAAGCAGTTTATATTCAACCGGACTTTAACCTTTCGGATATTCCTTTATTCGAATCTTTTTTACGTCCAAACGGGGATGTAACTAAAAGTATGTTAGGTAAAGTTGAGGGAGTACCATTACGTATTAGAGCTAAAAAATTCAATTTTTCACGTGAGGGAAGCATTGATCCTGTTTATAGTAATGGAATTTTATTACCAAGAAAAGACGTAGCTGATTATATTTGGAAAAATGATTATACAGATGATAATTTACTTATTCATTTTTATCAATTAGATTTAACAGAATTACTTGGTATTACAAAATGGGAAGAACCTGAAGTTAAAGATAAAGCGGGTAATAAAGTAGGTGGTTCACGAGTATTCCCTGAAGGGCTATATAAAACAGATGAAACCAATATTAATAATCTTTGGGGTCATATTGAAAATAAAATTGGTTATCCAATTACTTTAGTCGGTACTGAAAAAGTAGATGGATCAAGTATTACTATTGGTATTAAGAATGGAAAAGGTTTTATTTGTTCTCGTAATCAACAATTAGATCTTTTGGTTAAAAAACATGTTGGAAGACGTACTAAAACACTATTAGAAAAATTATTATTTTGGACTAAACCTGATTTAAATTTATATAATTTAGTAGAAAATGATTCTGACTTTATTGTTTATGGTAAGCCATATTTAAATGAATTGCAAAGAGAATATACTAATGTGGTTTTAAGAGGAGAATTAAATGGTGGTAATTTGAAAGGATCAGGTAATAAACATAACCCAGCTAGTAAAGAAAAACCAAATATTAAATTCTTTGGAGCAGATAGTATTAACAGTCAAGGCATTGCCGAAAAATGTCCATATAAATTATTAAAATATGTTTGCGAAGCTATGGAATTTCCTATGGTAAAAGAAATATTTAATAAAGAATTCAATTCAAGACAAGAAATTGAAGAGGAATGTGAAGGATATTTTAAAGAAAATATGGTGGAAGGAATTGTATTACGTACGCAAGATTCCAAATTCTCAGGAAAGTACATGAACAATTTATATGATAGTAAGAAATAATGGATTATAAATTAGAAGCACAACGCATATTTGATCGTTTCTATAACGAAACATTATCACATTTATCAGATCATAATACAAAAGAAGACGCACGTCAAAGTGCGTTAATTTGTGTTAATGAAATTAGAAAAGTAGTTGGTTATTATACTGAAGGATATTATGATTTATGCGATTATTATGATAATGTAGAAAAAGAAATTAAAAAATTATGACAGCACAAGAATTTAACGAAAAGTATAAAGAATATATTGAGTGTAGAGAATATGTTGGTAAAGATGGAGAGACTAAAAAACAATATTTTGGTGGTTTAGAATTTGATATACCTGAAGTAACAGAATTCTTAGACAGTATATTTAAAGATTTAATATTAATACCTAACTTTACCTATTCTCAAATTAAAATGAAATTTGGTGCATCTAGATTTTATTCAAGTTTGCAATCATCACAATTAAATTGGTTGATAGAAAATGAAATTAATCGCATAATAAAAAATATATAATGGTAATAACAGTTTTTTCTGATACTCATACTTTACATGAACAAGTAACAAAAGATTTGCCCGGTGGAGAACTTCTTTTATTTGCCGGAGATCTTATGAATAGTGGTTATAATAGAAACGATATAACTAATTTTTGTGGTTGGTTTAATAGTTTAGATAATTATGAAGATAAAGTATTTATAGCAGGCAATCACGACAGAATGTTTGAAAATTTCCCTGAAGAAGTAAAAGGATATATTGATAAATTCCCATTTATTAATTATTTACAAGATGAAGAGTTAGTTTTATATGGTGATGGACCAAATGGAGATATACCTGAAAATAATATTCGAATATATGGTAGCCCTTGGCAACCCGAGTTTATGAGCTGGGCATTTAATTTACCTAAAAATGGACCGGGATTAAGTACAAAATGGGAAGCGATTCCTGAAAATACAGACATATTAATAACACATGGTCCTGCATTTGGTATATTAGATACTTGCGAATGGAGAAGAACAGAACATTTAGGATGTGAATTATTAGCAGAACGAATTAAATTAATTAAACCTAAAATTCATATCTGCGGTCATATACATTCAGGGTATGGATATCACTTTGATGGAGATACTCACTATTTTAATGCATCAGTATTAAATGAGCAATATAAATATACTAATAAACCTATGACATTTGATTGGGATAAAGAAACTAATCAAATTACATTTTTATAATATATTTATGTAATATAATTACATATGAAAAAATCAAGATTAAAAGACATAATTAAAGAGGTATTATCTGAAGAAACAGGTTATAGTAAATATTCTCCAACAGGTAAAACACAAGGTTTAACTACAAAAACATTAAATAATATTTTACTTAAAATAGCTAAAGGAGAACATCCTGACGATCAAATATCTCGTGGTAATAAAATATTAGATAAAGCTGATCCTGAAAACGTAGCACGAATTTTACGCGGTGAAAAACCTCAATATTAATGACTCCACAAGAAATCAAATCAAAACTTACTAAAGGAGACCAAATTAGATTTAGAGATAATACTGTAATGTGTTTTGAAAAACCGTTAAATCCAACTCAAGGCTTGTTTTTTAATAAAGCTGGGATAGGCAATAATAGAAGGGATTACAAGAATATAATCAGTATAAATGGTAAATTGCTTGAAATTAAAGTAAATAATCCTATTATTACTCCTGATACTGTTATTAAGAAATATTACTTATTAGATGAAAAGGTAAATTTATTTAAAATATTGAATAAATATAATTTTTATAATTTCCCCGGTACTGTTAATGATTTTTTAAATAATATAGATTTTAATATATTAAAAAGTATAAATAGGGATTTTGATGATCTTATTAAAATTAATGGTAAACCAATTAATGAAATTAAAATAAATAAACCATCAACCTTAATTATTGGAAAAAAGTATGATATTTGGGATGATAATTCTAAAAAATATAAGAAAGGATATACTTATAAAAAATACTTAGATAAATTCACAACTAATGGTGAACCAACTCCAATTCATTATTTTTCACAAGATGATACTGTTGATGTTAGGTTAGTTTATCCTGAAGAAGTTGAAAAAGAAGTAAAACCTTCAATAAATAATTTACAAGAAATGAATATAGAACAAATATTAAAGGAAGAACTCGATAATGTTATACAAAATCAAAAAGATGAAGTAGCTACATTTGAAGAAGATCCATTAGAATATATAATAAATAAATATCCTTCATTAAACGAAGCATTAATCGATTTAATGTCTCCTGTATTTAGAGATTATATCACTGGTATATATGTAATGTCCCCAAAACCTACTACATTTAAAGTATTATTACATAATGGGCAATCATTTTATATGATTTATAATCCAAAATCTTATATAGCAAAAATTGCTGGTAAACAATATTATTTGTCTAATATAAAAGATGAAGAATATGCAGTAAAAGCAATATCAAAATTATTATTAATGGGTATGCCTCCTGGTTCACAAGGACCAGAATCAGAACTTACTAATGAAAAGGATATGAAGGATGAATTTGTTTCTGATCTTACATCAGAACCAGAAGTTGGTGGTGAACAAGGAACAACTATGGAACCAGAAAAACCTGAAGAAGAATTAAAAGAAGTTGAAGAACCAAAAGTAAAAAAATTTAGAATAGTAAGATAATGAGTATATCTTTATCTCCTCCCCAATTAGAAAAACCTTACCATTCCAATCACGAATTTTATGGTTTATATCAAGACCGAGGTGAAAGATTTTTAGATAAAATAATGAAACAAGAACCATTTGAATTAACAGATGGTTCTTCTGTTATTATAGACAAACTTTCTCTCGGCATTAAATATCTCCAATCAAAACAATATGGTGAATTAGGTGGTAGTAAAAAACTATTTAATGATACTCTATCACTATCCAATTTCCTCAAAACAAAAGAATTTGGTGTTGGAGGAGGACAAGGGGCAGGTTCTAAAAATACTGCATTACAAGAAAGCACACAATGTGTATTTAATGCTTTATCTAAAAATGTAAAAAAGAAAGAAATAGACCAGATAGACGTAACTTATTCTTCTATATCCGAATCATATCAATACGTTCAAACAACTACCCCATTAGAAGAAGTATATGAATTTTCTAAAACACCTTCATGGCAACAATCTTTTTTAACTAGTTCGAATATATTATATTCTTATGTAAGTTCGAGTGATTATACTCACCACAGAGACTCCCCATTAATAAACGATTTATATAATACTTATAAAAATACTAACGCGAATTTTCAATCGGATAAATGGAATCCTGGGGATATATGGTTTGTAAAAGATTGTGCTTTAAATACTAGATTTAGCGCTAGTTTACATGAATTAAATATACAAGTTAAAGATATGTTTGTAAAACAAGATTTAATAGGTGTATCATTAAAGAAGTTGGGAAAAGAAGTTAAATTGGAAGTGAAAAATATGGATAAAGAAAAGAAAAAACAATATGAATATTTAGGATATAAAACAACATCTAAAAGTAAAGATGTGTCACTTTTATATGATGGAGGTAAAATATGTTTTCGTACATTTAATTTTGGTACTAATTGGGCGGGTGAAATATTAGGTAAAACAGCAAATCATGGTAAAATTGGATTTGGTGCTATAAATGGAATATTAAAAAAATATGATATAGAACTGAAACCAACCAAAGATATTAAATTATTATGGGAAGAACATCCTTATGTTGCATTAAGTGCCTTAATGTTATTATTTACAACTAAAATAGATATATTACCTAGAGAAGAATTTGATATATTTATATTGGAAAAGAATATTGATTGGAAAGTATCCAAATTGCTTGGATTACAACTAATAGCAAAAATAGAACACCAACCAAAAGATATTCAAGATCAAATAATAACTCAACTAATAAACTATGCAAGTAGTGAATTAGATGAATCATCAGTATTTTTAAAACTATCATAATTGAAAATAAGTGAATTAGCATCCATAATTTTAGAATTATCTAAAGATTCCCATAATAAAAACTTGAGGTACATCAAGGGCTTAATTGCGGAACAATTACATCTTCGTAATTACGATAAACTATTGAAAGAACAGGATGAAGAGGAAGAACCTATACTTGAACCAGAAGTACCTGTAGTTGAACCAAAATTAGAACCAGAAGCTGAGGTAGAATCTGAACCTGAGACAGAAGTTGAACCAGAAGAACCAGAAGCTACAGTAAGTACTACCCCGAGTACATCTGAACCTAAAACAACACCTACACCAAGACAAAACGAACCTGATTTAAATAAGGGTATTATAACTATATCTAAAAATGACGCACGTGAATTATTATCATATAAAGGTAAAATATTTGGTGCTATTTTTACTAAAAAAGATGGCACAAGACGTGTTATGAATGGTATGACGGGTGTGCGAAAATTTACATCGGGAGGACAATTACCTTATAGTCCTAAAGATAAAGGATTAATACCTGTATATGATTTAAAAATAGGGATGGGACCAAAAGGTTATCGTATGATTAATATAGATGGACTTGAAGCATTAAAAATAAACGGTAAACAATATCGTATCGATAAATTTTTAAGAGAAGTAAAAATAAATAATCCTGTTGGAGGAATAGTTAGTACTGATAATCCCAAACACTATGAAAAGGGTTCTAAACAAAAAGATACGTTATATAATCTAATTAAATCTAATCCTGGATTAGCATATAAAGGATTACTAGATATATTACATCCAGGAAGTACCCCAATGAGTTCAGGAGGAAAATATCTCCAAAAATTATTAGGTGAATTACAATATAATAAAGATATAGAATTAAGAACAATTAAAAATCCTAAAACAAAAAGAAATATAGGAATTTACTTTATTAATAAAAAATCATGAAAAAATCTGAATTAAGACAAATAGTTAAAGAGGCTATATTAGAAAATAGACCACAAGTAGCACCACAAAGACAAGCTCCTGAACGTGAAACAATTGTTAAACCGGATGTAGACTCTCCTCCAAAACCTAGAAGACGAACATTAACCCCACCTGTGGAGAGTCCAACTACAAAACCAAAAGCTGAGGGAGTAGAAAGAAATATTGCTAATAAGATAGCTGATCGTTTTCAAAAATTGAAATAAATGAAATACGAAGATATATTTCGCCCTGAAACATTGGCTAAATTAAATAAGTCAAGTCAAGCAAACCTTAAAAAAATGCTTGGTGATAAATCTTTGATGCAAACCATGATTTCATCCCAACGTTTGTTAGGTGAAATTGAAAAAGCAGAAGCACCATATAAAGACCAACTCCAAGAATTAGCTAAAGAAATGGTTGAAAAATTATATCCAATTATTGAAGATGAGGGTATAACTTTGGATGCACGAATAGTTCCAATGAGTGAAGTAGGGAGAGAATTGGATGAAGTAAAGGTAAATAAACCAAATCAAAAATATTTATTATCTTTCTATCATGGTTCATATCCGTATGCTGAACCTATTGAAATAGTAGGTTCTATGGAAATTGCAAAACAAAAAACTATAGAGAAATTAACTAAGGATGGTAATTATAATCCTCGAATGTCACCTGATGACTTTTGGGCAATGATTAATTTATTAGATCCTAAAGAATCTAGAAGTAAAGAAGTGGGCAGGGTTAAAATGATAGACGGAAAATACCAGTTTTATCAATTACCTGGTCATTTAAATGAAGTAAAAATAAATAATCCAAAAACTACTACAACATTTCCGATTAATATTAATAATTTAGAACAATTAAACTCAGTTAGTTCATTATTACAAAAAAAGGGTTTCAAACCTGATTGGGACGAATATAAAGGTTCATATCCTGTTAATATGTTTGGAGATAAAAGTAAATTTTTATTTCTAACTAATTCAGACGCTGATAAATATTCTATACAATTAGATGAAGGAATTAGTCCCGAAGGTAGAAGACGAATAATAAATAGCCTTACCCAAGGTGCAGCATTAAAAGGTGCATTCTCATTCTATTTATTTAAAGATTATTTAGACGCAATTGATCCATCTTTAATAGATAAGTATAATGAAATAATGAAAAATTCATTTGGTGTCTATGACGATGATAACGCCATCGTTTTAATGTTATCACAACTAGCTCAAGGAGGTAAGACCGCTGGAGGTAGTAGTAAGGTGATTATAAATGAAGTAAAAATAAATAACCCAATAAATTTAATCCCAGGTAAAAAATATAATGTTAAGGGTGAAGTCTTAGAATTTGAAAAAGAAATACAACCTGGAGATCACAAACGTTTATTATTTAAAACAAAAGAGAATAATAATATGCGTGTTGGTAAAGATCATTATTTAAAAAATGGTTGGATAAAACCTATAAATGAAGAAGAAATAAACGAACAACAAGATTCCGGTATAACAATTCGAGCTCGTGCAATTAATTTCCCTATGTTAGTCCATGAAATAATTAAAGGATTATATGAATTAGTTTCATTACAGGGTTTTAAAGGTGATAAAGAATCCAATCAAGCTGTAGTAAATAAAGTAGATACACTAGCAAACGAGCCTATGGATATACGTCTGGGTCAACACATATATGAAGCATTAAATGATATATTTGCTGATTCACAATACAATGACCCTCGTATTCGTGAACACTTCTTTGCTGAAATATATCAGTTAGAAGATGATGATTTTTTAGAATTCATAGAAAATGCAATTAATGAAACTTTGACTAGTCAAGAAAAGAGATGGGTAAATCAAGTATTAAAAGAAATTGCTCAAGATATTAAAGATGATACTTATGATAAAGAAGGAATTGATGAAATAAAAATAAATAATCCATCTAGAAGGTATAATCCTGATTACAGATTAAAACCATTTGAAAAAGGAAATAATCTCCAAACTACAATTATAAATTGTTTAAAAGCTAATCCTAATATAACAGAAGGTCAAGTAGTAGACGCTATAGTTAATAAATTAGGTTATTATGGTGTTGATCAAATAGCTAATACTATTAGAAAAATAGATCAGGTAGAAAGAGTTCAAGTACCTAAAGGTACTTCAAAAGTAAAAGTATTTATATATTATTTAAAATAATGAAATTAACAGACATACTAATTTTAGAATATAGTGACAAGACTATTCAAACTACAATTGATAGATGGAAGAAATTAACTCCCTCTATCGACGACAATCTTGCAAGACAAGTAATACAACGTTTTGACCAAATTAAATCAGGTTTATCCTCTAAACTACAACAAATAGCATTATCTGATGAATTAAAACAAGGTAATAATTATCTTAATATAGATAAATATTCTTGGAATGACATGGTTACTTTACTTCGTTCCTTGCCTGAAAAGGAAGATAAGATAAAAAAAGATGCCATCCAAATGTTCGTTGAAAAAGAACGTATGGATAAAGGGGATGTAACATCTTACGTTATTCGTTTTATGAATAATAGACGTAATATTAAATATGCTTTATCTAATGGTACAGAAGACGGACATTATAGTGCTCAAGAAGTACAAAAATTAGTACCCAAAAGATTGATTCCGAACGACGCATATCTTGACCCACGCACTTGGGATTTTGGTCAAATGGAACACATGTTGGATGCTTTATTTCCTATGCAAGCTAAAGTTGGCGATGAAGAACAAAATACCGCTACTACAGATGCAGATAAAGTATATGATAAAGATGGTATAGAAATATATAAAGGTGATGCACAACATAAATGTATATCTTATAACCCAACAGAAGGTGGTCGTAAAAAATATGGTTGGTGTATTGCACAACCTTCTAATACGATGTATGATAGATATCGTTTTATGGAAGGTACTAACCGTATGTTCTATTTCGTGTTTGATCGCAATTTACCTGAATCTGATCCTTACCACGCCTTCGTAATTCATGTTGGTGAAGGAGGTAATCAATATTGGATTACAGATGCAAAGAATAGTGGTGATAAAAATTTTAAAAAGTGGGAAGAATTAGCTAAAATAGCTCCATCCGTGTGGAGTAGAATAGGTGGATTAAAAGACGTATTTAAATTTGTTGCTCCTTCTAAAGCAGAAATATCTGGTGCTGCTATGCGTGGTAAAAGATTATCTGCAAATGATTTCCGTGAATTAGATTATGAAGATAAACAAAATTACGTTCAAGCTAATGCAGGTTCTTTATCACCTGAAATATTAAAAATATTAGACAAAGAATTAAAAAACTTAGCCATAAATTATGGTCAAAAATTCCCGTACGCAGATTTAAAAGACAATGAAGGATTGGCTAAAAGATATGCGGTATTCCGTTTCAGACATACTAATTATGAAAAAGAACCTATACCACTTCCTTATGTAAAATATTTAGATGAAGAAGCTAAACAAAAATATTTAGCTACTTTTGATGATAATTTAAATTATGAATATATTGATAAGTATTTTGGTCCACAAGCTACAGAAAAATACGTACAAGATCAAATAAAAAATTTCGATTATTTGCCCGCAGACGCAGCAAAATATATTAAAGATCCTAAATTAAAAGCATTATTTTCTGTTTATAGTAAATTATTTGATAGTTGGGAATTTGGTAAAAACTTTGGTTTAGATGATGAACAATTAGAAAATATGGCTGATATGCCAGTTCAAGATGTTACTCCAAAACCAATGACAGCTAAACAATGGAATACTTTATCTCCTGAAGATAGAAAAGTGATTATTCATTTGGCTGAACAAGTAGATGGGAACGAAAAATATAGCACCTTATTATATGCATTGCCTTATATTATAAACGATAATGGACGTAAATTAATTCTTCTACCATTAACAAATGATGAATATAGTTATGATAAATGGGTACTTGTAGATGAAAATAATAAAGTAGTTAAAAAAGATATAGCAGGAGATAAATATAATGTTGGTGATCAACCATTACAATTAGGTTATCCAAATATAGATAATGATCCAAGAAGAATATTTGATATAAGTGAGTTAGCACCGCCGAAAAAAGAAATAAAAGAAGTAAAAGTAAATAATCCTACAAAACCAATAGTATATAATGATGAAATATTGCCTTATATTATATTAAAGAATGGAGATAAAATTAATGCCTATTTCGGAGATGATAATATAACATACGATTTTAGTTTCTATGATGATGGAAAAAATTTTGAAGAAATTGTTAAGTATTTTGGAAATCATGCTAAAGTAGAAATGGGTTTAAGAAGTAGACATTTGGTCGTTCGAAAGGAAGATGTGAAATTAATTAATGAAGTAAAAGAAACATTCAAAGAACAATTCATGCGTGAACGACTGCAAAATAGAGCAGGAATAAGATAATAATTTGAGTCTCAATTTGAGACTCATTTTGATTCTAGAATGGAATTTCGTATATTCGATTAATAATTTAAATAAATATGAATAAAAAAATAGTTATAGTAGGTGGAGGTGTAGCTGGAATTAATGCTGCAACAAAATTAGTTGATAATGGTTATCCTGGTGAATTAATTACTATTATAGATGCAGGTCAAGACCCATACAATCGTCCATCGAGTGAGGTAATGAAAGGATTTGCAGGTGCTGGGCTCTTTTCAGATGGAAAATATGTTTACGCTCATAATTCTGTAGGAGGTCATTTAGATAAGTATTGTGGTGAAGAAAGAGCAGATGAATTAGTTTTAGAAGGTCTTGATATTATAAAAAGATTCCATAGTGACCCCTCTAAAATAATGTTTTCAAACCCATTACAAGAACCTGAATATATTAAACCATACTTCAACCTTAAAATGACTCCAACTTGGCATATTGGGACAAATTATCTACACGAATTAGGTAAAAAATGGTATGATTATTTAGTTGAGAAAGGAATTAGATTTATTTGGGAAAGAGAAGTACATGACATTAATTTTGATGTTCAATTAGTTTTATATAGTGATCCAAAAACGGCTGTAGGTAAAGGAATATCATATGATACTCTTATATTTGGAACAGGGAAATCAGGTATTGATTTAACTCAAAAATTAATTACCAAATATAATTTAAAAAAAGAACCTAAAAGTGTGCAATTAGGGGTTAGATTTGAAGCACCACAAAAATATTTCCAAAAGTTGGTTGATGTTTCTTATGATTTTAAATTAACACAAAGACCAAACGAACAAGTATCTCTTCGTACATTCTGTACTAATAATAATGCTGCTTATGTAGCGGAAGAGGAAACTTATGGCATGAAATCATATAATGGGCATAGTTTTAAACAAGAAGACCTAATCAATAATATGACCAACTTTGGTATTATTATGGAAATTAAAGGTATAGAAAATCCTTTTGACTTTCAAAAAGATGTTGTAAAACAATGTCAAGTTGGAAAAAAGGGTCTATATTACTCTCCAAATAAAAAAAGACAACCATCTAAATCTGCAGAAGGAGAAGAATTAAATGTATATGATTTAGATAATTTAGATCACTTCCAAAAGGTATACGAAGAATATGCTGACCATATAATCAATTTTATATCAGATTTAAATAAAGTATTTGAATTCGGTGATGATTATGGTATTTATATTCCTGAAGTTAAATTTTTATCTGAAGAGGTATTAGTTAATTATGAAGATTTATCACTAGTTGATTATCCAAACATCCACTTTATTGGTGATAGTTTAAGTGCAAGAGGAATAGCTGTAAGTGCGAGCCAAGGTTTACTTTGTGCTTCATCAATATTAAAATTAAAATAAAACTAAAACAAGATTATGAGTAAAGAAGATTACAAAACAAGAACAATTAAATCACCTGATGGTATCATTAGAACTATATTTGATGGAAAATTACACAATTCAGAAGGACCTGCAATCGTATACCCTAAAGATATGAAAATGAAAAATGAATATTATTTATATGGTATTCAATATACTAAAGATGCGTGGCAAGAGGTGAAACATGATAGTATAGGTCTTCCCCCGTCAAAGAATCCAACTTATAAAAACGTACTATAATGAAGATAGGATTAGTAGGTTCAGTTTCAGTAGGTAAAACAACTTTAGTAAATGAATTAGCTAAATTACCTCAATTCCTAAATTATAAAATAGCTACTGAACGAAGTAAATATCTGCGTGATTTAGGTATTCCATTAAATACTGATTCCACACTGAAGGGACAAACCATATTTTTGGCTGAACGGTTGAGTGAATTAATGAGTGGTGACATATTAACAGATAGAACAGTATTAGATGTTATGGCATTTACTCAAAGTGCTAAATCAATATCTCAATCTGATAAGGATTTATTCGAACACTATGCTAAAACTTTTATCAACGAATATGATTATGTTTTTTATATACCTACTGTTGGAGTAGATATTGAAGAAAATGGAGTAAGAGAAACTAATTCTGAATATAGGGATTTAATCGATTTTACTATACGAAATTTCATTGAAAGATATAAACACAATATAAAAAATTTCCACGAAATATCTGGTACAACACCTGAACGCATTTCTCAAGTATTAAATATTATTAATAAGTAATTTCCCTCCAATATTTATATATAAATAAAACTTAATAAATAAAAATATATGTTTGATATAAAATCATCCCGTAATTTCCTTTTAAAAGAAAATGTCGAAGAATTAGATGAAATGGCTAAAATAACTGGCGGTCTAAAAGCTACCATTGAAGCTATAATGGAAGAAAATCCTGAATTAGATGGATTAGCTTTAAAAAAAGTAATTAGAGCGGATGAAGATGTTATTGATTTATTGGCTGGAGATGATTTATATGATAATCAATTAAATAAGTTTATTGCGTTATATAAAGGTCAAAGAGAATTACAACCAAGAGGCCGTAAAGCTCGTCCTAAAGAAGGAGATGCACCTATTAACGAAATGGCTAAAATTGCGGGTGAATTAAAGTCTGCAATAGAAAAAGTTATATCCGATAACCCTCAAGTAAGTGGATTGGCTCTAAAAAAATTAATTAAAAGTAATCCTGAAGTAATAACAGCGTTAGGTAATGAAAAATTACATGACAATCAATTAAACGGATTTATATCTAATACAAAAGGATCAAGTACAGAATCACCAAAATCATTAACCCAAACACCAGGACAACCATTCGCCGAAGTTCCTACAACAGATAATGAGTTAGAAGATACTTGGAATACTCCATCAGAAGATGACGATGAAGAAATTGAACCCGGCAAAAATGATATTGATAATTCAATAAAAGTTGATACACCTACAGACGCATCTGGAGTAGGAGCCGCAAATAATTATAAAAATATCATAGTAACCAAAGTAAATAAAATTGAAGCATTGCCTGGTCAAGAAAGGGCTAAATCCATTGATATGCAGGCTTTGAAAAAATTCATTCAAAAACCGGAAGTAATAAAAGCATTAACTATGCCTACTATTAGAGATTTAGTATCATCAATTATAGGATAAAATGAAAAATTATATAAATTATATCAAGTCTCTCCCTGGAGGGACTTGGTTTTCTAAAGACAAAACCATATATTATGTATCATTAATTTTATTAGTGGTAGTTATATTTTTATCTAGAGGGTGTAATGACAAACCAATTCCTGATAAAATAATTACTAAAACGGTGTATGTAAAGGTACCGGGCAAAGCAGGTCATATTGATAATAAAAAAACACCCAAACCTATTCCCCAAAAAGAATTAGTGATAGATAAAGAATATATGGCTCGTTATAATAAATTAAAAGACAGTGTTGCAAAAGCTAAATTATATACAGAAGCTATTACAATAAACGATTATAAACAAAATTTTGAAGATTCAATTCAAAAAGTAACTGTTAATTCTAAAGTAAGAGGGACACTATTAAATCAAGATATTGATTATTTCGTTAAACCAACTACAATAAAAACAACCAAAACTACAATAATAAAAACAAATCCACCTAAAATACATATATTAGCTGGAATTAGTGTTGGAGTACCGGTTGATCTATTAAATACACGAACTATTGTAGAAGGTGATTTATATTTACAAAATAAAAAACAAAACATACTTCAATTAGGAATCGATTCCGAAAAACGAATTAAAATTGGGTATATAATAAAATTATAATGGTAGAACAAACCCCATTAACTCCGGGTACAATATCACCATCTTTTAAAGATATCGTCAAGTCTGAATACATTAAATGTGCTCAAGACCCTATTTACTTCTGCAGAAAGTACTATTACATTCAACACCCGACTAAGGGTCGAATGTTATTTAATTTATATCCATTCCAAGAAGCAGTATTAAAACAATTTCAAAAAGGAGATTATTTAATTATAAATAAGTCACGACAACTAGGTATATCAACCCTAGTTTCTGCTTTCTCACTATGGTTAATGATTTTCCATAAGGATAAAAACATACTTGTAATTGCTACTACACAAGATACTGCAAAAAACTTAATTACTAAAGTACGATTTTCATATGATCAACTCCCATCTTGGATGAGATTAAAACATACCGAAAATAATAAATTACTTCTTAAATTAGTAAATGGTTCTCAAGTACAAGCTAAAGCAGCAACAGATAATGCGGCGCGTTCAGAAGCCGTTACTTTGCTTGTAATAGATGAGGCCGCATTTATCGAACGAATTGATGATATATTTACTGGTGCCCAACAAACTCTGGCTACTGGGGGCCATTGTGTCGCCCTATCATCACCAAATGGAACCGGGAATTGGTTTTATAGAGAATTTACTAGAGCCCAAGAAAAGAAAAACAACTTTATCCCACTATTATTACCTTGGACCGTTCATCCAGAACGAGATCAAGAATGGAGAAATAAACAAGATAGAGAATTGGGAGTTAAAGCTGCCGCGCAAGAATGTGATGCAGATTTTATTACTTCAGGTGAGTCTGTTATTGAAACAGATGTATTAAATTATTATGTAAAAAACATAGCAAGAGAACCATTAGAACGAAGAGGAATAAATGGAGAATATTGGTTATGGGAAATGCCTGATTATTCTCGTTCATATGCTTTAATTGCGGATGTTGCTCGTGGAGATGGGGCGGATTATTCTACTTTCCATGTTTTTGATATTGAAGCATGCAGACAAGTAGCTGAATTCCAATCTCAAGTATCAACAAAAGATTTTGCTAACATAATACATGCTGCTTGTGTTGAATGGAACAATGCTTTGTGTGTTGTCGAAAATGCTTCTATAGGATGGGATGTATTAGGTAGATTAATAGATAAAGAATATAAAAATATATACTATTCCCCGAAAATGGATAACATGGGAGATTCATCTCAATATTTATCTAAGTACAATAGTGGACAAGGTATGGTTGCTGGATTTTCTATGACCTTAAAGACGAGACCACTTGTTGTCTTAAAATTAATTTCGTATATGAACGAGTATTCGGTTGAGATATTATCTAAACGATCAATGGAAGAAATAAGAACGTTCATATATAAAAATGGTAGACCACAAGCACAACAAGGACACAATGATGACTTAGTAATGCCTATTGGTATATTTTTATTTTTGAGAGAAACAACATTAATGTATCAAAAACAAAGTGAAGAACTGTCCCGAGCTGTATTAAATAGTATGCAAAATATAAATTATGCCTCTCCTGCCGTGTATGGAAATCCATATATGGAGAATCCATACAAAATGGATGATGGAAGGGGCGGAATCGAATCACTTGATTGGTTATTAGGTTAATAATTATTAGAATATGAACGAAATAAAAAGATTACAACAATTAGCTGGAATAATTGCCGAAGTAAAGATAAATAATCCAAATGAATTATATAAATTTCAAGAATGGGTAATACCTTATCATAAAAAATTATCTAAAGGAAAAATTGATTATGATGACTTGAGGGATGAATTTGGAGAAGATACAGCAGATGCTATACAGATGACAAAAGGATTAAAAAATCCCTTTACTAAAGATGATATAAAATTGTGGTTAGACACGGAATGGGAAGATAGTTGGGAGGGAAATCTTGATTCTTTTACAGAATGGTTAAGAGAATATGATATTATAAAATAAATAATAAATAATAAATAATGGACGACAATCAAAATCCACAAATTAATAGCACATTCTTTTCTAAAATACAAAAGTTATTTTCGACTGATGTTATTCTTCATAACACAGGCCAAAACCAACTAAAAGTAGTCGATGTAAATAAAATACAGGCTAATGGTGAATTAGCAACTAACTCATTATATGATAAATATAATAAAGTATATACTACATCTGGTAGAAATGCATATGCAAATATAAATTCATTACCTACATCTCGTATACAATTATATACTGATTATGAGGCAATGGACACAGATGCTATTATTGCCTCTGCATTAGATATTATTGCAGATGAGGTTGGTTTAAGAAACGACTTTGGTGAAATATTACAAATACGAAGCTCAGATGATACTGTTCAAAAATTACTATATAATTTATTTTATGATATATTAAATATTGAATATAATTTATGGTCTTGGACTAGAAATATGTGTAAATATGGTGATTTTTATCTTAAATTAGAAATAAGTGAAAAATTCGGCGTATATAATGTAATACCTTTCTCATCATATACTATGATTAGAACAGAAGGTGAAGACCCATTAAACCCTCAAGAAGTAAAATTCGTATACGACCCAACATTTTCATCACAACAATCCCCACTAGGTCATCAACAATTAATGGCGGGAGCTGGTTCTAAAAAAATTACATTCGAAAATTACGAAATATCTCATTTCCGTCTATTAAGTGATTATAATTATCTTCCATACGGAAGAAGCCATCTTGAGCCCGCTCGTAAAATATTTAAACAACTTCAATTAATGGAAGATGCGATGTTAATACATCGTATTGTTAGAGCTCCTGAAAAAAGAACATTCTTTATTAATGTTGGTAATATACCTCCTAATGAAGTGGAACAATTTATGCAGAAAACCATCAATAAGATGAAAAAAACTCCATATACTGATCCAAAAACAGGAGACTACAATTTAAAATTTAATGTTCAAAATATATTAGAAGACTTCTACATACCTGTTCGTGGTAATGATACCTCCACTAAAATCGAGACAACAAAAGGTCTTGAATATATGGCAATGGATGATATTAATTACCTGAAAGATAAATTATTTGCCGCATTAAGAGTACCTAAAGCTTATTTAGGATATGAAAAAGATTTAAGTGGTAAAAGCACATTAGCATCTGAAGATATTCGTTTTGCACGTAGTGTTGAAAGAATACAACGCATAATAGTATCGGAATTAACTAGAATTGCTATTGTCCATTTATATGCTCAAGGATATGATGGAGACGCATTAACAAATTTCCAATTATCTCTTACCCCACCATCAATTATATACGACCAAGAAAGAATTTCATTATTAAAAGAAAAAACTGACTTAGCTGTAACTATATTAGATAATAAATTATTGCCTTCTGATTGGGTATATGATCATGTTTATAACTTCTCTCAAACACAATATGAAGAATATAGAGATTTAATCATTGAAGATACAAAACGTAAATTTAGAATTAATCAAATCGAGAATGAAGGAAATGATCCTGCAGATACTGGAGAAGCATTCGGTACACCACATCAATTAGTTGCATTGGGTAGTAATAAAGGACATAGAGAAGTTCCAAAAGGATATGATGAAAGATCTACAGAAATTCCTGATGCTGTGTTGGGGAGACCAGAAGAAAAGGCGTCTGATATCGGAACACAAAATTCTGCATTAGGTAAAGATAGATTAGGTAGTATGGGTATGAAAGATGATGGGGAAGAAAAAGTAACTGATTTAAATCCACCTTTAAAAGGAGGAGCACTTAAATTAGAAGTGGCTCAAGCTGTATATCTACAAAATGAGAAATCACTTAAAAGTATGTTTCCTCCACGTAAAATAAAATTATTTGAAGAAAGTAATTTATTAGATATAAGTAATATTTTACCGGAAAACGAAATAGACTAATATTTATAATTAAATAATATATTGATGAACAAAGTTTCACACTCTAAATATAAGAATTCTGGAATATTATTTGAATTATTGGTAAGAAAAATTACTAATGAAACAATCACTAATCAGGATTCTCAAGCTATTAATATTCTAAAAAAATACTTCACTAATACTGAAATATCTAAAGAGAACAGATTATATCAAACACTATTAAAAACTCAAAATTTATCCGAAAATAGAGCTGATATAATAATTAATACTATACAAGAATTATCTAGTAGGCTTGATAGAAAAAAACTAATTAAAGAAAAATATAATTTAATTAAAGAAATAAAAGCTCATTATGATATAGATGATTTCTTTAAAGCCTCTATCGATAATTATAAAACACTTGCATCAATATATGTTTTGATTGAATCAAATTTCATTCAAAATCCAAATCCTGAAATTATTATTTCATCTAAAATTAATTTAGTTGAATATTTAGTTGAATCTACTGTAGAAAAAGAAACACAAATATATCAAGAATTATCCCATTTAGATAAAGGAGAACGATTTTTAGTATATAAAGTAATGCTTGAAAAATTTAATGATAAATATGATGGGCTCGATGTTGAACAAAAAAGTGTACTTAAAACGTATATAAATAATATATCCAATACTGTTGTATTAAAGGAATTTATAGATAAAAAATTTATTGCATTGAAAAAATTACTTATTGCTAATAATAAAAAAATTGACGATCAAGTTACTAACATTAAAGTAAATGAGATTATATCATTAATAAATCCCATCCTTGAGTCTAAAAAGATGAAAGATGATTATGTAATTACTTTACTACAATATATCGAGTTAAATAAGGAAATATCCAAGTTATAATGGACCAAGTTAAAAGGATGCAGTTAATTGCTGAAATTAAAATAAATAACCCAACAAATTTCAGACAAGTTCCTTTTGATGTTCTTAAAGGAGAAATACTTAGAAATCAAGAAGAATTTTATCAAGAGCCTGGGCAGTATAATGGATTTGCTCATGATTTGGAGGATATAAAAAAATATAAAGACTTAATTTATCTTTTGATAGATTATGGGTTTGATGAAAATGATGCTAATGAATTAATTTTTGATATTTTAGTTAAAACAAATGAATAGAAATATCTTACGTTCATCCATCAAGGCTTATTGTATGGAATTGATGAAAGAAATGTCCACTTCTGGTGGCGCGGGAGGATATCTTACTAAAGCTGCTTTCCGTAAACCAAAAAAACAAGATATAAAATCACCAACTGGATTTGAATCATCTCCTAATCCAAACATGTATACTAAAAAGATGAAATTCAAAATAGTAAATCCAAAACAAAGACTTAATAGTAAGGATTTATGGAAAGAAGTAAAAGTAAACAAACCAGGATTAGTTAATGCATTTACCGCAACTAGGGATCCTCAAGAAGTTAAAGTAGCAAAATTAGGAAAAATAGGAGATAGTAATTGGGGAGAAGCATATTGGACCGAATATCCAAAAGGCCAACTAGACATTTTACTTTATGATAGTGGTGAGGACGACTATAGTACAAACCATGATCAAGGCATAGATGAATTATTGCCTGAATTTACAATTGAAAATCCAACAGAATTATATAAATCAGCATTAAAAAAATATAATTTAAAACCAAATAGATATATTTATTTAGGAGATAATTTAAATGAAATTAAAGTAAACAATCCCCTTATTATTAAAGCTAAACTTAATAGTGGTGATAAAAATAATATTTTAGTTTATAAAAGGGGAGTTAATTATAATGAATATAAAGACGAAATAGATAAATCATTAGAATATCAAGGATATGATGATTCTTGGGATAGAAATTCAACAACATGGAGTTTAATCTCGTTCCCTGAGGGGGATAAAAATGTTGAATATTGGTGGACTGATGATGAAATAGATTTTTCATCTTCTACTAATGAAGTCAAAGTAAACAACCCAACCCAACCATTCAAAATTGGACAAAAAGTAAAAACAGAGGATGGAGAAGAATTTATTGTAAGTAGATATGTTGATGATAGAGTATATATTTACCCAGAAGGACATAGGCGAGCTGAAGTTTGGGTTAAAAAACAAGATTTAGAGCCAATAAATGAGTCTCGCTACACTCAATTTAAACGTTCTGCATCAAAACCTAAACCACAAGAAATACTTCATCGCGCAATAAAAGAAATTGGTATGAAGTTGGATGATGTAAATCGTTTAATTGAATTTACTTCACGTATTAAGGGTGAATTACAAGAAGGTGATCAAGAAATAGAGTATTTAAAACGTACTAAAAATAGTATATATAAAATACACGATAAATTAAAAGAAGTATTATCTAAAATAACTTCAATTGATGAAGTAAGAGTAAATACACCTGGAATAAAAACAGAAAAAGATTTAATTCAATTATATAATTCTATCCCAGAAGACCGGAAACGAGAAGAAGTAGAGGATATATATTTTAATAAATACCCTGAAGCGGTATACTTGGATGAATTAATACCTAATTTATCTCCAATAGAAATAACTCAATTTTATAATGATTTATTAAAATTATCAAAATCTAGTCCTGTTGACGAAGTCAAAATAAATAGACCAAAACGAGTTTGGGATTTCATTCATGATGATTGGAAATCTTGGAATAATAAAGTAAATATAGGAGATTATGTTATAGATCCCAATGGTGAAAAGAAAGAAATTTTAGATATGGTAGGTCCTGATATAATAAAAACAGATACTGGAACTTATAATATGATAAGATTAAATAATCAAAATATAATAAAAAATAAAAATTTAGGTGAGATAAAAATCAATAAACCGGCCCGTAATTGGGATTTTACTAAACCTATTCATGATTTTAATCCCGATAATATAAAGGTTGGGGATATAATAGTAACTAAAAAAGGAGGTTTTTTAGTAAATAAAATTGATATAGGCCATAATGATTTCCAAACCAAATTCTATACATCAAATGGTGGGGATTATATTACAAAATCATCTCTAATATTCATGAATAAAATAAGACATAATCAATAATTAATATGACAGCACAATCACTATATAATCAATTAGTACAAGGTACTATAAACAAAGATAAATTTCTTTACGAGGTACGTCGTGATCCTAGTTTAACTATGATTACACGCTTTAATTCATTCGCTGATACAATTCAAATTTTAAAGAAAAAATCTATAATTTCTGAAAATAAAGAATTATCAAACAAGTATAAAGCGGATAAAAATCCTTTATTACCTGAAGTAGAATCATTTACTATAGATATGGTTTCTCCTTATGAATATAGTAAAGGAATAAATTACGAATTAGAAATATGTGATTTATCCGTAGGCAATAATTTACCGAATGAAGATTCTATGCTTAAAGCACAGAAAAAGGTATTAAAAAACTTAACAACAGAGCCTTATTATTACACTAAAAAAATGATGAGTGATGTTGAAAAAAAACAAGAAAAAGAAAATCAAAGACCAGAAGAAGTAACTAAACAAACTTTAGATGCAATAGGTAAAGGTAAAAAGAACGTTATAAGAGAAAATGTTGATTTTGATGATGAAGAAGAATCTCCATATACTAATTGTGGGTGTGATGAATTGGATTTAGATAATATGTCTCCCCAAACCCAAAAAATAGTACAACAAATAATTGAAGAATTAGGGTTTACTGAGGAAGATATGCAAGACAGTGATGTAATGGAAGAAATTGAGAATGAATTAAAAAGACGTTCTGAATTAAACGAAGATATGATACCTAGTGTTGGGAAAACAATTACATTAAGGGCATTAACTAAATTAGCTAGTTTAGCAGGTGATCATTTACCTGATGCAAAAGATGCATTAAATGATTTAGGAGTAGAATATGGAGAACAAATTCCATTAGATAGTGTAAAAGGAGTTTTATCTAATTACGATTTATCTATAAGTGATTTAACTCATCCTATAGATGAAGCAGTTGTTTTAAAAGATAAAGCAGGTAATATTACATATGCAAAAGATAATACTGAAGCAACTTCATTATCAAATGCTGCTCGTATGAAAGGAGTGCAATTAACTAAAAGTAATATATAATATGCAATTATTAGTAGAACATTTTCCTCTAAAATTAGATAGACAGTCATTACTTGAAAGTATTAAAAGTGGTGGTGATTTAGTTTTGGAAGGTATTATTCAAAGAGCAGACGCTAAAAATCAAAATGGAAGGGTTTATCCGAAAGAGGTTTTGATGAAAGAAATCGAACGATATAGCCAAGGGCCCGTTGCTGAAAATAGAGCAACCGGGGAATTAGACCATCCAGACAGTCAAATAATAAATTTGAAAAACGTCTGTCACAGAATAACTGAAGTGTGGTGGGATGGAGATGATGTAAGAGCTAAATTACTTATATTAGATACGCCTTCTGGTAATATAGTTAAAGCATTAGTTAAAGGTGGAGTTGAAATAGGGATATCATCAAGAGCAATGGGTTCAGTTCAAAACTTAGGTGAAGGTACTGTTGAAGTACAAGACGATCTTTCGTTAGTTTGCTTTGACATAGTATCAGAACCATCTACGCAGGGAGCATTTGTAAAACCTATTGGATTAAATGAAAATTATGTTCCACAAGTTAATACTAAATATACTAAAATAAACGAACTAATATCAGAAATAGTATGTAATGCTACTGGTATATGTTGTTTAAGATAAAAATTTACATAAATATTATTTATGATATAATGCATCCCCGAAAAGGATGCATTTCTTTTTCCCTCTTTATATTTTTGAACCTTCCTTATATATTTATGAATATAGATAGATTATCATACTATAATCTCCCTCAATACAAACTTCCTATATTGCTTCCAATAAGCAGTTAAACAATCAAAAATAAATTTTAATGTCAAAAACAAAATTTTTTAATGACGCAATTGCTGAAGCAAAAGCCATTAGAGAAACAGCATTTAGTAATGCAAAATTAGCCATGGCCGAATCTTTCGCCCCACAAGTAAAATCAATGCTTTCAACTCAATTAAATGAAATGGAAGAGGAATTAGAAGGATCAGAAGATGAAATTACTTTAGATGAATTACTAAACGAATTAGAAGGTTCAGAATCTGGAATCAATGAAGTAGATGAAACCGAAACAGAAGAAGCTTCGGAAGAAGTAGAAGGATCTGAAGAAGTAGAAGGATCTGAAGAAGTAGCAGGCGATGAAGAAGTAGCAGAACTTACTGTTGATGAGCTTAAAGATATCATTCGTGATGTAATGGGCGAATTAGAAGGTGGATCTGAAGAAGAGTTTGAAGCTCCTGAAGAAGAATTTGAAACATCTGAGGATGAAATTTCTGACGATGAAGAAATTAGTTTGGATGAAGATTGGGGTGCTGGTAGTGCCGCAGGAAATCCAAAAGGATCAAATGGAGATGGTGATATCGAAATTTTGATTAAAAAAATTGCTGCTAAAACAGGAAAAGGATTTGATGCTATTTCAAATTTCCTTTATGGTGGTAAAAGTGTATCACCAAAAGAAATGGGGGGTTTTAGAGAAAACGCTGAACAATTACAAGAAGCTAGACAAATTATTTCTGAACAATCTAAAACATTAAAAGAGCTTAATTTATTAAATTCAAAACTTTTACATGTTAATAAATTGTTCAAAGCAATGAATTTAACTGAATCCCAAAAAGTAAAAGTTATTAACGCCTTTGACAGAACAGGTACTATTAAAGAAACTGAAAATGTATTCGTTACATTAAAAGAATCATTAATTACTTCTCCAAAAAGGCCAATGAATGAAAACAGAGGAAGTGCATCAAGACCAGCAGGTGTTGCTACTCAAAGACCTAGCCAAATATTAACAGAAAATGTTGATTTTGTTGCTAGAATGCAAAAATTAGCTGGAATTAAAAACTAAAATAAAAAGAAAAAATGTCAGTAGTACAACAATTATTAGAAGGATCAAACCCATACCAATCTCAATTGAGTGGTGCCATGAAATTGGTTTCAAAATGGGGAAAATCAGGTCTTTTAGAAAATCTTAGTAACGATACAGAAAAAGCCAATATGGCCGTATTGTTAGAAAGCCAAGCAAAACAATTAGTATTAGAATCTAATACAACTAACCAAGGTGGAGCAACATTCACAGCGGGATCAGGTGAACAATATGCTGCTGTGGCATTGCCATTAGTACGTAAAGTATTTGGTCAAATTGCCGCAAAAGAATTCGTTTCTGTTCAACCTATGTCATTACCTGCTGGTTTGGTTTTCTTCTTAGATTTCCAATACGGTAATACAAAATCTCCATTCGCTAAAGGTGAATCTTTATATGGTAAAAATAGTTTATCAACTCCATTCTCAAACGACGCAGAAGGTGGTTTATATGGTGCTGGTAGATATGGTTACTCAACTAACCAATTCTCTGTTGCCTCTGCATCTGCTGGTTTTGGAGCAGTAGTTTCTGCTTCTATGGTAGATGTAAATTATGATGCAAATTATTCTGCCTCAATTTCTGCAGGTACCTTGAGAAAAATTACTGTAGCAACATCTTCATTAACTGATTTTGATACTAATGGTGTTAGAGCATTTATGGTATCTGGTTCTGGAGTAAGTGTAACAAATGTATTGCAAAACTTTACCAAATTATCTGGTGGTAATGTTGAATTTATTTATAATGGTGCCCCAACATTAACAGGAGCCGTAGTATTATATAATAAACAAACTAAAGATAACAACAGAGGTGACTTTGAAGATAGTACAGCAGGTACATTCTCAATTCCAAATGCTGCTTCATCTGATAGTATTTCAATTCCTGAATTTAATATTCAAATGAAATCTGAACCGATTGTTGCTAAAACTAAAAAATTAAAAGCAAGCTGGACACCAGAATTCTCTCAAGATTTAAATGCATTTCAATCAATTGATGCTGAAGCTGAAGTAACAGGATTAATGTCTGAATATATCTCATTAGAAATCGATATGGAAATATTAGATATGTTAATCACAAACGCCCCAACAACTGAGTATTGGTCAGCAAAAGTAGGTGTTGAATACACTGGTGGTTCATTCACAAACACAAACAATGCTGGTTTGTATTACACTAAAATGTCTTGGTTCCAAACATTGGGGGTTAAAATGCAAAAATTATCTAACCAAATTCACCAAAAGACTTTAAGAGGTGGTGCTAACTTCATGGTAGTTTCTCCAACAGTTGCTACAGTATTAGAATCAATCCCAGGATTCGCTGCTGATACAGATGGTAGTGCAGAAAAAATGTCTTACGCATTTGGTGTACAAAAAGTAGGTCAATTAAATTCTCGTTATAAAGTTTACAAAAACCCATATATGACTGAGAACACAATATTAATGGGATTCAGAGGTAATCAATTCTTGGAAACAGGTGCTGTATATGCTCCATACATTCCAATTATGACTACTCCATTAGTATATGATCCAAATACTTTCACACCTCGCAAAGGGATAATGACAAGATATGCTAAGAAAATGTTAAGGCCCGAATTCTATGGTAAAATTCTTATCGCAGACTTAGATTCTATCTAATAGAATATAAATATTTCTCAATAGAGGCTTGGATATTCCAGGCCTCTTTTGTATATTACCATAAATAATAAAAAATAATTATATGAAAGAACCTAATCGTCCTCGCAAAAATGAAATTAAGTATAATATCCAATTAAACGAAGAGCAAAAAGAAGCAAAAAGATTAATTTTAGATAATCAAATAGTTATAATTACCGGTAGAGCAGGTTCCGGAAAATCCTTAGTAGGATCAATAACTGCATTAGATTTTTTAAATACAAAACAAGTTGATAAAATTCTTGTATCTCGAAGTGCCGTTGAGGTAGGAAAAAGTTTAGGATTTTTACCTGGAGATTTAAAAGATAAATTTAATCCATATATGGAAGCTTTGGTTGAAAATTTATATAAATGTACTGATAGACTTAAAATAGATGAATTTATTAAAAATGGGAAAATACAAGCACTCCCTATCCAATTTATTCGAGGAAAAACAGTTGATGATATTTTAATTGTAGAAGAAGCTCAAAATTTGACTAAAGGAGAAATGGAAGCCATTTTAACTCGTTTAGGAGTAACGGGTAAAATAATTATAAATGGAGATTCATCTCAAAGAGATATTAATGTGGATAAAGAAACTGGAGGACAAACAGGACTTGATTTCGCAATAGAATTATCTAAAAATATTGAAGGTATAGAACATATTAAATTAAAAGAAAATCATCGAAGTGGTTTAGTAGGTGATATATTAGATTATATATACGGAAAGTAAATATTAGGCATCAATAGATGCCTTTATTTTTCTAATTTATCTATATATTTATATTAAAATAATAAATGGCTAATTCAATGATATGGAACGGATCACCGATTTTTAACTCGGGGTCATCAACCCCTTTCGGTTTTTATGATAATGATCCCGTATTTAGAGCAGACGCTCTTAAAGTAGCAAATTTTTGTGCTACAAGGTTAGGTTTTCCTTCTCTAGATGTAGAAATGGGTGCAGACCAATTTTTTACTTGTTTTGAAGAAGCAGTAACTACATACGGTAATGAAGTTTACCTATACCAAATCAGAAATAATTATTTAGCGTTAGAAGCTTCATCAACAGGATCTGCAATAAATAACCAAGTAATAAACCCCGGAGTAGGAAATGTAATTAGAATAGCTTCTGACTATGGTTCAGAAGTTGGGGTTGGGGGTACTACAACTTATTATAGTGGTACTATAAATTTGAGAATGGGGGAACAGGATTATGATATGACTGAGTGGGCATCATTATCGGCATCATTATCTCCAGGAGATAATATTGAAATAAAACAAATATTCTACGAAAATATACCAGCAATAAACAGATATTTTGATCCATACGCTGGAACAGGATATGGTACTCAACAATTATTAGATTCATTTGGGTTTGGAACGCAAAGTCCTGCAATTAACTTTATGTTAATGCCATTAAATTTTGATATATCCGTAATACAAGCTATTGAATTAAATGATATGGTACGTAAATCTGGATTTTCATTCGAAATAATAAATAATAAATTAAAAATATTCCCTATACCTACATCAGATAGACCTTTATTCTTTAAATATGTAAAAAATAGTGAAAAAAATGCAATAACTCCTCCTCAAGGGGCGTTCGGATATGGACCAGGATTAGTAACTAATATGTCAAACGTTCCATATAATAATCCAGTATACGGTCAAATAAACGGACCAGGAAGATATTGGGTATTTGAATATGCAGTAGCTTTAGCTAAAGAAATGTTAGCTTTTATACGTGGAAAATATAGTGTAGTACCAATTCCGGGTGCTGAAGCTACATTAAATCAAGGTGATTTATTATCTACTTCAGTAAATGAAAGATTAGCATTAATTGAAAAATTAAGAGCAGATTTAGATGAAACCTCTCGTAAAGCACAATTGGCAAGAAGAAAAGAAGAAAACGATTCAATACAAGGGACACTAAATAGTTTCCCTATGTTAATATACGTAGGATAATGAACGAAATAAAACGACTACAACAATTAGCTGGTATTATTACTGAAGTAAAAGTAAATAAACCAGATAGGCTTTCAGTATTAAAAAGAGGTCTAGAACATGTATTAGAAGGAGATAAAGAATTTACTGATGATGAGCACCAAGTAATAGGAATCAACGATCATATTCAAGACATAAATAAGCAGGAAGACGAAGAAGGAATAAGAGAGATATTATCTGACTATTTATTCGGAGATGAGGGAATGATTCAAGATTATATAGATATGGCTTTAAATAAAATATAATATAATATAATATAATATGATAGGAATTTATAAAATTACCTCTCCCTTAAATCGTATTTATATAGGTCAATCTATTAATATAGAGAATAGATGGAAAGAACATAGACTGGTTTTAGGGAAAAATAAAAATAGATTATACAATTCATTTATTAAATATGGTGTTAAAAATCATTTTTTTGAAGTAATAGAAGAATGTGATATAACACAACTAAATATAAGAGAACGCTATTGGCAGGATTATTATAATGTATTAGAGGAAGGATTGAATTGTGTTTTAACAAAAACAAATTCTCAATCTGGAAAAAGGTCTGAAGAAACCAAATTAAAAATTAGTAATACTAAAAAGGGCGTACCCCAATCTGATCAAACTAAAATTAATATAAGTGAGGGAAGAAAAGGGATGTTATTTTCTGATAAACATAAAGAAAGTATGTCTAAATCTAGGAAAGGGAGCCCTCATATAGTAAATAAAACCTATAAAAATAAAGGAGTACCTAGAAGTTGCCATATAGAAGCAGTTGTTAAGGCTAAAAACAAATCTGTTATACAATATGATTTAAATAACAATTTTATAAAAGAATGGCCTAGTGGGAAAGAAGCTTCCAGAAAATTAAATTTACAACAAGCTGGAATTAATGGTGTATGTAATAATAAAGGGAAAAAATGTGGTGGGTTTATATGGAAATTTAAAATTGATGTATTATGAGCTTTTTTGGAAGATCTCGCGACGTAGATTTTTTCTACAATATAAATAAAGAACTTTTAGGTCAAGTTATTGAACAAAAAGTGGGTTATTACTCAGCCGACATTCAAAACTCTCCAACCAATATATATGGTGAAAGTTTAAATAAAACATTTATAGGACCAGTACTTATAAATTGTCTTATTGAAAGAGGTTCATATAATACAACAGATGGAGATGAAGGTCAAGATAGGCAACGTCCCCTTACAGTTCGTTTTTTAAAATTACACCTCGAACAGGCAGGTGTTGTACCTATGATAGGTGATATAATGTTATGGAATGAAGAATATTTTGAAATAGATAACGTTGATGAAAATCAATTAATAACAGGGCGAGATAAAGACTATGCTTATAAAGTTGGTGATGGTGTTGAAGATACGGGAGCATCGCTTAGTATCATTTGTTCTGCGCATTATACACGCGCTGAGAAACTAGGACTTAAAGAAGAAAGAATATAATGGAAGAAATAAAAAGATTACAGCAATTAGCTGGAATAATTACTGAAGTTAAAGTAAATAATCCTCTTACTAAGGGATTAAGTATGGAAGAATTTTACGAATTAAGATTAGGTGTTGAGGAAGAGTTTGAAAACTATAGAGAAAATATAGGAGAAAATGAAATTGAAGACTTTAATAATTATTTAGATAAAGTCGAAAATACCGATACAATACAAGACTTAGACGATGCTTTAGAATGGTTATATTCAGGAGATAAATCCCAAGTAGAAGAAACTAAAGACCATATACTAAAAGGATTGCAAGAAGACGTTTCTAAATTTAAAGTAGGTCAAACCACCCAAGCAGGAGGACATAAATCAACTGTTACAGATGTTGACCCGACTACTCAATCAGTAACTTGGAATATTAAAAAAGAAATATCCGATAAAGAAATATGGGATGATTTAACTAAATTATTAAATAAATTTGAAGCAATTCATCTTAAAGATTTCCATTCCCGTCCTAAATTAAATTCATTAATAAGAGATTTAAAAACATTACGTAATAAATTTTCACGTACAGTAGTAAAGGAAGATAGAAATAAAATAGTAAAACAAATTGTTGGTGTACTAAATGAAATAAAAGTAAATAATCCTAATAAACCTGTAGTTTATATTGATGGGGAACAACCTTATATTCCATTAAAAGATGGAAAAAGACTATATGGTTATTGGGGTGATGATGAAAACAATTTTTCTATAGAAGATGCGGATAATGATGATTTCGATGAAGCTATAAAATATTTAGGAAATTCTGCAGAATTAATAGATGATGGAAGAACTCATTATTTATTAGTATATAATAAAGATGTAAATATTAAATAATGGCTAAAAATAGAGATAAACCAACTCCAATAAATAGAGAGCAATTCTTAACTAACTTACATGATTCGTATGTTATTCCGGAACAAACTCTACAACCATATTCTAATAATACTCAAGAATCAATTCCTACCAATCCAGGACAACCAAACTTTGTTCGTGCGAATGAAATTTCATTAAAAGGAGATACTGTAAGTGATTTTCGTATATCATTAGAAGATCACGATGAAACTATTTTATATTATTTACAAAATAATATTAAACCAACAGTATCGATCAACGGAAATCAACGCGAAGTACCTGTTATATACGGTTCCCCTGAAAGATGGAAGTCTGTACAGAAAGACGGTTTTTATCGCGATAAAAATGGCAAAGCCCAAATACCATTAATAATACTTAAGCGAGAATCATTTGAAAAAAATAGATCGATAGGTAATAAATTAGATGGTAATAAAGTAAATAACGTTCAATATTTTAAACAAGGATATAGTAAAAGAAACTCATATGATAACTTTTCTGTTCTTCAAAACCAAAAACCCTCTGTTGAATATAAAGTAGGTATTATACCAGATTATGTAACAATTACTTATAAACTTACCATATTTACTGATTATGTAGAACATATGAGTAAATTGATTGAAGCTATTGAATTCGCTTCTGATTCATATTGGGGAGATAAGGAAAGGTTCATGTTTAAAGCGAGTATTACATCTTTTCCAACACCAATTATGGTGGAGGGAGGAGGAGATAGAGCATCTCGTTCGGATTTAACTTTAACAGTAAATGGTTATATAATCCCCAATACAATTAACGTAGCTAGTGCTGCTCCATCAAGTAAATCATTTAATATTACAAAAATAGTTTTTAAAGAATCTTTGTTATAATTAAATATGTATAATATTTATACGAAATATATGGTTTAATGAGACAAAAAAGAGAGATAAACAGTAGGGAGATTATTAAATTAAGAGATTTAAATTTCCCTACTGGTAGTTATAATACAGGTAGTTTAGCTACAACTGCATACGCTGATTCTAAAGTACAAAATAGTATATTCCCGGGAATAGTAGATTCTGCCCCTTCTCAAGATGCTGTTTACTATGCTTTAGCTAATAAAGTAGATAAAAACTCCCCAATAAGTGGTAGTACACACACTAAAATAACGTATGATAATAAAGGATTAGTAGTAAGTGGTAGCGAAGCAACCACATCAGATATATCGTCTAGTATTGATAGAAGATATGTAACGGATCTTGAATTACTTAATATTCAAAATTTATCTGGTTCAAATAGTGGAGATCAGACAACCATAGTAGGAATATCGGGCTCTAAAGCACAATACGACGCTTCATTAACAGATGGAAACTTTTTATATGTTGGTGACATAGAAAATTCTATTACACCTGGAATAATAAATAAAGCTCCTAGTGAAAATGCTGTATATAATGCTTTATTAACAAAAGAGCCAAATATAAGTGGTTCTGGTAATATAACAGATTTCTGGTCTGGGAACAAAACATTCCGAGATTTATCTACAGATGTTAGAGCAACAGTTTTAACAGGATTCGACCCTAATATTACTTGGAATAGAGTAAATGTTTCTTCTAGTATACAAAATTCTGTAAGTTTATTACAAAAACAATCAAACTATATACAATCAACAAGATTCATCAGTGGATCAGGTATATCTATTCATGCTGGAGATCCAACTAAATTTGATATATTTGTTGTGGGAGAAATTGTTGATCCAACTACTTTCATCCCGACCCCCATATTAGTAAATAATACTTCAGGTATTTCTGCTACATATATTAATACACAAACTGAAAGTTATGTGTGGGTAGATTCTTCGAATACTGTTATACAAAGTCTAACACCTCCCGATCCTGTATCCCTAGATAATATAATAGGATATTGGGTTTTAGTGCATTCTAATCTTACTACTATTAATGTAACCAATTCATTCCCTTATTATTCATCGGGAAATGGTACTAATATTAATCAAATATTATATTATTTAGGTTTTAATAAATTTAAATATACTAACGTTGTTAGTGCCGGAACAACAGGTACTCGAATTTCTCATTCTGGAGGTAATGCAATAAAGAGTGGTTTAGGTAACACAACAAAAAGACCCGTAATATCATTAAATGGAAGTACAGACTCTACTTTTAGAATGAGAAATAGAGACGATTCCGAGAGTACAGATACACAAACATTTGATGTAAATAATATTGATGTTGGTGGTGTTATAACTCCTCTAGCAAATAATAATAGATTTGGTGCTGCCAAAGTTTGGAAATTCCCAAGTTCATTAATCAGGGTGCAGAGAGGTCAAAAAGAGTATGCCAATTATGATGCTGCTATTACAGGAATATATACTGATCAATATATAGATTCCCCAAATGGTGTTCGAAATGGTATGCATATAGGATGGATAATATTCAAAAAAGGAACATCGTGGGGAACAGGAGGCACAGGAATTGCTGGAATTGATTATCAATTTATAGATGTTGATAGAAATGGGGGAACCGGAAGTACTGGAGGTCTTACTACTACTTTGCAGGTTGCATACAACGTTTCTTCTCAGCCCCAAATAATAACCGAAACAAGTAAGGGAGCTCTCCAAATAAGAAGAGGTTCAATATCAGATACAGATAATGTTTTAGAAATCCAAAATGGTGTTGGTACTAATACTTTAACCATTAACGGAAATGGAGCTTTAACTGCATTAACATATAATGGATTTAATCCAACTACAGACTTAAGAAACATAAATACTACTTCCCCACTGTTAGGAGGAGGAAATTTAACTGCTGATAGAACAATATCTATACAACAGTCTAATACATCTCAAAGCGGATATTTAAGTAATACAGATTGGAATACTTTCAATAATAAACAAAGTGCTTTAAGTGGTACTGGTTTTGTAAAATCTACTGCGGGAGTTATTTCATATGATACGAATACATATTTAACTAATATATCTGGAATAAATGCGGGAGGAGAATTAGCTGGTACATATCCAAACCCCACATTAGTTAATAGTGCAGTTTTAGGAAAAGTTTTATCTGGATTAAATATAACTGGAGGTTCTATATTATCGACAGATAGTATATTGACTGCATTTGGGAAAATCCAAAACCAAATTACGTCAATGGTCGGAGGAGCAATTTTCCAATCAGTATGGAATGCCTCGACTAATACTCCAACATTAACCTCTTCTGTTGGTACAAAAGGTTACTATTATATAGTAAATGTTGATGGTACAACAAATTTAAATGGAATTTCAGACTGGAAAATAGGAGACTGGGCTATATTTGATGGTACTGTTTGGAGAAAAGTAGATAATACAGACTCTGTTTCATCAGTAAATGGTTATACAGGAACTATATCATTAGTAACAGGAGATATATTAGAAGGGGCGGGATCTTTACCAAGTAGACCAAATCAATTATTTTATACAGATGCCCGTTCAAGAGCATCAATATCTGAAACTATAACAGGAATAGATTATAATAATACAACAGGAGTATTTAGTTTAACTTCTGGATATATTATTCCAACTACAACAGAACAAACCAGCTGGAACACAGCTTATACAAATAGAATTACATCTCTTACAGTAACAGGAAATAACGGTTCTAGTACTTTAATAGGTAATACATTAAATATACCTACATACACATTAGTAGGATTAGGAGGTCAACCTCAATTAAATGGTACTGGTTTTGTAAAAGCAAGTGGTACTACAATATCATATGATAATACATCATATCTTCCCTTAACAGGAGGTACTTTAACAGGTACTTTAATTTTGAAAGAGGGCGTTACTAATGGAGTAAGATTTCCAAATAACGTCTTTGGAGGAACAGGAGATACTGCTTCTATCACATTAGAAAATCCTGGAGGTGGAGAAGCTACTCGAATGATATTCACTATGACTAATGAAGCGGATGACTTATTTAGTTTTAATGCCCCTAGCATTGATGGGATGTTAATGAATGGTAATATTGTTTGGAATGCCGGTAACTTTGCAAATCTAAATCAACTTACTACTCGTAATTTTTCTGATTTGCAAAGTAAGCCAACTACATTAAGCGGATATGGAATAACTGATGCCGTGAATGGAAGCGGAACTATAAATACAATACCAAAATTTACTGGTAGTAGCACGTTGGGGAATAGCATTATAACCGAATCAAATGGAAAGATAGGCATAAATAAAGCTACTCCAACAAAAGGATTTCATTTAGGCGCTACCGACGGTAATGGTGGATTTTATGCGGAATACACAGACAATGGAGTTGTAACTGGAAATATTTTTCAAATAAAATCACTGCTTAATGGAAAGTCTTTCTATGTAGATAGAGGTGGGGCAGCGGTGTTTCAAAATGTTTTAAAAGTAGATGCAGGAGGGGTTCTTTTAGGAACAAGCGGCTTCTCGTCATTAGATGTTAATGGGACTAACGGAACAAAACTATATGGAGCAGCCGGGATAGATTTATACACAATTTCCAGCACGGATGCTTTTCATTTAAAACAAAATGGAAATTTACTCTTAAACACTTCTACAGACGACGGTACAAACACTTTACAAGTCAACGGAGGGGCAGTTTTCAAATCAAATATTACAAATGGTGTTGGGAATAAAGGATTTACAGTATTTAACAATAGTAGTTCAAATTATGTAACATATCATTACGATGATGGTAGAGGCCCTGTATTTAATACTAATTATAGTCAGGTAGGCAGTTCAATTGGCTCATATAATTTTTATGACACTACAGCAGGTTTATTGGCAAGTATTGGAACAGGTGGTATATTTTCAAAGAATTTAAACGGAACATTTGGATCTGATGGTAAAAGTGGATACATAAATATGTGGAATGGAGCCTCAGGAAATATGGAGCTTGTTGTTACTACAAATCACGGAATGATTTTTTCTACAAACAATACAGAGCGAGCAAGATTTGCAATAGGTGGTAATTTCCTATTGAATACCACTACAGACAACGGAGTAGATAAATTGCAAGTTAATGGAAGCGGAAAATTCGGAAATAATATATCTATAGATTCAACTATTATCCCTGCATTAGATTTTTTAGTTAGTGGGACTTTAAAATGGAGAACAGATGGTAGTTCAACTCAATATAGAATTACTGAATCTGGAGTGGGGTATCCTATGATAGTGAATGGACAAAGCTCCGGAAATAATGTTATATTTGATAGATTCGTAGGTATCGGTAGAACTCCAACAGGAGCACAATTAGAAACATCGGGAACAATCCATTCTTATGGCGATATATATGCACAGAGAGGCAATAATATGGTAGGATTAACAAACTGGGGAAGTAACAGTTTAAAACCTACTCTTTATGCAACTACAGACATATATATATCTCCAAACATAGCAAACGCTTTTATATTTAAAACTACAGGAAATTTATTAATTAATTCGACAACTGATAATACAATTGATAAACTACAAGTTAATGGAACAATATCTGCAAGCCCAGCAACAACATCAAATCAAGTAGTTGTTAAATCTCAATTAGATCTAAAACAAGATATAATAACAAACCCAATCACAGGAACAGGAACGGTTGATTACATTCCTAAGTTCGCAGGAACTAGTGCATTAAGTAATAGCCTAGCATATTCTGATTCAACAGGACTTGCTGTAAAAAACACAGAACCAAGTACTTATTCATCATATACTATTTGGAATAACAATAGTTTAAGTAGTCTTCAATTTGGGATATATAATTCAACAAATGCTAATGCAAATAAAGCATTTCTTTTTGGTGGAGGTAATACTTCTGCTTTAGAAATATATGTTCAATCTGCAAAACAAGTTGTTTTTCCTTCAACTGGAGGTGTATGGTTTGGAACTTCAAATAATGCTACTATAAACGATGGCATTACAGGAAATCATAATGTTTTCCAATTTGCAGTAAATGGTACTAATGTTTTAAAAATTAATAGTAATGCATTAGTAGGGATAGGAACAACTAATCCTACACTGGCTAAATTAGAAGTTGTTTCAAGCGATACTACAAAAAACGGAATACTTATAAAAGGAGCAGTTTCTCAATCTGCTGATTTACTTGCTATAAAAGGTTCGGATGATACTTATAGATTACAAGTAACTGCTAGTAGTGGTACAATAATTTATGGAAGAAATAGTATTGACAAGTATGTCTTAAACGGAGGTGCTTTTAATTATTATTATTCAACAGAAAGTAATCCAAGATATGCATTAAATTCAGGATGGACTTCTATAAATGGATCAAGCGTTGTTTTTTCAGGACTGAATGGAGGGAGTGCGACAACTTTAGGTGCTTATGCTATAGGTTCTATATATGATTTAACTGGTATATTTGTATCAGATGGAACTACATATAAATCAAGAATAGTGAGTGCTCTTGATGGAAACATTTTAATTAACACCACTACGAATGATGGAGTAAACAAATTACAAGTAAACGGCTCAACTATAACTACTGCTTTAACTTTATCAACTGCCCCTACAACATCAGCAGGAACTTACGACATTTTAACACGAAATACGAGTACTGGGGTTGTTGAGAAGGTTTTGAGTAGTTCGGTAGTTTCAAATGCGGGGGCGTTTACAAGTGGAAGAATACCATATACTTCAAGTACAACATCTCTAACTGATAGTTCAAGGATATTATGGGATAATACCAACAGTTATCTTGAAGTTAACGGTACTGCTCCAAGATTTATTATAAAAAATAATACAAATAATTATTATAGCTATTTTGAAAACACAACATCAGGTACATTATTTTTAAAAAACCATCAAAACAAGACGCTTGCTTTTTTTACAAATCCCATAGGCTCTACTGCACAACCTCAATTAGCTATCGGACAAGTTTCTTCTATTCCAACAGAATCACAATTATATGTTTATGGAGGACAAACCGGGGCAAACATAGACGCAAGAGGCTCGGCAACAGCAGACGAGGCAAATATAGATTTAGAAGGCAATAATTGGGAAACATCCATTAACAGTTTAGGGTTATCATATTTCGGTTCAAATGCAA